CGACGGGGAAGAAAGCTGGTGCATCAAGATCAAATCCGGTGAATACGCGGGCGTGGTTTATAAGTACAACTACGTTCGCGTCATCGAACCGAATGATCCTGATGGCTACGCCGTTCTGAAGTTTGATTATGACGTTCTGTACCACGCAGAACTAGCCGAAGACAAGTTCAAGAAAGCGTTCGAGACGGTTCTAGGTGACATTTTATATGAAGTAATAAGTACCTCACCCGAACCAGATAAAGATTGATATAGATGGAACGCATTGAAAAGACGGTGTTGCAAGGTCTGTTGTACAACGAAGAATTCATGCGCAAGACATTCCCGTTCTTGAAGCAAGAGTACTTCACGGATCAGATCGATGCACAGATGTTTAAAACTATCTCTGGCTTTATTTCGGAGTACAACAAGTGCCCCTCGAAAGAAGCCGTTGAGATTTCGCTGCAAAATGATCGTGGTGTTGGAGAAGACACCTACGAGAACTGTATCAATGAACTGAATGAGTATGCCCCTACAGATACCGTCAACGAATTCCTGATCAATGAGACGGAAAAGTTTTGCAAGGAACGCGCCGTCTACAATGCGATCACTCGTTCGATCAATGTGATGGACGGTCGGGACAAGGAACTTGGTCCTGACGGTATTCCGCAGTTGCTTCAAGATGCGCTGGCAGTCGCCTTCAATTCGAATGTCGGCCATGACTACTTCAACGATGCAGAGAAGCGGTTCGAGTTCTACAACCGTGAAGAAGAACGCATCCCGTTCCATCTGGAACTTCTGAACAAGGTCACCAAGGGTGGTCCGCCCAAGAAGACGCTGACCTGTGTGCTGGCCCCGACTGGTGCAGGTAAGTCGCTGTTCATGACGGATTGGGCGTCGTTCCTTGTGGCATCCGGCTTCAACGTGCTTTACATCACCTGTGAAATGGCGGAAGAACGCATCGCAGAACGTAATGACGCTAACCTGCTTGATGTTCCGCTGGATCAGTTGAAGTCCATGAACAAGGACACGTTCCTTGGACGCATGTCGAAGATCACGTCGAAGACGCAAGGCCGGATGTTCATCAAGGAATATCCGACTTCATCGGCGCACGTTGGACACTTCAAGGCGCTGCTGAACGAACTGAAGATCAAGCAGAAGTTTGTCCCCGACATCATCTTCGTGGACTACATCAACATCTGCCTGTCGCAGCGGTACAAGGCGGGCGGCAACGCCAACAGCTACACCATCGTCAAGGCCACGGCAGAAGAAATGCGCGGCATGGCGGTTGAATATGATGTACCGGTCGTCACTGCCACTCAGGTTAATCGAGATGGTATGGACAATTCGGACATCGACATGACCAACACTTCTGAATCGATGGGTCTACCTATGTCTCTCGATATTTTCTTTGCACTGATCCCGACAGAAGAACTTGAAGCACAGAACCAAATTCTCATAAAACAGCTAAAAAATCGTTTCGGTGATATTAACTACTTCAAGCGATTTGTTGTTGGTATTGATCGCTCGAAGATGCGTCTGTATGACTTGGAAAACGCAGCACAAGAAGACATCACGAAAGAAAAGATTGCCGCAAAAGAAGCAAAAACGGCCTATGAGTCAGATGACTTCAAGGCCGCTATGACGAAGGCAAAACCGAAGACTGGTTTAGATTTCGATTCGATCAAGTGGTAAGCCCTAAATACTCTCAGAAACACTCTGGGAGTAGTCATGCAACACGCGAAGAAAATTAACCGGCGCTTGAAACCGTTATATGACACTCTGAGAGGTCGGCGCGAGATTAGTCACGCTGACCTTCGCAAGCTGATCCAGACCGCCATACGCCCGTTTGATGCGCGCTGTGTGATGTATGGTGAAGCAATCGCGACTGACGATGTAGGAATCAGCGGTGTATTCGAACCCGAAGATCATCACTGGCCCATCAAGATCGAAGTCCATGTGTCGAAATACAGCGATAAACTCATCCTGTCCGACAAGCTGACGAAGCACATGGTCTATGCGATCTTCCAATCCCTCTCGCATGAACTGATTCACAAGCACCAGTACCGGTTTAGGGACGACCGCGCACCGATCATCATGTACATGCTAGGTGACGGCCAACCGATGAACGCGAAGCAAGCCTACCTTGCGGAAATCGATGAAATCGAAGCCTATGCGCATGACATCGCCATAGACCTGTTCTACAACTATCCCGGAAAGTATCTGGACCATCTTCGTGATGGTCGCTACATGACTTCCTTGGCTTGGCAGATGTACGTCGAAGCCTTCCACGGCACTGACTGGAAGGACATCCGCAACCGTCTGTACAAGAAGACCTACGAACATCTCACCCGGATTCGGGAAAAACAAGAAGGATTCACATGTACGATCACTTTCTCTCGTTAGCCGACTTGATTCAGCTTGTGTTGATGTTGGCCGCATGTTACGCTTGCTACAGACGTGGGATTACTGTTGGAACAATCTCAACGTTGGAAAAGCTGGAACAGATGGGTGTTGTAAAGTTGCAACGTGAAGGCGACGACACGGAACAAGAAGAAGAAAAGTAGAAAAGTAGTTGACCATGTTTGGGAATTCAGATATAATGTGGTTTCACAGTTGATGTTGTCGGTCAACAACGGTTAGTAAGGGAGTCCGTGCAAAATTCCCCATACTTGTTGAATCGTGAGTGTGATGGAAATGGTAGACATCCTGACGAGGGCCGCACGCTGCATAGCGTAATCCTGAATCGGGTTGGCGATAAAAAGCCTGTGCGGGTTCGACTCCCGTCACTCACAACTCCATAAATCTTTGTTGAAGAAAAGTAGAACATGAAGAAGCAAGCAACCCAGAAGTCGAAGATCGAAGCAATCCTGCGCAAAGGCCGTCTCCTGACGCCGACGCAAGCGAAGTCGTATGGCATCACCAAGCCGTCCGCACGTATCAGCGAACTGCGCGATGATGGCATGAACGTGGTCAGCACCACGAACAAGTCGGGTAATTTCGCGTGGAAGTTGGGTACGCCCGCTTTCGCATAAGAAGCACAACTGGCACTAAACCACGCTACGGACGGCGCTCTGTTCCCTAAACTACTGCCTCTGTAGCGTGTGCGAACATCTACATCAAACTGAGAAATCTCAATGCTGCATAACCTGTCGGTCCAAGAAGTTCAAAACAACGTCGCAAACGAGACGGACATCGAAGTCCTTCGTAATGCGCTGGTCCTCGCAAATCAAATGATCGTCACGCTGGACGAGACGGTCGTTTCCCTTCTGGACCAACTCGAAGAAGTCCTCGAAGAAAACGAAGCACTGTTCGCTGATGCAGAACGCTATACGCTGGTGAAGTTCACGCTTCCGGCAATGCTGGAAATCGCGACCACGGCTGGTGCGAACAGTCCGCAGCTTGCAGAAGTGTTCGGTCGCCTGACGCCCGAAACCCTCGATGAATCGCTGGACAGCGCCATCGCCCACGGTGCGCTGGAAGAACTTCGCGAAGCATACGAAGCAGATCAGGCAGAAGCGGCACAAGGTAGCCGATTGGACTAATAATCCAGCGTCAATCAGCACAAAGATACCGGTAGTGTCAGGTAGGGAAAGTAAACGGAGAATGGGAAGCGAAACGGGTTGAGCCTGAGTAGCGGATACCTCACCGGCCTGTCACAAGAAAGCCCCAAAGTTGTTTTCATCGAAAGGTGTTGACACGTTTGGGGCTTTTTGCTATAGTTCTTCTATACCAACGAAACGGAGCGCACCACATGAGCCAACTGACCATCGCTGAGTACCGTGTCGAAGAACTCTACGCCCGCGTGAAGAAGTTCAACAACAAGGCCACGAAGCTGAATCTCCCGGTCATCACGCTGGCGAAGACGGCGGCATTCACGAAGGACTTCAAGGCCCGCAATTCGGATGGCGTCCTGCAAGAGTATTCGATCAACTACGTCACCATCGAAATCACTGGCGACATCCCGCGCATCGGCGGTTGGGCGATTCACTCGAAGGTCGAACCGTCTGGCGTGTTCGGTCAGAACTTCGTCTACTCGCAACCGGGCTTCGAAGCGGTTGAATCGCTGCGCACGACGAAGATGATCTGCGAACACTGCAACCACAACCGCGCACGTTCGCTGGTCTACCTGCTTCAGAAAATCGAGACGGGCGAACAGAAGTTGGTTGGCAAGACGTGCCTGAAGGACTTCTTGCCGAACATCGATGTGGCGGCGCTGCTGTCCTACCTCGAAGGCTTCCGCGAACTCGCAACGTCCAACATCGATGAAGACGCCGAACGTGCTCCCCGCGAAGCTTACGTCTACAGCACGAAGGAACTGATCGCAGAATGCCTCTACTCGATCCGTAAGGTTGGTTTCCGTTCGAAGAAGGCGGCACGCGAGATGGGCGAAGAAGGTACGGAAACTTCGGCATGGGTCGGCATCGCGGATCAGAAGAAGCGCGAAAAGTTGTACCCGCTGGACGAAATGCGCCCGATTTTCGAATCGGGCGAAATCGAGAAGGTTCTGGACTTCATCAAGGCACTGAACCCGCGCGATGATTTCGGCTACAACCTGCAACTGGCAGTCGAACAAGTCTACGCCCCGGCTAAGATGTTCCCGTTCGTGGCCGCTGGTGTCCAGATGTACCTGAAGTCGCTGGAAAATGCCGCAGAAGCCGCGACGAAGACAAATGAGTACTTGGGGACTGTTGGTGAACGCAGCGTCTTCAGTGGCCTCAAAATCGTCCGAGTGACGCCGATTGAAGGTCACTACGGTACGACCTTTCTGACGTGCTTCGAAGATGATGCAGGACGTTCGCTGGTCTGGTTTGCATCGAAGTGTCCGGGTAAGGTTGGTGAAGTGTTCAACCTGAAGGCAACGATCAAGGAACACAAGGACTACAACGGCACGAAGCAGACGGTGATCACCCGAGCTACGGAAGTTTGAAGAAAAAGGGGACTTCGGTCCCCTTAGTTTTTGGTGACTAAGTAAACTGCGAGGAACAAATATGTTACAGAAGTGTAAAATTAGGACTGAGAATTGGTACTGGAATCGACAGCTACAGCTTCGATTATTTCAGCTTGGTGTGTTCTGGCCGGGAGTGGGGAAGAAGCTTTGGAACTGTCGCAACGGACGTGGGGACTACTTGTTCCTTGAACCGGTCCACGATGGTAGCGGATGGTTCCTTAGTTGGGGACGGGAATTCGACTTCAATCGCGCGATTGATCTTCCCGAGACGACTGCGAAGTTGTTACTGAAAGACCTAGAATTGACATCCTGAAAAAGATAAATATTAGGTGCAGATCAATTTCCTTCTAAAACAGTTTCCCGCCGAAGGCGGCTGCGCTTGCGCAGATAACTAGTTCCTTACTTGTTCTTTTTAGTTACCATGAACCCCGAACTGCATTATATCAATGTTGGGGATTCTTGTCAAGATAAATATTCGCGTTCCAACCTCAACAAAGGATACAACTATGTCTTCATGGACTCTCAAAACACCGCCGACATTCCGGTCTGACGCAGTTGCGTCCGCATCGGGCTGGAAGCATCCGGTGACTGGCGAAGTGCTGGTCGCTATTCGTGGCCTCACCACGAAAAACGTTGATGCGCTCGTAGTGCCGACCTTCACGCTGGCTGTTCCGGCTGATGCGACGTACACGGTCGGTCAAGCACTCGTCTTCACGGTCACGGCCTCTGAAGCTGTCTCGATCAGCGGTACGCCGTCGATTGACGTGACTATCGGTTCGACGGTTCGCCAAGCGCAGTTCACTGGCATCGACGCAACGCAGAAGATTCTCACGTTCTCGTACACGCTGGTTGCTGGTGATGCAGATGCCGATGGTATCGCGGTTGCAAACACCATCGACCTGAACACGGTCGGTAAGGGCAAGTCGAAGGTGGTGGATCAAGTCGCGGGTTCGGGCGGTCAGCCGATTGATGCGGCTGCGCTGACGTTCACGGTCCCGGCAACTACGGGTATCAAGACCTCTGCGTAATCTGTAGACGAAGATGATTAAAGTCGATCTGACCGAAGACAACTTCGAGTTCTTCGCAATCAAACATTACGATGACCCGAACTGTTTAGGAGTGCATGAATTTAAAGAAGACATGCAAAGGTTCAAATACCTCAATCGACTTCTAAACAAATTCGAAGAAGGCGGCGAGATGAAGGTAAATCTAGTCCTGAACCATCTCGTCGTTCTATACAATCTATTCAACGATGCTGCAACCAACCTACTGTTCTGTCGTGTTGCAGAGAAGCACTGGCCGATTCTGGTCCCGTTCCTGATCTATATCAATCGAATGCCTTCAGAGATATACATATCTTCGAAGCGCATCATCCATGACAGCGATATTCACATCGACATGAGCGTGGTCACGGCTTTGCGCGAATTCAACCGTCAAGGTTGTTAAGGAATAAATATGAAAACTGACAACCCCACTGCGCGACGGCCCCTCAAATCGTTCAAGATGTTCCTAGAGGATGCGGCTGTTGGTGCGGTTGCTGCGAATGCGACTGGCCCCGCCGTAGCTGGTACTGGCGATGACAAATCAACCGTTGTCGTCAAGAAAAAGCCAATCATCCAAACACGGAGCAAACCGAACGTATGAAGACGATCATCCATAAGATGCGGTCTATTCTGATCAAGAAGGCCGTCGAACAAGTAGACGCTGGATTCGCCTGTCCGATCTGCCACGCAACGCATGTCCATAGCCATACCTCGGCGGAAATCGTTGAGTATCGCAACAAGCTGAAAGCAAAACTACCGAAAGCTAGTCAACCCAATCCTGCGCCGAAACGCAAACCGGCACCAAAGAAAGATGTTCCGGGTGAAGTGACAACTGCGCCGCCGAAGCGCAAAAGATCAAGGAACAACAATCATGGGCGATAATGTAGAACTGGACGTTGCCCTGTTGCGTCGAGATTCAGAAGCAACAACTCAGATCGTCACGAAGCTTGACAACGCAATTGAAAAGCTGACCGACCTCGGAACCGACATGAAGCAGATGTTGGTTCTTCACGAACAACGCCTTGGGCGACTGGAAAAGATTGACAACGAAATTCATGGATTGGTTGAAACGCGTCGTGCAGAACTCCAAACCGACATCAACGATTTGGAGGGCAAGGTGGCATCAACAGTCAAGGAAATTTCGAGCGACATCAACAAGACAGAAGATCGGTTGATGACGGCAATCAAGGGTGTCAAAGACGACATCGAGAAGGACGGTAAGAAGAAGGACGAGAACCACGATGCCCTGACCAAGCGAGTAGAAGCCCTTGAAAAATGGCGCTACATCATCATCGGTGGGGGTGTTGCCGTTGGCTTCATCATCGAGAAAGTTTTACCGATATTTGGGATTGGGTCACATGGATGACCAAGTTTGTAGATAAGACCGCCTTCGGGCGGTTTTGTCGTTTCTGGGGCTTGCAACAAGTCTGGGAATGTGAGATAATGCTTCTATCGTATCCACTGCATCATGAATAACTGATCTGTATGGCCCTCTACATCGACGTTAAGTACGTCAGCTTCATTGCCAGTCGTCTCCCGTTGTTTACCAAGAAAGATGCGGCACTCTGGAACTTCCGTTGCCCCATCTGTGGTGATTCCCAGACCAACAAGCGTAAGGCACGCGGCTATCTGTTCGCAAAGGAACAGAAGCTAATTTTCGCTTGCCACAACTGCGGCGCGAGCATGTCGTTCGGGAAGTTCCTCGATTCGGTCGATCCGGTCCTCTACAGCGAGTACCGGCGCGAAGTCTACAAGGAAACGAACGGCGGTCGAAGGGAAGTGAAGAAGGTAGAGAAAGAAGACGACGATGATGAACTGGTCAAGAATCTCGTAAAAACGGATACAGCGGCCCGGTTCGGTCAGAAGGTAGCGGAACACCCTCCGACACTTCTGGACGGCCTGATGGATCGTTTAGACCGTCTGTCGCGCGAGCATGAAGCTGTCCGGTATGTGATGGATCGACAGATTCCCAAGAATCAGTTCCACAAGATGTACTTCATCGAGAACATGCTGGACATCGTTCAGCTATCGGATCGATATGAAGGTCGCATCAAGACCAACGAACCGCGCATCGTTCTGCCGTTCTACGACACGAAAGGGCAGTTGACCGGCGTGACCTGTCGGGCCATTCGTGGCGAATCGCTGCGCTATGTGGTCGTGAAGGTGAAGGACGATGTACCGCTGATCTTCGGTATCAACGAAATCGACCGGAACAAGCTGGCCTACATCGTTGAAGGTCCGATTGATTCGATGTTCGTACCGAACTGCATCGCGGTTGGTGGAACGGGGATGCAGAAGGCGAAGACTCTGGGCCTGAAGGATACCGTGACGATCTTCGACAATCAGCCGCGCAACAAGGACGTATGTCGCCTTCAAGAGAAGGCTATCGCAAGCGGGGATAGGGTTGTCGTGTGGACCCCGCGAGTGACCCAGAAGGACATCAACGACATGAAGAAGGACGGCGTTGATTACATGAGCATCATCGAATCCCGGACGTTTTCCGGGCCACAAGCAAAACTAGAATTCGAACGATGGAAAAAGTGTTGAAGAAAGAAGACGTTGTTGAACTGGAATATGCGCGATTGATGAATGACATCTTTGGAAGGACCGCACACGGTAAGCTTAAAACTACCGATCTGCTTTATCGCGGTTATGCAAACTGGCTTCAGGATGAATACGATCTGGACTATGATGCAATGGACATCGTTCATGCTGTTGCAGCAAAGAAGGCCAAATATGATTGACGTGTGTGCCTGTATGGGACCGATCAAGGGCGAACCATATTGTCCGTGCCAGATGCAACAGTTTCAGCCCGGACGAGTGGCGTAAATATCACGCCGATTTACAAACCCTTCTTTTCAACGTAAGACAAGCTGCACTGAATGACTATCGAAGCCAAAGTAATCGCTGATTCGTTCTGGGTCAACCAGAAGACCGGCAAGAAACACCGTATCACCACGTTCCAACTGAAGTATCCCCGACTGATTCATGGCGAGTTCCTAACTCACAGGACGTTTAGCCGCAACGCATCGTCTTCGCGTGCGATCCCGGTCATGAAGCTTCTGAAGGACATCTGGAACGACCCCGCTATGCCCGTTCATTGGGGCGAGAATCAGTCGGGGATGCAAGCCAAAGCCGAACTATCCGGCTGGAAGCGCAAAGCCGCCAAAGCCCTCTGGATCGGTGCAAGCAAGGTTGCCTGTGCGTTCGCATACGGTATGGTCAAGGTAGGTCTACACAAACAAGTTGCAAACCGAATTTGTGAGCCTTGGCAACACATCAGCGTGATTTGCACGGCCACGGATTGGGACAATTTCTACGAACTGCGCGAACACCCGGACGCACAGCCCGAGATTCGTGAACTGGCGCAGGCGATGAAGGCCGCACAAGACGCATCTGTGCCGCGAGAACTTGCACCGTGGGACTGGCATTTACCGTATGTGTCTGACGCCGAAATGAAGTCGCTACCGCTATTCATTCTCAAGAAGCTGTCTGCTGCACGTTGTGCCCGCGTCTCGTATCTGACGCACGATGGACTGATTCCGAACATCGAGAACGACATCAAGCTTCATGACCGTCTGGTTGGTTCGAAGCCGATCCATGCAAGTCCGGTTGAACACCAAGCCCGTCCGTCGATGGACGACAACTATCACAAGAACTTCTGTGGCTTCATTCAGTATCGCGAAGAAGTAGAAGCCATGAACCTTGAAACCCGATGAAGTTCATCCAGAAGAACGTACCGGTGGTCGAAGCGTGTCAGTTCCGCGATGAACACGCCTTCCATGATTGGGCCAACGAATGGGGATTCGATTTCCAGTATGTCGGCCAAGATGACATCCGGTTCCGCGTGATGCAGACGATGGCCGCTGAAGAATGGAAGACGGTTCGGCCCGGTGATTGGGTCATCTACGGCGCATTCGACTTCTACGCGATGGACGACAAATCGTTCAACGACTATTACAAGCGTCTGGACCTAGAGTAAACACATGGCATACGACCAAAATAAAGAAGTCCTCGCCATCATCCAACAAAACATTAAAGAGTACAGAATGAATCAAGCAATCATCGCCGCTGGCAACCTGATCACCGAAGTTTCGCACGCTGCATCCCTCTCGGCTGGCTGGTGGCATGACCTGAAGACCGGCGAACTGGTCGAACCGAACATCGGTGAGAAGTTGTGTCTGGTCCACAGCGAAATTTCGGAAGCTATGGAAGGCGCACGCAAGAACCTGATGGACGACAAGCTTCCGCATCGCAAGATGATCGAAGTCGAACTTGCAGACGCCGTGATCAGAATTGGCGACCTGTGTGGCCGTCTGGGTCTGGACCTCGGTGGCGCTATCGCAGAGAAGCTTGAATTTAATGCTTCAAGGCCGGATCACAAGAAGGAAAACCGTCTGGGCGAGAACGGGAAAAAATTCTGAGTTAAATAGTAACCCGAAATAAGACTTACATCATGTTCACACTTTCCGAAATCAAGTTCGTCGTCGTCTCGATAGCACTGGTCAGCGCCATCGGCGGTTCGTTCTTCTACGGTCAACATACGCAGAAGGAATCGGACCTTGCCGTGGCTGCGAAAGATCAAGTCATCATGCAGACTAAGATCGATGCAGAGACGGCACGGCGCAATGACATTTCAAGCAAATTCGAAGACAAGCTTGACAACCTGAAGATCGTCAACACGACCATCACACGGAACGTCAAGACTGAACTTCAGAAACAAATCTATACGGACTGCAAACTCCCCGCAACGGGCGTAGCACTGATTAACAACAACGTCGATCTGCTGAATGCTGTACGGCATGGCACGACAGCATCGGCACCTGTAGCTGCATCAGCACCATAATGAAAAAATTGATCGCACTTGTTGCGATCTGTGCATCACTGGCTGCGTGCGGGACGACCCCGCCGAAGCCGGTCCTCGCGCCGATTGCAACCCCATCTGACCTAACCCGTCAGTGCCCCGATATTCCCTATATCGCCAGTGATGCAAACCTTGGTGACACAGTGACCTACATCACCAATTTCCAAGTCCAGTATAACGTCTGTGCAGCGCGCAATGACTCCCTTCGTGAAGTGACCAGTCCGCAACCTACTACGTCACCTTCACAGGGAAAGTAATGACCACAAAGATTCAAGAGAAAACAGACAGTCTGATCACGCAGTATCCAGAAGTCGAAGCCTTCACTAAGAAGCAGCTTTCGATCTTCTGGCTTCCTGATGAAGTCAAAGTCGAGAAGGACGTTCAAGACGTTCTGACGAACATGATCGTGCCCGAGAAGCATGGCGTCACGACGACCCTGAAGCTGTTCACCAAGTACGAACTGAAGGCCGGTGCGGATTACTGGATGGGGCGGTTCAAACGTCGATTTCCGCGTCCTGAGTTTCAAGAGATGGCTGCGACGTTCGGTATGTTTGAACTGGCTATCCACAAGCGGTTCTACCAGAAGATCAACGAACTGACGTTCCTTCACACGGACGAGTTCTACAACAGCTACACCGAAGACCCAATCCTAAAGGCCCGGATGGACTTCATTGATGAAGTCATCTCTGACCCGGCTGATTTGGTATCGCTGGCTGGCTTCTCGATGATCGAAGGCGCGATCCTTTACACATCGTTCGCCTTCCTGAAGCACTTTCAGCAACAGGGCAAGAACAAGCTGTTGAACGTGGTTCGTGGCATCAACTTCAGTGTTCGCGACGAGAACCTTCACTCGCTGGCTGGTGCATGGGTCTTCCAAAAGTTGCTGGACGAACAGAACCCTGATGCAGCATATCGGGCTGTACTAAAAGATCGCATCTTCGCGATGGCCCGCGCGCTCTATGAGCATGAGTGCCGCATCGTGGACATGATCTTCGATAAGGGGGCGATCCCCGGCATCACGGCGCACCAGTTGAAGAACTTTGCGATGTCGCGCGTCAACGAAGTCCTGAAGAATCTGGGCTACGACAAGCTGGAAAAGGTTGAGTACAACCCGATTGCTGAGTGGTTCTACAAGGCGGTGAATAGCTACACGTTCAACGACTTCTTCAGCGGCATGGGAAGCCAGTATCACCGTTCGTGGGATGAAGAAGCCTTCGTCTGGAAAACAAAAGCACAACGAGAAGCAGAGGCAGTAGCATGAGCGCATCAGTCTATGAACAATTGAGTGTCGAACGTAAGGCACTCCAAACAGAAGGTCTGGTCCCCGAGTGGTACACAACCGCTGGTTTCCAGATGTTCAAGGACAAGTACGAGTATCAGACCAACGGACAATCTGTTCGTGGTCAGTTCAAGCGTATTGCAGCAACCGCCGCTTCCCATCTTCCTCTGAGTATCGCTGAACTTGGCGAACAGTGGTTCTTCAAGCTTCTCTGGAATGGTTGGCTGTCCGCATCGACGCCTGTTCTGGCGAACACTGGAACGGATCGTGGACTGCCGGTGTCGTGTTCTGGCGGCAAGATCGGTGATTCGGTCTATGACTTCTATGCGCACAAGCTTGAAGTTGCGATGTTGACGAAGAACGGTTTCGGAACGTCTGGCTATCTAGGCGGCATCCGTCCGCGTGGTTCGAAGATCAGCACTGGCGGCAAAGCATCGGGTGTCCTCGATGTCTTCACTGGCCTGATCGATGACATGCGCAAGATCGCACAAGGCACAGCACGCCGTGGCGCATATGCGGGCTACCTTGAAGCGGATCATGGGGACTTCGATGAAGTGTGTGATTTCATCTACAACAACCCGGACGATGCAAACATCGGTTGGGTCATCACTGATGCGTTCGTTGCGCGTCTGGAAGAAGGCGATGTAGATACGCATCGACGCTTCAAGAAGATGCTGAAGCTGAAGATGGTGCATGGTAAGGGCTACTTCTTCTTCGTAGACAAGGCAAATCGTCATCGTCCAGAGATGTACAAGAAGCTGGACCTTCGCATCAACAACAGCAACCTGTGTTCGGAAATCATGCTGTTCAACGATGAAGATCACACGTACACCTGTGTTCTGAGTTCGATGAACGTCGCTAAGTACGACGAGTGGAAAGATACGGAAGCGGTGTATTGGGCGACCATCTTCCTTGACTGTATCGCGGCTGAATTCATTCAACGGGCCAAGAAGATTCCGGGTCTGGAACGCGCTGTTCGCTTCACCGAGAAGGGTCGTGCTTTGGGTCTGGGGCAATGTGGTTTCCATACCTACCTGAAGCAGAACATGATCGCTTATGAGTCGTTCGAAGCGCACATGAAGAACCTCGAAATCGCGAAGCACATCTGGGACAAGTCGCTCGAAGCATCGCAGTTCATGGCTATCGAGATGGGTGAACCGGAATGGTGTAAGGGCTATGGTGTTCGCAACACGCACCGTATCGCCATCGCGCCTACGAAGTCCACAGCGAACTTGATGGGCGGCGTGTCCGAAGGTATCAACCTCGATCCGGCGAACGTCTACAACGCGTCTGGTGCGGCTGGTGAGATGGATCGTATTGATCCGGTCTTCTTGGCACTGATGAAGGAACGCGGCCACTTCAACAAGAAGGTCGTTGCCGACATCGCAGACAAGCAGGGTTCGGTTCAACATCTGACTTGGTTGACTGATGAAGAAAAGGCAGTGTTCCGCACTGGTTTCGAAATCAACCAAAAGACTCACGTTCGGATGTGTTCGACGCGTGGCCGGTTCATCGATCAATGGCAGTCGGTCAACCTGATGTTCGCGGCTGATGAAGATGAAGAATGGATTTCCGAAGTCCATCAAGACATCTTCCTTGACGAGAACATGCTTGCAAGCTACTACATCTATACGTCCGCTGGCGTTCAAGCGGCAAAAGGTGATTGCGAGGCTTGCCAATAATGTTTGACTCCCAGAAGGTCTTCTGGGTTAAGGCGTCTTTCGCTGAGAAGCGGGACGCCTTTGTTCCTTTCGCTGACCTGATAACCCCACAGTACTCGCATGGCGAACGTATCCTTCCCTCTGTCCGGTCGGCCATGATCCGCGAACAGATGGTCAAACTGAAGCGAGCATACGACCATGCCGTGATTCGTTCGTTGACTGATCCGATCTGGCGACAGCTTGACCAAAGTCGGTCATGGTGGACCCTGACCCCGGCTGATGTGAATCGCGAACTTCTTGAAGAACGGGTCCATGATCCGGTCAGTGTCGTGTCAGAGATGATCGACACCTTCAACGCGGGAAGGGTCGAAGCCCCGATCATCGTCATCAACCGCTTTGAAGGTGACAAGCAGTATCGCCTTGTGTCCGGGAACCTTCAGTTGATGATCTGTCGGTCATCTCGCATCATTCCCAAGTGTGTTTTTGTTGAACTGGACTGACAGACGTGCTATAATGCGTCATCTCAACTAGAAAGAGTAAACAAACAAGTGCGTACCATTTTTCTCGACCTCGATGGGGTCATGGTAGATTTTGATAGCCATTTTGAATCACTTCATGGCCGTACCCCGAAGGAAGTAGGCGAAGAAAACTTTTGGAAGGTCTTCGACACGAAGCGTGACGGATTCTTCCGTGACTGTCTACCGTTCGAAGGACATCTTCAGTTCCTTGGTGAAGTTGAAGATGTTGCCGATCATTTCGGCTTCAAGGTCGAAGTCCTAACGGCGCTTCCGCGTCGATCCACGCATCCGACTGCGCACCAAGAGAAGCAAGACTGGTTGAATATTCACGGAATGAGCCACATTCCCATGAATGTCGGTCCCTATGCCATCGACAAGCAGAAGTGGTGCAAGCCGGGTGACATCCTGATCGATGACAAAGACCTGAACATCATCCAGTGGCGCACGAAAGGTGGTCTGGGGATTCACCATATTCCCGGTGACTTTCTGACATCGTATCGCACGCTTCGGGCCTACGCATCGTCCTGTGACCTCTCGGAAGAATGAGAATCCGCGTCCAGTACAACGATGCCAAGCGGCTGCTGATCATCCATAACGCGGACCAATTGTTGGCCGTCTATAAGGACATCGATTGGACCACGGCGCACGTCATTCGGCGTGGCCTGTTTGACGCGGAAACCTTGATTAAGCTGCATCCCGAGAAAACGCTTGTAGATTTTCTCCACGAATTGAATGATCCACCAAAAGATGAAGAATGGAACTGCCCAACATAATCTTTCTTGATTTCGACGGGGTGATTTGTAATCCCCGCGCGTGTATTGCAACCCGAGATACGGGCGGGGTATTTTCGTATCTCGATCCGATTGCCTGTCTTCTGGTGAAGCGGCTGTGCGAAGATAATAACGCGAAGCTGGTTATCTCGTCGTCATGGCGCATCCTGTACGACCGTTTCTCGATTCAAAGCATCCTGAATGCCGCGTGCCCGAAGCTTGGTAGCTTCATGTGGCAGGGGACCGATTGGTGTACGCCGAATCATAACGGTGGTGATGGCAATTACTTCGGTCGTGGTCGCGAGATTCAGGCATGGATTCGAAACCATTCGTCTGAATTCCAACGGTTCGTGATCCTCGATGACGATTCGGACATGGACCCGTACATGGATTCGCTGGTCAAGTCGGACACCTATGACGGTATCGGCTATCACCAGTGGCGTGCGGCGGATAATATCCTGAGCGGTAAAACAGATTGAAAGAAGAAATGATCTTGGCGCACATGGATTGCGCCGAACGATATGCCCGACTGTCGAAAGCACGACGCCTGAAAGTTGGTGCGTTGGTGGTTGATGGGGATAAAGTCATCTCCATCGGCTACAACGGTACGGCCCCCGGTGCAGACAACAACTGCGAAATCGAACCGGAAAATTGGGACGGCGACATTCGCACGCTGAAGACCAAGCCAGAAGTAATACACGCAGAAGTGAACGCGCTGCGCAAGTTAAACTGGTCGGTTGATGGTACATCCGATGCATATGGCGCTAACCTGTTCTGTAACTTCGCGTGCTGTCTTCCGTGCGCAAAAGAGATGGTGGATTACGGAATCGGTCGTTTCTTTTACCGTTATGCCTATCGGGACACTTCTGGGCTGGACTATCTGGAAGAAAACGGCGTAAAAGTCCGACAGATCGTGTAAGTCCTAAATACGTGAGAATGAATTAACTATGGAGGATCATTCTCATGCCAACCACGCACTTCGAATGTAATGATTGCGAAGCTGTTTTCGCCGTCAAGCATTCACTTAACAAAGACTACTACCGTGTTCTGAATTGTCCGTTCTGCGGGTCGGAGCTAGACAACGAGGAATATGACGTAGACGAGAACATAGATGAATAAAGAAGTAGCAAAGATCGTCATTTACTACACTGACGGCACGTATCAAGAAGTCCAAGCAATCGCAGCACCGAAGCCCTATACCGGCATCCGTGGTCCATTCGAAGCACAACCGGCAACGGAACCGCTACCGAACCCCGATGATTATTACTATCCCGGAAAGATCGGAACATGGCCGCATCCGCCCGCCGACACCGGTATCAAGATCGTAGACTGAGCCGCATAAATACCCATACATTCAAAACGTATGGGTATTTTCATTTATGTGGTTGTATCAAGGCAAAGAACAAACTGAAATTCCGGCTGGCATGGTTGGCTTCGTGTATCTAATCACTGACCATGTGAATAACAAGAAGTACATCGGTAAGAAGCTGTATCATTTTGCCAAGACCAAACAAGTCAAAGGCGTCAAGAAGAAGTACAAGGCCGAATCAGATTGGCGCGAGTATTACGGATCGAATGACGAACTGAAGGCACTGGTCGAACTACACGGTCCCGAGAAGTTTACGCGCGAAATTCTTCACCAATGCCCGAACAAGGGGGCTGCGAATTATTGGGAAGCCTATGAGCAATTCGTGCGCCACGTCCTGCTTTCGGACGAATATTACAATGGCTGGATTTCCGCAAAAATTACCAAAATGCATGTTGCCAAGCTGCGCAAGTAGTCTGTAGAATTATCCCCGCACCGATCAGGCGGTGTTTACAAAGGGGAACAATCATGCAGGTAGTGGCTAATGCCGTAGTACCTTTCCAAACCTCTATGGAAGCTGCATTCGCACCGTGGGCCATCGTCGAAAAATGGTTGCGCAAGGCCCGAGAACACGACCTTCCTATCTCGATCAATGGCTTGATGGGGATGGAAGAAGTCACCAAGATCGTCAACGGTCCACAACAAGTCCGGGACATCATCAGCGCGTTCCAAGCAAAGAAAATGGTCACGAAGCACGAACTGACCGAAGAACAGCGTACTGGCGACAAGCGCGACCGCATCGGCTACATGTGGAACCCTGAGTTCCGTGGCGAACCATATCGGCCCGCCATCAAGCCCAACAAGAAGCCATCCAAGCCCACGACGACCAAACCAAGTGTTGGGGTCGCTCATTCTTCCGAGAAGGCCAAGCACGCCGCTCCAAAGGCCGTAGAACTCGTCTTCCAAGGCGTGACGCTGGTAGTCAGCCGAAATCCAGAGAACGGAAACACCCGCATCGTCATCGAAGGGTGACCCAAAAGCCCGACCAGTGATGGTCGGGCTTTTGTTTTTCGGAGACGATCATGAATCTGTTCCGTATCTCCCTGTTCGGCGGGAGCGAGTTGTTTCATACTGAAGATACGCCATTCGAATCGTATGCCGATGCTGAAATCTACGCCGTATCGGAAGCTAAGATTTCTGGTGCATGTTTGTACACCGTGGTTGATTTAACAAACTTGGGAATTGTTGTTGACAAGGTTCCCGCGTTTGGGTATGATTCATACATCGACAGCAAACACCAAACGAAGAACCTCTAGGAGAGTAGAACATGTTGAGACTTCCCCCGCAAGACAGCGCGATCCGCGAGTGTTTCGATACGGCACATCTGGCTGAACTGTGTGCGCCTGAGAACCGGCTGAAGCTTCCGACCTTCCGCGAAGCCCTGACGAATGCCAAGGCGTTCTTCTTGGAAAACAAGAGCGTGCGGAACGTCAATTCGGTCACGCTGCGCGCCGATGGCGAACTGTGGCTGATCCAAGTGGGACCGCGCGGCGGCTGGAAAGTGTTGTGGAACTTTGGTCAACTGTAGTACTTGACATGTTCCCACGTTTGGGGTAATATTCATACATCGGAAAGAGAAGCCATGATTCTGAATAACTCACAAGCCGAAGCAGTCTACAGCGCGATGCGCGTATTGAACAACATCAGTGGCATGATACATGTCGTGATGCCCGGAATGACGGCTGGTCATACGATCACCGTGTCTCAGGAAGTGGTGTCGCGTAAGGTGGTGATCAACCTTCGTTCGATGATTGAACTCGAACCGATCAGCACCGAACAATATAAGGACCAGAACCATTTCATGCGTGCTTACGAACTGGAATAAAATACAACAAACCACAGCGAGGAAACCATGAGTCTGACCCGTAGCGAAAGTGAACTGCTGGAAGCCCGAGAGGGTGAACTGAACGACGCCGAACGTGGCGTGATCGATGCGACCTTCGATGCCCTCGAAGAAGCTGCAACGATCCGTGGTGTGAAGCTGGCCCGCGATGATCGCGTGGCGGCACTGGAAGCTGCGCTGGTCCGATTCCTTCTGGCATCTCGATAACAGGGAGTGAACGATGAATAAAGAACGCCGCAAGGCCATCTCGAAGGTCCATGAGGAATTCGACAATATCAAGTCCGACTATGACGAAATCATCGGTCGGTTCGATGACCTCAAATCCCAGATCGAAGCGATTCGGGACGACGAACAGGAAGCCCGAGACAACCTTCCCGAGAACCAACAGGAAGGCGACAAGGGTCAAGCCATGACGGACGCCATCGAGAACCTTGAAAGCGCCATCGAGACGATTGAATCCCTGATGGAAGTCGATATGGAATCCATCATCGACAACCTGAACAGCGCATCAGACTAACCAACAACCAAGAACCTAAGAGAGCAAGATCATGAGCAAGCGAGAAATCACCGTCAAATTGGACAGAAACAGCATCGCAGATGCAATGGAAGAAGCCGCATGGCGCGTCTTGTTTTGGCGCAGCATCCGATTCTTTCTGGCGATGGCTGGCGTCGTCTTGCTTGGCGTGGTCTTGTACTCGACGGGTGCGCTTGATGATGGTTCGAAGGTCAACAATTGGGTTGAGAAGCACGACGCGGCCAAGAAAGAAGCCATCTACGGGAATTCGAAGACCGTAGAAGAACAGAATGTCGATCAACAGAACGAAATGTTGTGCCGCAATGGGTCACCCTATTGCGTGAGGAAGTAAGTCCTGAGATGTTTCTTTAGTGAGGAAAACATGATTTCATTGATGCGTAAGGCGATTCGCCTCTACAGCAATCCCGACAACACGAAGCAGCAGAATCGACGGATGCAGCGTCAATGGATACGAAGTATGGAGTTCCTTGGGGACCGCCATGTACTGCGCAAGACTTCACCGCGCATGACGCCGGAAGACCCTCGAATCCTCCGCTGATCGGTATCCGGGCGATGGTGAAAATCATCGCCCAAACTTGTAGATTTGTGGTATAATACGCAAGTTCGCTAGGGAAATTCACAGTCCCTACGTTGAGAAGTTCCTACCTGACGTACCCAATCCCTCTGCTGTGACCACTGCAAGAGAACTAGAAGAAGTAAAGAAGTTAGAACAACGAAATGATCCTTATAGACTATAGCGGCACGGCCATCACACAGATCATGGGCGCGCTGCAAGGTGACAACACGGCTGTTATTGAACCCGATACGTTCCGTCACCTGTACCTGTATAACCTGCTGGAAGTGAAGAAGAAGTACGGCAAGCGTTTTGGCAACATCGTGTTTGGCGTTGACAACAAGCAGTACTGGCGCAAGGCGATGTATCCGCACTACAAGTGCTACCGGAAGAAGACCAAGGAAGATCAGGGCTACGACTGGAACATGATCCATCATTGCATGGACACCCTGAAGGCCGAACTGACGGAAGTGTTCCCGTATCCGGTGATCGATGCGCCGTTCGCAGAGGCCGATGACGTGATCTACACGATGGCTGAATGGTCGCATCTGAATTCGGGCAAGGAAGATATGTTTGGTGAGCGTGAACCGGAACAGACGCTTGTCATCGCGTCAGATACGGACTTGGTTCATTGCCAGAAATTCCCAGAAGTGAAACAACTGTCGCCCTATACCAAGGAACAGGTTTTGCCTGTCTTGGAACGGAGCGTGAAGGGCGTCAAAGAGAAGTACAAGGTTCCGTTGGATCACTTCCTGATCGATCACATCCTGACGGGTGATAGCGGTGACTCGATCCCGAATATCCTCACCGAAGACGACTTCTTTGCAAAGAAGCTGGCCGACCCGGATACCAAGGTTCGACAAGCATCGGTCACTGCCAAGATCAAAGAGTTCTATCTGAACCAACTGGAAGAACACGGCGAGATTCGCGAGTACCGGTCCAAGGAAGAAGAAAAGAACTTCAAGCGCAACAAGCGTCTGGTCGATCTGGCAGAGATTCCGCAACGCGTGAAAGACAAGGTTCTGGCCGTGTATCATGAGCAAACTGGCAAGGACCGTTCGAAGCTGCTGGACTACTTCACGCAGCACCGTCTCAAAAACCTGTTGGACGACATTCAAGAATTCTGATCATGGCAAAACACTACGGAATCCGGTACGGCTACGATGTCAGCGGCAGCGAGATTCAGCCGCGTGATGGCGAACGCATCCTCGATGAAGGCGAAGCACTACCCGAGAGATACAGACCTTGGCTGAACGGTTCCGGGTGGGTTTCGCCGCAGAAGTTGCATACGCATCCGGGCGCGAATCAGACGGCGTGCGTATTCGGGAATTATTGGGCCTACGCGGTCCCCATCGAAGCGAGAGTACCGAAGGTCCAACATGTCGAAGAAAAGCCGCCTGAAGCGATTCTGGACGTTCCTGACGTGGTATCTGAGTCCACGCCTGAACCGATCCATGATCCTGCACCAGTCCTTCCCGAACCTATGAAGAAATCCCGGAAGCGCAAGTCGCTACCGTTCTTCGCGAACGAGATTGTGTTTGATGATGATTGATCACCTAGTGATCCGATTGGTGGAAGCGTATGCCGATCTGATCGATGCAGTCGAAGATTGGATTGACGACCTTCCACCTCCGTTTAGCTGGTTCTTACCATAAAGAAAATGAAAAGAAAGTTTGTAGTGGCCGATCTTCACTTCGGTCACAAAGGCGTGTGTAAGTTCATGTCCCCGAACGGGGTCGATAAGCTGCGACCGTGGGACGATACGGAATCGATGGATGATGCCTTAGTCGAAGCATGGAACAAGACCGTTGGCCCGGAAGATGAAGTCTACGTTCTGGGCGATGTCACGATGAATCGATCAGCATTGCCGACTGTCGGGCGCTGCAACGGCAAGAAGCATCTTATCAAGGGCAACCACGATACCGCACCCATCGCTGAGTACCTTGACTACTTCTATGAAGTGTCGGCGTGCCGCGCGTTGAAGGACATGATCCTGACGCACATCCCGATCCATGCTTCGGGTCTGGGGCGATTTGGCGTGAACGTCCACGGCCATCTTCATGCGTACAAGGTTGAGACGGTCTACGAAGATGAAGGCGGCGACCGCGAAGTGATTCCCGATCCGCGCTACATCTGCGTATCAATCGAACAGACCAGATGGAAGCCGGTGTTGCTCGATTATGTACGAGACGAGATTCGAGCACGCAAAGAACTGTGGGGCGACAAGTTCTTTAGTGCATAAATAGGAAACACTAACGCACTACTGAGCAACCATGAAACTCTACATCCCCGAAATTCTGCAACACGTCTCTGACGCATATAGCCATGCTGAGAAGGTAGCATTCCTTCGTCAACATGCATCAGAACCGCTTGAACAAATCCTGCAATATAACTTCCATCCAGACATCAAGTTCAGTCTCCCGGAAGGTGATGCACCGTACAAGAAAGAGAAGGACATTCCGGTCGGCAAGTCAGCCACGAACCTGTATCGTGAAGCACGACGCCTGTATATCTTCCTTCAAGGCTTTGCACCGAACCTGAAGCCGTTCAAGCGTGAACAGCTTTTCATCGAACTGCTGGAAGGTATCCACTGGTCCGAAGCGGATATGTTGATCGCCGTCAAGGATAAGAAGCTTCAAGACCTGTATCCGGGCGTGACGTATGAATGTGCGCGTGATGCGTTTGCTCGGCTGCTTCCTGTTGAACCGCCGAAGAAGATCGTGAAGGCAATCAAGCTGGCGATCCCTGACCTTGATGCAGAACTGGCAAAGGAAAAGGTGGAACAAGAAGCCCTCCCTTTAGCACAACCGGTGTCATCTACTCCGACGACAGTGGATTCAGCTTCGGATACAGTGACGCCGACAGCACCGAAGGAAAAGAAGCCGATGTCGGAAGCGATGAAGGCCGGTTTGCTGAAGGCACAAGCAGCACGCAAGGCGAACGCAGCGGCAAAACGCGCAGCGAAAGACCAAGCATCAAAAGCCGAATGATCGATAGATTATTCGGACTCCTGACTACATTATTTGGTCGGGACGACTGGACTACGGTCGATCCCAACACTGAACTAAAGGAATGGCTTGATACACGAAAAACAAACAACCAAGGCTTTGTTGAATGAGCAAGCAATGTCCGCATTGCGAATCTGCGAAGGTGCAGAGTCGCGGGACCAAAACCAATCAAGCGGGTAGCACACGAAACCGCTATCAGTGCATGGACTGCCTGAAGTGGTTCAGCACCGTGGTAAGTGAAGTGGTAGAACCGGAAGTCGTCGTTCCTCGATTCAGTTCCAGTACGCCCAAAGATTTCGAAGGATATGAACGCTTCGTCATCTCGGCTGTGCAGAACGACACATCGGTCAACAAGCAATTCCTTGAATCGCTGAAGCGGTACTGCGAAGTCAACAAGGCCAAATTGATCCTTGTGCCGATCACCTGCAAGGCGAACGACGACTCACAGTACTGTGTCGATCCTGAATTGCTGGTGACGCAAGATGTGTTGCTGTCGAAGAAGCTTCGTCTGTTGGCCCATGTGCAGATCAGTCCGACCATCGCAACGCCGTTGGCTGGTATGGATGAACAGAGCAAGGGCAACAGCCTGATTATCGCGCATCCACAGCTTCAGATGCGGACCCTTGCGACACTCGAAGACTCTCCGATCCAACTTTGGACCACTGGTGCGATCACTTATGACAACTATGCACAGACGAAGACAGGCGAAAAGGCGAAATTCAACCATTCGCTTTCTGCCCTTGTCGTTGAAAAAGACCATAATCAGTTCTACTGTCGTGTCCTTAATTGCGACGACGATAATGGATTCTACGACCTCGATCTATATTACAGCCCGACCGCCGTTCGTTCGACGGGCCAAGTAGAAGCCCTGATTACGGGCGATGAACACGCGATGTTCACGTCTCCCGAAGTGAAGGCCGCGACCTACACTGGCGAGGGTTCGTTGACGAATCTGTTGAGGCCCAAGAAGATTGTGCGCCACGATGTGCTGGACTTCTTCACTGGTTCGCACCATCACCAACACAGCTTCCTGCTTCAGTACGCAAAGCACAAGACTCGAACGAATATCGTTGAAGATGAACTGACGCTGACCTTGCGCTACATCGCAGAGACGACGCCATCGTATGCGGAAAACATCATGGTCGCATCGAATCACGTTGAGCACATGAACAAGTGGCTTGACACGATTGATCCGAAGACTGAAGTTTGGAATGCCAAGCTTTACTACCGGATGATGTACCTGATGCTGGAACACATTGATAGGAATGGCATCGACATCCCGAACGCGTTCCAGATGTGGGTCGAAACTACGTCACATGATTTCGATGAACCGAAGCTTCGCTGGTTGGGTCGCAATGAACCGTTCAAGATTCATGGCATCGAACTGTCGAATCACGGCGACATGGGTATCAACGGTTCGCGTGGTAGTCCCACACAGTTCAGCCGTCTGCCTGACAAGATGGTAGTTGGACACAGCCACAGCCCGAGCATCATGAAGGGTTGCTACACGGTCGGAACATCGACTGGTCGGTTGGAATACACGAAGGGTCCGTCCTCATGGGCGAACAGCCATGTCGTGATCTATCCCAACGGAAAAAGGCAGTTGGTCACGATCATCAACGGCAAGTATCGTCTTTAAGCCGCTGGTGTAGCGCGCTTCAGAACATCGTCCTTATGTCCTTCGTACTTGACCGGCACATGATGCTGGTTGAGTACGACTGTCATACCATTGGCTGTGTAGCCGTGGTATCCATGATCAAGGACGGCGCGTTCGAAGTCGTTGCCTTTTTCTTCACCGTTGTATTTGTGAGTTTCCGCAGTCTTGTTGATCGCAGCACGTTCGTCTGAATGTGCCGTCACAGGATCATAAATGCCATGCAGCGTTGCGCTGTGTACGTGCATCCCCAGACCGCCTTCATGCACAGGCGGCAATGCGCCATGTTCGGACTTGTTGTGGTTATAGAAATATACCCTCGACTTGATCCGGTCATCCTTCGTCCACTGAAGGCGCTTCCCTTCTTCTCCCTTGATTCCCTTCCCAGAATAGCGACCGTCCAGATGGTCGAGTCCCGGCTTATTCGAATAGTGAATGCCGTGGACAGTCGCGCCCTTCGTCGGCGCAGCTTCCTCGCGTTCGGCAAGGAACGATCTAAAAGTTTTCATTGACATAGCCCCCAATGTTGTAGTATTATTTAGGTTCAATACAACACCGGGAGAGACGCCCCATGAAGCAATTTCTGATTTCGACATCCGGCAATGACCGGATCGGTAAGACCGACACCTTCGCAACCGTGCTGGACAATGCGGCCCCGGCTGGTTCCTTGTCGTTGGTCCTTTCCACGACCTACAGCAAGGCCAAGAACCCCGACAGCCATCTGGTGCGACAGACGCTTCACTTCGCGACCAAGGTCGATCTGGCGAACTACGCGCGATTCCTTCAGCGGGCGGCTGGCGAAAGTCAACCCTCGACACCACAAGAGGACGACGAACTCAACGAACTACTGTCCCCTTCGTCGGAAAGTTGAAGTAGTGCGTTAAGTGTGGTAGTAAACAGACTCCCCAACAAAAAGGAAGAAGACATGGCAATCGTCACGGTGGATGATCTGATCGCCGCACTTTCAAAGTTCGATGGTTCGAAGCTGGTTAAGGTGCAGGATCGAGAAATACCTGTCATTGCGCTGAACGCCAGTGGTGTCTATGAAGATGTATTTCTGAACAAAGATGGGAAAAACATTGACATCGTATTGATCACCGTCCAACGTGATCTGGACGAAAGCCAAGGCCGATAAACAACAGCCGCGATCAGCGATGGTCGCGGCATACAAAACTAGAAGGACAAGACAAAATGAAAAAAGGTGAGATGCTTTCGAAGATGCTTCTTTTGGTAACAGAACGGTTTGACGGGAAGTACGATAAGTCCGGTCAACCATATGTGATGCATTTACTCAAAGTTCTTCATTATTGCAAGACTGACGACGAAGAACTTCAGTGCATCGCATTGGGTCACGATCTGGTCGAAGACACGCCGACGACCTATGACGAATTGCGTCATGGCTTCGGTTTCTCGGAACGGATCATCACCGGTATCAAGAACATGACCAAGGTTCCGGGCGAGACGGAACGGGATTATCTGGACCGTCTGATGTCGGCCAAGGACTCCATCGTCGTGAAGCTGGCCGATCTTCGCCACAACAGCGACATCCGCCGTCTGAAGGGTCTGGCAGAGAAGGACTTCGCCCGGATGCAGAAGTACCACAGGATGTTCCTTGAACTGTCAGAACGTCTGACCGACGAATATGAAATTGCCGGATAACAGTTGACAAGTATTCCCAAACCTGTATAATCCTTTCATCGACAACACGAACGGGAGTAAACAAATGGGACTGATCGTTGAAGTTTATCGCGGCGCACGCGGCCATGACTGTACCAACCACGGCATCTCGTCGCGCTATGACGAACTCTGCCTGATGAACGTGGACGGACCTTTCGAACCGAACGAACTGAATGTCGCACCGGCATGGTTGGATTCGCACTATCCGGGCTGTGCACGCATCATCCCGGCCATCAAGAAGAACGGCGTCTGGGTTCCGTACCCGGAAAGCCCGATGTACGGCGGAAACGTGGCCTGTACGTCCGACAGCCGGTTCTCGGAAGCCGTCGAAAAGCTTCTGGGACACAACTGGTACGGCGCGGTCAAGATTCACGACCGTTTCGAGACGGAACAAGAACTCTGAAGAAAGTAGTTGACACGAATTCCCACGTTTGGTAAGATTCTTCTTGTCCCAAACGTGGGACGAACTAATAGGAGATTAGCACATGGGCCAAAGCATCAAGCCGAAGTACGCACTGGAAGTCTACGAAACCCGTATGGTCGATGGTAAGCCGCGCAGCGTGCTGGCCTTCGAAGGTGCAACGTGGGACACCAAGCGTCACGGTCGCCCGGATTCCAAGAACCTCGAAAAGTACGTGCTGGCATACGGCAAGTCGCTGGAAACGGGTGGTTCGAACTTCCACATCACGGAAGCTAAGGGTTATGTCTCGTATCCGAATCGTGCGGTGATCCGCTTCAATCACTCGAATGGCGCAACGGTCGCGTCGTGGCAAGCACCCGCCTTCATGGTGTGGTAAGGGAGAGAACATGAACAAAGCGAAACTGATCGCAGACCTCAAGAGCATTCGTAAGGACGCCACGATGGGGACGGCCAACTTCAACCAAATCCCAACTGGTGAGACGTTCACGTATCCAACCAAGGAATCCGAAGTCACGGCATTCATTGAAGAACGCACGCGACTCTGGCGCGATACGTGGATCGTCGGGATGCTCGATGAAGTCATCAACGATCTGCAACGCGGCGCGGCCCGCTATCAGGACTGAGGGAGAATTCATGCGTTCTATCGGTCCTCACGAAGAACTGTCGGTCGGGACGAAGGTCCGGGTCGGCAACAAGTACGGTACGGTGGTGAGTGCCACGGTCAGACCGGCGCATCCGAGAGGAACCATCGTGGTCCATGAGATTCACTTCACGGAAGCTGTTCTGCGCGGGGTCGGGCGGATCAGGGCAAAACCCAAGGCGATGTCGAAACCCTACACATCATTCGTCAATTACTCTTTCATTTACGTTCTCGAATAACAAAAGATGCTAATAAGAATTGCACTGCTGTTCGCGCTGTTTGCGGGCGGTTTGTATGTCTTCCTGTCGTGCTTCGGAAAGATCGACAGGAAGACTTGGGGAACCTTCTTCCGGGCGTTGATGAAGGTTCTCGTTTGTCTCATGTTCGGCGCGGCGGCAGTCGCCTCGCTTGGAATCGTTTCGCAACTTACCAACTGATAAGGTAAAACAATATGAAATTTCTGAAAGTCTTGCTGGTTTCCTTTGTAGTCCTGATGATGGCCGCATGTGGCCGCATCGACACCGGTCACTCTGGCGTTCGCACAAGCTGGAACAAGATGGTCCAGACACAAGTCGTCACGCCGGGATTCTACGTCGCAGTCACGGACGATGTGACGCAGTACGTCACGAACGAAATCACGTTCAAGCTGGAAAACGAGAAGCCACAGACCGCCGATAAGTCGTATCTGAAAGACCTCGACGCAACCTATACGTGGCAAGTCACGTCGAACGATCTTCCGACACTGGTGACGCGATTCAAGAATCGAACCTTGGTTCAAGGCGATGACCGCTACCCGATGGGAATTTACGTCGATGCCGTGATGCAGCGCAGCTTGGCACAGGCCGTCAGCGAAGTCGATGCACTCGATGCAAACCAGAAGCGCACACAGATCGAGAACAATACGATCAAGTTTGCGACCGAGAAGTTCAAAGAAGAAGGACTGGACAAAGACATCCACATCAATCAGGTGATGATCAAGAACATCGAGATTGATCCGCGTCTTCAGGAATCGATCCTTCGCAACGTGACTGCACAGAAGGACAACCAGACGAAAGACATCGAGATTTCGACCGCCGACAAAGAAGCGAAGCGTATGGCGAAGCTGGCCGAAAACGGTTCGAACGCTAACTACATCGCCCTGTTGAACGCACAGTCGAACATGAAGATCGCGGAAGGCATCGCGAACGGTCGGGTCAATACCATCGTCGTCCCGGCTGACTTCAAAGGCATCGTGAACACGGCGAAGTAATGGTAACGGTTGACGACATCCTGTATGGCGATGACAACCATCTCTGGAAGCTGCGTGGTGCAGAGGCGACCGAAGTCATCGCCCAAAAGATCGAAGCGATGAAGCGCCTGTATCAAGAAGTCATCGCCATCGCGGACAACGCCGATCTAAGCGTGCATGTGACGTTCAGCTTCCCGGAAGGGTTGACGACCGGTCACAACGAATACTTCCGTCCAGAAGTAGCGTGGAATCCATCATCGAAATATTGTTGAACTCCCACGTTTGATTTTGCTTGACACAACTCCCGGATGCGGGTATGATTCTTCTCATACCAACAACGCACCGGGAGTTTTCACATGAAGAAGATCATTGATGTTCGCGTCGAATCGGACCTCTACGTTGCTGGCCGTGATGAAGATGGTCAGGAAATCCACGGTTTGTCCTACAAGGTCGTCGCGGAATTCGAAGGGGGTGAAGCCTATCACCACGAACACACGTTCCCGACCGTGAAGCTGGAAGCGATTTGGTGTGATGCCATCAGCGAAATGGTCCAGTGCAATTCCCTCGACCCCGAATCACAGAAGGCGAAGGCCGAACGTCTGTGCGCTCGCGTTCACAAGCACATCAAACAAGGTGGTAAGATTGACATGAACCACTGGCAGTTTCATCGGACGATTTACGGCACTTCTGCCTACCTCGATGAAGTTTCGATGATGACGGCGGAACAACGAGCACAATAATTAAACATACGTTTCAAACACGCTACGGGAGATTCAAATGTCACACAAAATCACGATCACCATCGAGACGGGGAACGCAGCATTTGACGGGGATGACGAAGTAACCGAAGTTCGGCGCATCCTTGAAGAAGTTGCACGTCGCATCGAGCGAACTGGCGTGTCCATTGCGGACGGCCAAGCACTGGTCGATCTGAACGGCAACAAGGTTGGCGTCATCAAGGTGGAGACTCAATGACCACGTTCCGCGAATGGGGCGAGCAAGTCAAGGCCATTATCCCGTCACTGGTCCAAGTGGCCTCGGATAATGGCCTTTTCTTCAATGGAGACGCCGCAGAACGGCTTCTCGATGATGGCGAGTACCTAACCGTCTATACGATGATCCAAGCCGTCTGTGAAGGTTTGGCATCGATCCCTACGGCGGTTACTGACCACGAATCCCTATGTTCCATCCTAGTTCAGTATCCGCATGAAGAACAGCACTAGGAACCGGATCAACCAACAGTTCTTCCAGACCAAGGTCGAAGCGGGCCTCTATGAGTACCGTGGCTACGAAATCTGGAAGGACGCCTTCCGTGCCGTCTGGGTCATCAATGGACCCAAGGGCGGCGCATTCCGCTACCTCAACGAAGCCAAGAAGCATATCGACTGGATCATCAAGTATCCGTCGAAGAAGCCGATTGTAAAACCAGAACCAGAATGACAGATAAGACCAAACTAGGATACGTCACATTCCCCGCCGCATACGTCTTCGAACACGCCATCGACGCCAAGAGCAAGCTTCTCGACACCCGCGAGAAGAAGCGTCTTGAATTCATCGAGAACATCAAACAGAAGCCCACCAAGCGCCGTTTCTGGCCCGGTAAAGCGTTGACCAATGATGAAGCCATCGCCTTCATCCAAGGCGAACTGTGGTTGTGTCATGAGTACTTCTACCTCACCCCGGAATGGCAGTCTGACCGGCTGATCGCGCTGGACAGACTGATCGACGTGTCGTGTTGCATGATTCAACGCTCGATTGAGCAAGAAAACACAGACATGACATTGACCATCGAAGCCGCGAACATGATCCTCTGAAAAGCAACCACAAATTTGTTTCGAAATGTGTTGACATCCTCTCCCAAACCTGTAGAATCTGTTCTCAGGTTGAGACGCAAAACAAACAAGTCGAAACCGAAACACAAAACCAACTCTGATAAGGAATCTACACCATGAAAAAGATCGCACTCGCATTCATTTCCGTCCTCGCAATCTCGACGGCAGCTTTCGCACACGACACCAACGTCGGTCAATCGGGCAGCGTCGCCGGTCAACTGAATGTCGGCGCACAGACCTCGCAGTACAGCGGCAACATCAACGGGTCGGCAACGTCCATCTCGAACGGCAACGCGGTCACGGCGGCGCAAGTCGGTGGTCAGGGTCAGTCAATCCAGTCGGCCTTCAACAACACTGGCGGCACGTCCACGGTCGGCGGTTCGATCAGCGCGGGTGGTGCAACGGTCGGTTCGGGTACGACGCAGTATTCGAACAGCACCGTGACCGGTAACGTGTCGGGCAACGCTCCCACGATGGACGGCAACAGCATCGCCAACGGCGGCGCAGCGTTCGGCAACACGACCACGACCGCTAATGTCGGCGCGAACTTCGGTTCGAACGTGCAAGGCGGAACCCTCGGCATCAACGGTTCGGCTGGTTTCCAAGCGGTCGGCAGCATCAGCGGCGCACATGGATTCGGGCAGTAATAGCCTGAGAGGGGTCTAGCCGCAACCCTGATGCGGTTAGGACTGCTGTTTTTAACAACGATAGGCCGTCCGCAGTGAGTAGTACCTACATGAAGTGAAACGAGACGGGAACCGTTCGGGGTAACGGTTCCCGTCTCAACATCCGGGAGTAATACAACAATGAAGAAAATCGTACTTGCTGGCATTCTTGCACTTGCATCCATCGTCGCACAGGCACAAACGGTTGACGCATCGGCATCGACCACGACCAACACCGCATCCACTTCGGGCGCGCTGAATCAGGGTGTCTCGCTTCAGAACACGTTCAACAGCCCGGATAAGGTGGACTACGCCGGTTCCTATACGGTCAAGTCGGCCCCGTCGATTCAAGCTGCATCGGGATACGGTTCGTTCTCCCAACAAAACTGTATGGTGTCCGGTTCGGCTGGCATCTCCATCGTTGGATTCGGCGCAACGGGTCAGACACCGATTGATGGCGCACGATGCGATCTGCGCGTCGATCAACAGAACATGGCATCGACCGCGATCACGCTTCACAACTTCGTCGCCACAAATCCCAAGGTTGCGGACAACCTGAAGATGTCGCTGGACGAGAAAGCCGCCGCCATGCTTCAAGCTGCTGGTGATATGTCATGTCTCGCTTCGGATCGTCAGCGCGCGGTGATGGAGAAGAAGGGGCTGTGTAAGGAAGTTGGCGACATCGCTACGCTGGATCACCGCTTCGGTCAGCCCCGTTCGACCCAAATCGACTACAGCAACGAATAGTTGACACGCATTCCCAGACTTGTTATAATTCAGTTCTAAGATCAAGAAGGGGAAGAAATGAAGAAGAACAAGATGAAGTGGAAGGGGAACAAGATCGTGATCGAGCTTGTTCCCCTGAAGCCCCGCATCGGAGTGATCTTCTCCAAAGTAGTAAGCAACAAAAAGTTGAAGAAACACAAGATCAAACACAAGAACAAGGTTGCAGATTGAAGCCTTTAATCCACGCAAAAATTTCGGTGAAGACCTATGGCGGGAAAGTTGAGGATTATCTACCGATTCATGATTTTATCGATAGTAGTAAGTGCGCTCACCCAGACATCCGCCATCGCGCAATTCTCCATTCAGCTTTTGGATGCTTTGTCGTTGAGCGCGTATTCGGGACGTATATAACGAACTCGGATGGCAAGGATGTATCGGTTCGCGACATCGCGGAAGAACACATCATTCAAGACCTCGGCTTCCTTCCGACGATGGAACAATACCTGAACAACATGACGATTCAGCCGTGGATGTCAGGCAGTCAGAAGCGAAACGAGAACGTAGCAAAGAACGTATTCATCCCTCTGCACGACGCAGATTAACAAGAAGAAAGAAGAACAAGTAAATGACGCAGAAACAACATATCGAAGTCCTGATCGAAGAATTCAAGAAGTCGCAAGAAGAATTCAAGGCAAAGGCAATGGCCTCGTTGAAGAAGCTGTTTGCCGACACGTTCGAAGCATTCCCAGAAACGAAGTTCATTTCTTGGACCCAATTCGCGCCCCACTTCAATGATGGCGACGAATGTGTCTTCTGCGTTCATCCCATCACGGCATCGAATGCCAATCCCGAAGATGTCCGATATGGCGAATACATTGGTGAAGACACGGAAGAAGGCGAAGAACACATCTGGATCTATGACGCCGACTACGGTTCGTATGATGTGCCTTCGAACGAAGCGGAAGATGCATTCGGCAGTCTGAGTAACCTGATCCAGTCGGACGAACTGGAAGACATCCTACGATCCACCTTCGGCAATCACGTTCGCGTCATCGCAACCCGCGAAGGCTTCACGACCGAATCCTACGACCACGACTAAAGAAAAACATGAGCAAGACTAAGCTGTTGGTAATCGACACGCAGACGCGCGTTGTCCATTCGTTCGAAGGTAACTACCGTTGCGGCGAAGCCCATCTGCCCGCCGATGAAGACCTTGGTCCTGCTGCTGGACTGATCGAAGAACTGAACGGGTTCCGCGAGATGGCAGACGAACGCCGGTACAAGAAAGAAAAGGCCGCAGAAGAACTGGCGGAACGCAACAAGGCAATCATGGCGCTTCATCACGAATACGCCAAGTGGTTCCAACTGCTTATCAAGTGAGGAAGCATGAGCAAGCAATATGATGTGGTGGTGTATCGCGGTCGGTTCCAAGGTTTCCACAATGCGCACCTGAAGACGATCCTGATGGCGCTTCAGTTCGCCAAGAAGGTCATCGTCGTGATCGGTAGTGCCAACGAAGCCCGCACGTACTATCGCAATCCGTTCTTTGAAGATGAGCGTATTGAGATGATCAAGGGCGCATTGTCCGATCACTTCCGCCACGAAGACGTGTCGTTCGTTTCGGTTCAAGACAACCCGAGCGATAGCGCATGGGCGGAAGATGTCGAAGACAAGGTTGCCGCGCGTGTAAATCGTCTGTTCGAAGGAACCGAAGGTGTCATCAGCATCGCACAGATCGGTTTCAAGAAAGACGCCAACTGCGAACGCGATGTCGATCTGTTCCCGACATGGGAATACATCGAGACACCCAACTTCGAACCGCTGGACGCTACGCATGTGCGCGAAGTTCTGTTCAGCATGAAGCCACTGTCGTTCCTCGCTGGCGTGTGTCCGCATTCGGTGATTCAGTATTTCGAAGCGTTCCGCCAGTCGCACACGTGGCTGAACATGTTCGAAGAAAAGATTTACGTCGAGAACTACCAGAAGCAGTTTGCTGGTCTTCCGTATGCTCCCACGTTCGTGACTGGCGACAACGTAGCAATTCAACGCGGTCGTGTGCTGTTGGTGAAGCGTGGCAATCATCCGGGCAAGGGTCTGTGGGCGCTTCCGGCTGGCTTCTTTAACGCCAAGAAGCATGTCACCAAGGGCGAAGTGATCCCCGCTGACCGTGATCCGCTGGATTGTGCCGTTCGAGAACTGTTCGAAGAAACGAAGGCCAAGGTGACGCGTCTCGAATTGGAAATGCGTGTGATCGGTGAGGAAGTGTTCGCGGCTGAAGATCGTGATCCGCGTGGCCGCATCATCACTCATGCGTTTGCCTACAACCTCGATACGCTGTCCGATCTTGAAACCGAAGCGGCGGATGATGCCACAGAAACCGGCTGGTTCTTCCTTGGTGACCTCGATCCCCGCACGATCTATGCGGACCACTTCCAGATCATCAAGTGGGGCTTCTTTGAGTACCACAAGGTCAGTAATTGGGCCTTGCAAGACCGAATGAACCGGCTGGTATAACAACTACAGGAAATAAAAATGTACACAGCGAACATCCATCTGCCACAAAACTTCGTCCTTGAATCGGACTCCTACAAGTTTTCCCATGTCCCAGAAATCTACCCGGAAGGTACGGAAGCATTGCACGCGTATCTGTCGGCACGCGTGAAGGGTCAACGCGTGGTCCAGTTCGGTCCCTCGATGTGGATCAAGAAGAAGCTGCTGTCCCCGATCACACTGAAGATGATCAACGAAGCTGATGACTTCATCTCGGCGCACATCGGCCCCGGCGCATTCAATCGTGCGTTCTGGCTTCACATCCTGAACACGTATGGCGGTTTCATTCCGCTGACGATCCGTGGTCTGCCAGAAGGTACGGTCACGGACAGCTACGACACGTTGCTGACGATTCAATGTGACGATCCGGTCTGCTTCCCGCTGGCACAGTTCATCGAAGCATCGCTTCAGTCGGACCTCTGGTACAGCACGACCATCGCGACGAACGATCTGGAAAACTACGAAGTCGCCAAATCGCACTTCGATTTGTTCTCGGATCAACCGCATCTTCTGCCGTTCATGCTGCATGACTTTGGCGCGCGGGGTTGTACGTCCGAAGAACAGCGTCAGATCGGCGGCGCTGCGCACCTGATCTTCTTCCAAGGTTCGGACACGATCAGCGGCATCCGTGCAGCAAACCTGTACTATGGCTGCGAGATGGCCGCGTATTCGGTTCGCGCAACTGAGCACAGCATTCAGTGTGCGTATGGTCCCGAAGGGCAAGAAGCCTACATTCAACGCGTTCTTGACGCACATGCAAAGCCGGGTAACATCGTCTCGCTGGTGCTTGATGGCTACAACGTCTGGCGCGAAGCTGAACTTCTGTGTACGAAGTTCAAGGAACAGATCGTCAACAGCGGCGCGAAGATCGTGTTCCGTCCTGATTCGGGCGACATGTTCGAAGTGGTTCCGCGTCTTCTGGAAATGCAAGCTGAAGCGTTCAGCTACACGGTCAATAGCAAGAACAAGAAGGTCATCAACAATGTCGGCCTGATTCAAGGCGATGGCATCGACAAGACCACGTTCATGTTGATGATGCAGAAGGTCGTATCCCTCGGCTATGCACCTGAATGCGTCGTCATGGGTTCTGGTGGTGGTCTGCTTCAGAAGGTCAACCGCGATACCCTGAAGTTCGCACAGAAGGCATCGTCCATCAAGATCAATGGCGAGTGGCGCGATATTTTTAAAGACCCGATTACCGATCCGGGCAAGAAGTCCAAGACGGGTTTGCAAGACGATCCGCGTTTCGTAACGTACTACACGCCCGATGAAGGTCTGGTATACAACGAAGACCTTGCAACGATCCGGGAACGTGCGTTCGCTGGCGCGGCTGTGTAAATTCCCAAAAGTGGGTTGACAAGTTAAGGCTGACAGGTATGATTCGTGCCTGTTGGTCCTTTTCTATTTCAGGAGATTGCTATGACGAAACGTACCTTCGAAGAACGCGTGAAGTTCGACTGCGGCTTCCTGATCGGCCACAAGTACGGCGTGCGTCTCGCGAAGAATGGCGTACAGTCGCGCTATGCGGTCGTCTTCATCCCGCCGCGTGGCCGTGCCCGTCTGGTCATCAAGACGCACCTTCATGGCACCGTGTATGGCATCAACACGTCGCTGATCAAGGGAGACGATCTGGTGTTCCTTGGCTACTCCACGAAGCCCGCTGATGTGGACGAGTTCAATGCACTGATCGCGGACCCGGATTGCAAGGTCATCGAATTCTAAAATTCCCGCGTTTGGGTATTGACGAAGGATTCTCAAACATGTAGAATCCTTTTCATCGAATCAACAACGGAGTGCAGCACATGGCAATCACCATTCGCACCAACAACGTCCCGCGCAATCCGATCTACGGGTACGAACTGTCCGAAAAAGAGCGCAAGGAATTCGACTACATCGACGCTGAACACTTCGATGGTCACAGCTTCCTGCGCTACAAGGGCGAACTGTATGACCTGTCGGACTTCATGCGTGCGCGAGAAATCAGCGAACTGTCCGCATGGGACGGCTACGCATCAGATTCCTACTTCAGCGGCATCGTGATCAAGTACGTTGACAACTTCGAGCGTGTCATCGTCGGAACCTACATCTCCTAGAGAACTACATGAAACATCTGTTTGAAGACAAGCATCAAATCAAAATCACAAAGGCACTTCTGAAGTCGGCCAAGAAGCGCCTGAAAGATGGCGCGAATACGGCTGTGTGTAGCGCAGTGATCGATTCGCGGGGTGTTCGGATTCCCGGTTCGTGGGTCGAACAGATTGGCGTGATTGACATCATCACCGACGAAATTTCGCATCGTCTCGGAAGTTCGTCCTACGTGACCGACTGGTTGGAGCGCGAACACGGCATCACCCTTTCAAGCTATGGCGAACGAACCAAGTACCGTCGCGCATGGATCGATAACATACTGAAGGAACTCGCATGACATCACGTCGCGTCACTGAAGCTTTCCCACTGACCGAAGCCGATGTTGGTAAGTTCATCAACAGCGATTCAATGTGGAACTTCGGCATCTGCCATAGGCCCGCTGAAGTGGTCAAGGTTGCGAAGTCGCGCGTCTACATCCGTGAAGCGGAAGCCGACCGTTGGGACGATGAAATCAAGGAATGGACCCTGAAGCCCGGAACGCGAGAGTCGTCCTATGTGATGATGAAGTCGGTCAAGTTCGTCTCCGACACGTTTGTAGAAGCCGACCTGTTGTATCAAATTTCCCGTAACTGTGTGAAAGACACGAACGACGCAATTTCGGCAACTGCCGAAAAATACAGCAAACTTGTCGGAAACATGTTGACATGAATTCCCAAGTTCGGTAGAATTCTTCATATCGAATTAACAACCCCATAGGAGTTAGACTATGACGACATTCGCAAACTGGTTTAAGACCTTCAACGAAGAAAAGGGCATCGACCCCGAGACGAACATCGAAGTCGAAGGTCCGAGTGGCACGAACTTCATGACGCTGGAAAACGTCTTCGAAGCGATCCTCGCCACGTCCCCGGCTGAACAAGCTGGTATCAAGGCGATGATCGTCAAGATCGACTTCGCGAACGGCAACGTGGTCGATTACTACAAGCATCTCGCCAAGGCCATCGCACAATGAGCGCGCTGATCGACGGTTGCATCCCGCCACACACTGAATGTCCGTTTCGAACTCAGTGTGCTTTCGCAGAAAAGAATACGTGTCCTCACGGTGGCACGGAACACCGGGTCGCTTTCTCATGCGGCTCGGCCCGGGGGTTTCAGTTGATCGAGAACATCAAGAACAATGACAAGAAAGATTCTCGCTGAGAAGAACGGGTGGATTTCGATCATCGATATTGAGAAATCCACCCGATCATATCTCGTTGTACGGTATGTGATGGCAACCAAACCCCGCAAGGTATTCATCGCGGAACAAGGCAGAGAGTGGGACTTGTTCGATAACGTCGAAGAAGCAATCCGCTGGATCAAAGAATAGTCAACTAAATGAAGTAGAAAACAACATGAAAAAATTACTGGTTGGTATTTTGTTGTCCTTAGTAACTGTGATCGCATTTGCGTTGCCGAACCCGCGTCAGATCGAAGATGCATTGGCCGCTGGTCGCTACAACGATGCACAGTCGATGGTGGCGCAAGTCCTCAACGAACGTCCCGATTCGGCGCGTGCGCACCTGTTGAACGCGTATCTACTGATCCATGTCCAGCACGACAAGACGGCGGCAAACGCTGAACTCAACACGGCTTCTGGTCTGGACCGCAACGGCGATGTGAAGAACAGTCCTCTGTTTGGTCGCGTGGTAGGCGAAATCGACACGTACAAGGCCGCTGCGCCGCCCACACGACAGCGGACATACGAACAGACCCCGGTCGTCTCGAAAGCCGCCGTATCGCCTGTGGCGTCACCTGTGGTGCAGTCTGAACCCGAGAAAAGTGGTGGTTATGGTTTCGTGATCTTCGTTGTTCTGTTGGTAGCAGTTTGTATCGGCGTGATTGCCTACCTGTTCATCCGTGGTGTAGACGAGCGGCGCAAGCTGGAATCCTCTTATACGCCGTACACGACATCCGGTAGTCGCCAGTTGACCCGGACGCGCAGTGGTGGAACCTACAACGCACCGTACAACCCGCCGCCTGTGCCGCTCGATCCGTATCCGGGTGCAATGTCGGTTCAGCACTTTCCGGCCCCGGTTCAGGTTGTACAGCAAGCCCCGCAACAATCGTTCGGAAGTCAAGTCGCAGCAACCGCAACCGGTGTCGTCGCTGGTGAACTGATTCACGACGCCCTGACTAGCAGCAAGCATCATTCCCGGACTTGGGAAGAACCGGTTCGAGAACGCGAAGTTGTTCGTGACCCGGATCAGGGTTCTTCGCGCAGTTCGTCGTCGCGTGACGAATCCCCGGTGTCGTATAGCAACGAGCGTTCCTCGTTCTCGTCGGGGTCAGATGATAGCTGGTCGTCGCGTAGTTCCGACAGTTCTTCGTCGTCCTCGTGGGACAGTGGTTCCAGCAGTAGCAGCAGTTCGTGGGATTCCGGTTCCTCGTCGTCGTGGGATTCGGGCAGCAGTTCGAGTAGTTCCGACTGGTAAGCATCCACTGTATTTCTTTCACAAACTTGTAATTACTCGTTGACATAGACCGGCATTGAGCGTACAATTCTTTGTGTCGGTTCTGAAACAAAAACACCTTTGGGAGTTTCATCATGCAGTTCAGGACGACCGATGTTCATGGCATTTTCGTTTATGACATGTCCGACAGTGTTTGTTGGTCCGAGAAGGTGACCGACTACTACAACAAGGGAGACGTGATCGACGTTGACTTTGAAGTGGTGATCGAGACGCACTTCACCGCTGATTTTCTGGGCGGCAAGCTGGTTGCAGTAGATGAAGAAGCGAAGGCATGGGCGGCACCTTTGTTAGAAATGATGAAGTCGCCCGAGGAAGTAGAAGAAGTACGGTAAACACATAATCGTGGTGTTTTGGAAACACCCTCAACCACGAAGCGAAGGCGACCATATATGACTCAAATCACGTTTCAGCACCAACTCAGCAATCATGACATCATCGATGTTTGTAATGGTTGCGACAAACTTGATGTACAATACAAACTCGATGAAGTTGAACAGAAACGCGTGGTCGCGGAGCAAGAACACAACACCATCATCAGCGAAGCGAAGGACCGTGGCTTCGTCGTCTTGACGCGCGAAGAAGCGGAAGAAATGAAAGACGACATCGAAGCGGGTGAATGTCTGGTCCAGATGATGGAAGAAGCGGCAAGTCTCTGGGAAACCAACCCGGAAGAAGCGGCCAAGAAGATGACGCACATCATGTTCCTGACGACCGGCAAGAAGCTTCAATTCGCTGGTGCAATCGCAGCATAATCAACAACAGAAGTAGAGAACTAGAAAGTGTCGAATAACCTGATTAACAGTCCTGAAGCAAAGAAGCGTTTCAACAACAAGCTGTCGGAAATCTCGGCGTCCTTTACCCGCGTTGAAGCTGAACGCGATCTGGTGAAGACCATCGTGTCCGACCTCGCTGAAGAATTCCAGATCGACAAGAAGATCGTCAATCTGCTGGCCCGCACGTATCACAAGTCGGACTTCAAAGAGAAGGTCGCAGAGAAGACCGAATTCGAAATCATCTACGAAACCATTACGGGTGAAAGCCCGGAAGCCGGTGATTCGTATAACGGCGAAGATGGTGAGTGAGATGACGAAGTACGCAACTGCACAAGAAGCAAATAAGGCAATCGCAGATAAGCTGGCGCAAGCGCAACAGTTGTTCCGCGAATGTGCCGCGATTGCCGAAGAAGCAAATGTCGAAGTACACACGGACATTCTTGGCCTCTGGGGAACGGGTGTGACATACATCCCGAAGTCCGAACGCGAGGAATGGGGTGAAGAAACCCAAGAACGTCTTGAAGAAGATGGCGGATGGATGGCATCCGCATCAAGCTGCTAAAACCACACGAAACAAACTGAGAACGACCAACATGCAACTTACTCGCGACGAAGCACAAATCTTCCTGAACATGATCGACGGCAACGCAACGGTTCCCGACAGTTCGATGCCGATCCTCGACAAGATTTACAAGGCGTACCCGGACATCCTTCGTGGTACGAAGTACATCAAGCTGCTTAACGAGTGGCAAGCCAATCGCGAGAAAGTGAAGAAGTCGGCAATGGCACAGATCAGCGAACTGCTGGCCTCGGCCAAGGCAAGCGTCACGGAAGCCGCGCGTATCGCAAAGGCTGCTGGTGTCGGCTTCGATCTGTCCATCGGTGATCCCGATTATGGTTGCTACTTCGACCCGGTTGAAGGTTGGTCGTCCTCGAACTGCTGAGAACATTCATGACGCAAATCACACAAGAACAGAAGGCCGAAGCTTCGCGCCTGATCGCAGAGCAAGTCGCTATCGCAGAAGAAGCACTCGCGAAGGCCGAACAGTTGGCGAAGGAAGCGCGAGTTGGCTTCGAATTCACGTTCGACGGCATCACTGGTTCGTATTACACATATCGCCCGTATGGAAAGACCGACGCGCCGGTTGAAGGTTACTACGATGGTTGGCAAGGGTCGTCCTGCTGATGGACAAGCAATTCCTCGCAGAGCGCAAGAAAGCCGTTAAGGAAATTGCGCGACTGACGGCACTTCAGAAGCAATGCATCGAAAGCATCGAAGAACTGGCTGACCAGTACGGCATCCGCGTTGAACTGGACCTTCCGGCAACGGGTTACAACGGCGACGTGTGGTATGTGCCGAACCTGCCAGAAGAACTTCGAGAGAAGATTGACGCCGGTGAAGATGTTGACCTGTCGGGCACGGAATGGGAAGAATCCGCCGAATTCGATTCTTACGGCGAACAACACGGCTGGAAGAACAGTTCGTCATACTGCTGAACCATGACAGACAAGATGACACAAGAAGAAGCCGCGAAGTTCGTATCGGCTTTGGCTGAAAGTATTCGCACGACGCTTCGGACCATCGTTCAAGTTGCAGACGAACATGATCTGGATGTGAAGTTGCTGGATGAATTTGACAATTACCTTCGTTACTACGGTCGCACATGGACCGAAGAAGATACCGATGGCGGAATCGAGTACGTTCGAACCGGTGACGGCGGATGGTATAGTTCACACTGCTGAGTAAAAACAAACATGATTATCATTGGTTCGAAAGCACTGGTAGCACGCGGCATTCAAACGGGTCGCAAGTCGTTCGACATCGACGTGGTAGGCGAGTATGACGAAATCGTTGACTATGCGAAGAAGTATCACGGCAACATTCGCGCATGTTACCCGATTGATGAAGGCAAGAAGCTGGTAGTGAAGACGGACCGGACGATCATCGAAGGTGAAATCACATGGGAAGGATCGAGCGCAGCGGCCCTGCGTGATCTGATCCTTACCGACCCCCAGACGATCCATGCGCGTGACTTTGTAGGCCATCGTTTCGCGTCCCTTGACGTGCTGTACATGCTGAAGATGTCGCACCGCTATCTGAAGGATTCGCCTCACTTCCTGAAGACGATGAAAGACATCCAGTTGATGCGTTCGAAGGGTGCAACGATCCGCCCGGAACACGAAGCGTTCTATCAACAACGGATGAAGGACACCTACGTCTATAAGCATCCGAAGCTGGATCAGTCGAAGAAAGACTTCTTCAATGGCGATGGCGTGAAGTACGTCTATGATCATGACAGCATCCATGAAGCAGTGAAGCATCTGATCAAACCGGCCTACACGTTCTACAAGCCCGACGAGAACGAAGTGAACTGTTCGAAAGACATGTTCTACGCAGTCCCGAAGATCATCCGGCTGTATGGTGGTCTGGAAGAAATATATGTACTTGCCTTAGAGAGAAGTCAGATTCCGTTCGGTGATCTGTGGTCCCCGAAGAAGTCGTTCGACATGGCGCTGATGAAGGTCTGTACGTCGATCACATCGGGCTGGTTCCGCGAGTTCTGTTGGGAGCATTACGACGAGATTCAATCGCTTTACGACCCGGAATATGTTGAGAAGTTTTGGGCGAAGGCAATGGCGGGCGAAGTGAAGCCCTACAATATCGAAGAAGACGTTTACGCATGATCAAGAAAGATAAAGAATTGGTTTCAAAGGCAATCGCGGCAAAGCTGGCGCAAGCTGATGTACTGTTGGCCGAATGCGTGATGCTGGCCGAAGAAAGCGGTGTATGTTTCGAACTTCCGTGGGGCGGTGAAGGCACACAGCAACGCGGCATGGGGGCTGGTTACGTCCCGACAACCGCAAGCGAACGCGACAAAGAGTGGAACATCACGAACTACGATGATTCCACTGGTTGGCAACCGTCTGCGGGAATCTGCTAAAAGTAGTTGACAAAGGTGGGGATTCTCGTTAGAATCCCCATTGTCGCTTCTATAGGGAGAGAAACACATGGACCGCTTCTATGACTTCATGATCAGCAACACAGCATGGAACCTTCCGGTATGGGCGGCAGTTGCCCTGATGGTCGTCCTCGCGATCCTTCGCGCGTTCTGGAACGTCATTCACTGGTTCGCCTGATCATGCGAGTGACCCTCAACAAGATCAACGCGGCAATCAAGGCCGCTGGCGGCGAAGACGAACTGGTCCGTGGTAATGGCTACTTCTACTTCGTTGGTGAAGACACCCCGAAGTGGCATCAGGCAAGCGTCTACACAATGTTCCTGAGTGACTTCACCGTGGAAGAATGGGTTGATATGTGGCGATCCATGAGTGGAAAAGCTAAATAGTATGTGTCCTTTGGGATACACAAATAACCAATTCCAACGATACTGTAGCCCATAGGACACCATGAAGACCTTCCATCAACTACGCCGGTACTTGAATGACCTTCCCCTGATCAGCGAAGAACTGCATCAGTCGATCACCAACGTTCTCGATTCGGAACACATCAAGCCCGAGCACAAGCTGAACCACGTTTCGTCGGCAATCCGCACGGCTATCAAGAACGGCGAAGATCATGGTCTGGAAGATGCGAAGCCGAAGAAGGGTTCCAGTCGTGCCGTGTTCTTCCCGAAAGACCCGCACAAACTGAAGATCGATGGCGTCGATACGCACATGCCTACGGCCCTGAAGGTCGCGTTCCCCGGCCAATTGGACAAGTATAAGCATCATGACGAACCGTTGCTTGGAGAGGAACAGAACCGCGTAGAAGGCGATCATTGGACCAATCAACAGTATGGCGTCCTACGTCACGGTGATCGGTCTGGCGAGTACCATACGAACGAGCACGGCTTCCTTGCGCCGATGCTGCACGCCCATGATGAAGGGCATCACATCCACTTCGGTAAGATCGAACCAATCAAGGCCGGTGACTTCCAGAAGCACACGAAAGCGCCCGGATTCGAGAAGGGTATCAGCCATCAGGAAATGTTCGACTACCTGAACCATCATCACGCAGAGGCACACGGACAGTCCTATACGGGCAAGACTTCGCCCGAGCGCATCGAGAAGCTTGACGATCACCCGATCCTCAACAACATGCACGGATGGATGGGTAACACTGGCGCACATCCCGCCGATCTAAACAAGCGGAACATGGGCATCTGGACGCATCCGGTGACGGGAAACAAACACATCGTGGTCAGCGACTACGGCTACACAGGTGATGTCGCCAAGCAGTACATGCAGCGACGACAGCGAGCAAGCAAAGCAATGCGGGGTTGGTAAAGAGAAGGATGGGATGGTTAAGAGAAGGCCGGTCGAAAGATCGGCCTTTTTGCATTCTGGTGCTTGACAATGTATTCCCAAGTCTGTATATTTCTTCCATCGACAACGCATTTGGGAGAGCAAGACATGAACTACATCAAACGTCTCGAAGCTGATCTGAAAGCCGCGCAAGACAAGCTGGCCGCGATGGAAGAAGAAATCCAATCCTTCCGCAAGCACCTTCAGTCCTCGAAGTTCGTAAACACGGAAACCGAACGCAACGACTGGATCGCGGTAGCAGACGTGCAACGTCATCTGGACAACATCAAGAACGCAGAGTAGGAGGATGTATGCAAGCAACTTTCAAGGTCCGTGACAATCAGGTGTTGGTGTCGTTCAACAGTCCCCTGTGGATTCAGGCGACGTTCGACTTCACGGACCAGACCACGTTCGCTATCGCGATGATGCAAGCTGCACAGTTCGTCGCGAATCACGCCAAATTCAAGCAAGCTTAGGAGTTTCAGACATGGCCCAACTTCTCACCGACAATCGCATTGGCAAGGCACACGCCTTCTACTTGGTCCTGAAGCTGAAGGCGGGTCACTACCGCATCGACAAGCCGACAAGCCCTGAAGCGGTCGGTGAAATCTACAAGCGGGACAACGACTGGTACGGTGAAATCACGCTCGATGGCATGTTCTTCAATTCGTGCGGCACTGGCCTGAAGGACGTGATCTACGAACTGGAACACAGCATCGTGCGCAACGGCCAAGGCAAGAACATGGTGATCTACCAGAAGGACGCCGAAGCCCTGACCGCGAACTTATTGAAGCGTCTCAGAAAGGGTTGACAAGCATTCCCAAACCTGTATAATTCTTTTCATCAACAACGGACATGAGGCACGACGATGACCAATAAGACCAACGAGAAGATCGACTACGCCGCGCAACTGGCCTTGTTTTTGCTGAAGGAAACCGGATCGGTTTGTGGCAAGTGGCGGGGTCGGATGAATGCGGCCGAACAACGGGCGCTCTACGGACGGTTCATCGGACGTGGCGTGATCATGATCGACGGCACGGAGGAAACCATCCACCAACGGGTCAAGGTCTGTTTCGGGGCCGATTGGGACGACCGGAACTACGTGGACTGGAAAGACCTTTGAGCGGATGTACGATCTGATACAATCAGACGATAGAATTTACATACCTTATTACATCATGGAGTCGCATATGATCAAATCGCTTCTTTCTACGCAAGCCTACGACATCGCTCTTGAAGCTGGACAACCATCGAACGTGATCGACATCTCGCGCGGTCGTGAACTCGTCACCGAACGCCTGTTGCTGGAATCCGCGAAGATTTCGCTGTTCCTCTCGATGGTGAACCCGCCGCGCCACAACGAGACTGTCGCGCAACGAGTAGAACGTACAAAGTCGTTCCTGTTCGAACAGTTTATCGAATCCGGGTACGAAGGTGATGAAGCCTTCAACCTCGTCAAGAACGCCCATGCGCACGCCTACGCCGAATTCGTCAAGGTGCATTAATCTTCATGTCTGGGATTGATATCAGGTTCCCAAACCTGTAGAATGCTTTTCATCGACAACAAACACGGAGATTCAAACATGAGCCACTTCCAACTTATCAACGAAGAAACTGTCCGCCTGAAGGCCACGGATGCGCTCTACCGTATTAAAAATCGTCTGGCAGCTTCCCGTAAGGCTCTCGAAATCGTCCTGATGCACGAAGGCGCAACGATCAACGGTCATCTGCTGAACAAGCTGAAGAAGGCCGTGCTCCCTGACTGGAAGCTGTATCTGGACACGCAGTACGGTTGGTATCAGTTGGAAATCGACGGTCCCGGTTTCGATACGATCCGCGTGAATCTCGCATACAAAGGTCAGACTACCGTGATCGACAAGGCGCTGGTCGAAGCAGGATTCAATCCGTACTTGCTGGATGCCGAACGTCTGGTGAAGTACGAAGGCGAACTTGAAACCATCGAAGCCCGCGTAAAGCGTTTCAACTACGCGCTGGTCGAATTGAAGGACGCATATGACGGTCTGGGCGATCTTCGCTTCGCGTTCTCGGACAATCACCTTCCGTCCATCAAGGACGCACAAGGACGCTGGATTTAAGGGAGATTGATGAACATCTTCGAAGACATTCTGGATACGCGCAGTCTCACGGTGATCCACTATAAGATCGAAGACGCAATGCCATCATGCATTGCTCTTGGGTCCATTGAAGACCAGAAGGCATTCGCGCTAATTCTCGAAACCAACAGTCTCGATGAAATCTGGGCCATCGCCCATGAACGTTTGGGCCAGTTCGAACAAGCCAAAGCACTTCGCGACTGGATCGCGAAAAAGACAAGAAGGGGTTAAAACATGCTCGCGCGAAACATCAGCTACTACATCTATCGAAACAGCGCATGGATCGAACTGCACTCACATAACGTGGTGGAAGGATCGGTCATCCCGCGCGTCGGAGAAGTGGTGTATGGGTTCGGTTTATCGGAAGCGGAATTCAAGGTGACGAAGGTTCGTTACAACGTCTCCAACGCCGAAGTTGAAGTCGAAGTCACACAGCTACCGGGAAGCGAAGATTGAGCCTTCTAAACCTCGGCGGTCCCGGTCCTAGCGGATTGGCCCAATGGCTGGTCCGCGAAGCTGAACATCATCGGAAGTGGGGTCCGCTTGGATGGGCCTCACGATCAAATCTGACCTTTTACGCAATGATCATCATCTCTGGTCATAACACAGTCTGGGACGGAGAAACACCATTCTAAAAGACCTAAAAGACAGTCTGATATGTTTCCTGATAGTGGCGATCGTGACAGGAATCGTAGTTTCCGCCAGTACAAGAAAAGAACCAGAAGAACATCAAAAGAAAGTAAACGAGAAGATAGAAAACAAGAATGTCCGTACTTGAAATCCTGAATCAAATCGCCGCTACGTCGAAGAAGACGGAGAAAGAAGCGATCCTAAAGCAACACGCGGAAAATGAAACCCTGAAGCGGGTCTTCTATCTCGCGTATCAACCAACCATCAACTTCTACACGAAGCGCATCCCCGCATACACGCCCAATACGGGCGAGAAGTCGATCTTTGACGACGAAGATACCTTCACCCTCGATGCGGCGCTTGACGCCATTGAGACGGTTCTGGCGAAGCGCAAGGTGACTGGCAACGCAGCATCGACGTATCTCGCGAATCTCCTGACGCAACTCCATGCTGACGACGCCACGGTCCTTGAACGGGTCGTACTGCGTGACCTTCGTATCGACGCGGGCGCAAACACGGCTAACAAGGTCTGGAAGGCGCTGATCCTTGATGTCCCCTACATGCGGTGCAGTCTCCCCAAGGAAGTCAAACTAGCCACGTTTCCGTGGGCCACAGGGCTATATTCGCAACTGAAGTCGGACGGCAGCTTCACGAACGTCAACGTGTACGAAGATGGCACGGTTGAATTAATGACGCGCAACGGCAACGTCTACCCGGAAGAAGATTTCGCTCCGATTGCGAACATCTTCCGTGCGGCTGAAGGTACATGCGGCTATCAGTTCCACGGTGAATTGCTGGTCTACAAAGACGGCGAATTGATGGAACGCGCCGAAGGCAACGGCGTTCTGAACAAGATTCAACAAGGCAAGAACAAGCTTCCTGCCGGTCACGAAATCCGCTACGTCGCATGGGACATGATCCCGATTGAAGCGGCGGTTCCGAAGGGCAAATATGAAGTCCCGTATGCGGTGCGCCTCGATGATCTTGAAAGTCTGAAGTTGTCTGGTGTGGTGTCCGTGGTTGAAACGAAAGTCGTCCATACGATCCGGGAAGCATACGAGCACTATCAGGAACAGTTGGCCCTTGGTCTGGAAGGCACGATCCTGAAAGACCCAGAAGCGATCTGGCAAGATACGACCAGTAAACAGCAGGTGAAATTCAAGCTAGAAGTCTGTGTTGAGCTTGAATGTGTCGGCTTCAATCCGGGCAAGGGTAAGAACGCTTCAACTTTCGGTAGCGCCAAGCTTCGTTCTTCTGATGGTCTGTTGACGGTGAACTGTTCGGGCTTCAAAGATGCCGACCGTAAGTACATCAGCGAGAACCGTGACGACTTCATCAGCACCATCTGGGCGGTCAAATCAAACGCCATGACGAAGAAGCGTGCCGATGGAACCCGCAGTCTGTTCTTGCCGCAGTACGTCGAACAACGCAACGACAAGACCGAAGCTGATTCACTCGAACGCATCGAACTCCAATTCGAATCGGCAGTGACCGACCTCGAAAAACTGATTGCAATGTAAAAGCCCGGTAGGAGTGCTAAATAGTTTTGACCGCACTCCTTATCACCCCGACCATATCAATGCCCGCATACGACTATAATTGTAAAGAATGTGATCACACGTTCGAACTCAATCTCCGAATCGCAGACATGAAGAAGCCCGAAGGCGAACCATGTCCGTCCTGCAACAATTCAAATACTATTCAAAAAGTGCTGTTGGGAGCGCCTCCAATTGGCGATCCAGTTCGCTTAGGCATCCGAAAACCAGATGGAGCCTTCAAAGAAGTACTTCAGAAGATACACGAAAGGACGTACAAGAGTAATCTTAATCAGAAGTGGTGATCTTTGAACACCGGAACCCCTTGTACGATTCTTTCAGCCCGTTGGAGATGAGTGACATCGAAGACTGTGACAGACTGTTTTTTCGACAAAACTCGGACAGTATTTCCAAGAACTTGAAGTGTTTAGGAAAATTATCAGTAGTACCGATCATCCTCTCATAGTAGGAGCAACACCACATGGCACGAAATAAAAGGGCAAACAGTTCAGCCAAGCCCGCCGTGAAATCCAACGCACAGGCACAAAGCGTTCACCGTCAAGATCAACGTCAACAAGTCGATCACGTCTCGAATCGCCTGAAGCTGCGTATTGATGATCTGAAAGTGTTTGATCCGCTGACGCAGAATCAGCGAGTGTTCTTCGAAGAATATGCCAATCAACAGAACATGGCGTTTGTTCTTCACGGTGCAGCGGGCAGCGGGAAAAGTTTCATTGCCCTGTACAAAGCACTCGAAACTGTGTTGGACCCGTCGCTTCCGTTTGATGGTGTTGTCATCGTGCGATCAGCGGTCCCCGGTCGTGACATCGGTCACTTGCCCGGTAGCGAAGAAGAAAAGTTGGCGGTCTACGAGCAACCCTACATCGGCATCTGCGCTGACCTGTTCGGACGCCATGACGCATACCAACGACTGAAAGAATCCGGCAACATCGACTTCATTTCATCGTCTTTCATTCGCGGCACGACGCTGGACAACAAGATCGTGATCGTGGACGAAATGCAGAACTACAGTTGGGAAGAACTGTACACGATTGCAACTCGCGTAGGACACCGTACCAAGATCATCTTTGCTGGCGACCTGCGTCAGACTGACCTTCGCAAGCGTGGCGATCCTTCCGGTCTGGTGAAGTTCCTTGACATCATGGCAACCATCCAGAACGTCGCAGAGATTGAGTTTGGCGTATCTGACATCGTGCGAAGCCAGTTCGTCAAATCTGTGATCGTTGCGACGATGGCATACGAAGACGCACATTAAGTGTGACGTGCCGTTCACCGGGCTAGGGCACGATAAAATTACGGTCCCCGGTAGCATTCTAGGGTTCCTCGAAAGGCTAAATATTGATGTACATATTAGCCCGAAGGAACCCTAAATGTCTTATACCCTGTCCGCAGCGGGCGCGAACCTAATCAAGCAGTTTGAGGGATGCAAACTCACTGCCTATTACGATTCGGTTGGTGTCCTCACAATCGGCTACGGAACGACCAACAGCGTCCTTCCGGCAAGCCAACAGATAAAACCCGGTCAAACGATCACTCTCGCACAAGCTGAGATTTTCCTCGCACTTGGCGTGAATAAGTTCGCACCCGGCGTCAACAATCTGGTCAAGATTCCAATTTCTCAGAATGAGTTCGATTCGCTGGTTTGCTTCGCCTACAATGTTGGGACGGGTAACCTAGCTTCGTCAACACTCTTGCGCAAATTGAATGCTGGCGACATCGCTGGCGCACAGAAAGAATTCCTGAAGTGGAACAAAGCTGGTGGTCAAGTTCTTCGCGGACTGACGCGTCGGCGTCTCGCAGAAGCAGCGAACTTTGGTCCCCTGACGCGCCAACAACTGATCGATCAGTGTCTTGGTGGTATCGATCCCGATAAAGCATAACGAGAATAATAATGTCCCTTAATTTTTGGCAGATGCGCGGCCAACTCGATGCCCTGAACCTGATCACCGAAGAACTGACTTCGGTTGAGAAGGATACGCATCTGGAAGTCACGCCGTCGCACATGAAGAAGCCGTTGCACGCTGGCACAGCTATCGAGCATCGCGGCAATCCTTCGCACTACGGTCCTGATGGTCACGCGGCACTCGATGCGCATGTCAAGTCGGTACTCGCGGACCCGTCCAAGAACAGCGTCCATAAGTCGGCAGACAGCTACACCAAGGAACATCGCGGCCACAGCTACGAGTTCCATGACGATCAGCCTAAGTCCTCGCTACGCAAGCAATATGTGATCGGGAAGACGTATGATCTGGCAACCCAGAACAACCCCGAGTACAAGCGTTCAGTCTTTGATGGCTACGTGAAGAATCGCCCGGACATCATCAAACAGACTCGCGCGCATGACTATGATTCGATGGTGCATGGATCGTACAAGGCAGTTGCGAAGGAAACGAACGCACAGTTCGAACACATGCCGGTGCGCACGCAGTATCACGATGGTCACATGGGCTATCACAACAGCGGTGAGATGCTTCGCGACATCCACGGCCACAACAACCTGACGGTGTATCGCGGCGGTGATCGTCACGAATTCCTGCACCACACGGACAAGACCGGCCTGAACGAGAACGAGAAGTTTCGCGCGGTTCATGACTACTACGGTCATGGCATCTACGGCAACCAGTTTGGTCCGAAGGGTGAAGAAGTGGCGTGGCACTCGCACCGCAAGATGTTCTCGCATGGTGCGGCAGTGGCGATGACATCAGAAACACGCGGTCAGAACAGCTACGTGAATTACACGCACGCGAATCTTGGCACGCAGAAGGAAATGGAAGGCCATCGCAAGGACAAGCACGCGGCACTGAATACTGGCGACTTCGAAGGCGCGAATCATGCCGATGCGAAGCTTCGTGAGGCTGGTGGTAAGTGGAACTACGCGAAGCAAGCGTCCGTTGCACTGCCCCATGAGATGCTTCACCCGCACTTCGATGGCAATGCGCCGAATTCAATTGCACGCCTGTTGCACGATCCGGCTGCGAAAGAGAACCCGACCTATGATGTCCACAAGGACCATTTGGGTTTGGTCGATCTGGCCCGCCATCACAACACGTCTTCGCACAACCGTCAGGGCGGCGGTGTTCTGGATCGAGAGAATGCACATTCCGATCTGAAGCACATCGCTGGCGTGCATGGATACCAAAAATTGAGTCACAACCCGTTTCGGGGATAATTGACAAGCGCGGGGATTTGTGGTAAAAGATTCATGCCCGATGTGGGCTGTTATCATAAATTCCCAAACATGGCAATATATTTCCAAAAGGACATACAATCATGGCGAACAGCTACAGCACCACGGACAAGGCCAAGTCGGTCTTGGACGAAATCCTCGAAGACCTGAGCAAGTCGGACGAACCGACCGAATCACATCTGCCGGAAGAAGTCACCAAGTTGGATAAGGCGACGCTTCTTGCAGTAATCTACAGACTTGTTGCAAAAGTACGCGACTGAGTGTAAAATACACACTTGTCGATCCGCAAAGGGGACTTCGGTCCCCTTTTGCTTTACCAGACTTGTTTCAGGATGTTAAGAACAGAAACAAGAAGAACTAAAAAGGGTTGATACTAATGAAGAAGAAAACCATCCTTGCCGTTCTGTTGGCGGCGCTGTGCATACGTACAGCGGTCCCGATAGAACACCCCTCAACGCCCATAGGACCAGACGTTCAGAAGGACATCAACTGTTTGGCAGAGAACGTCTACTATGAGGCACGCGGCGAATCGGATGACGGCAAGAAGGCTGTAGCCGAAGTCACAACGAACCGCGCAAGCACGCCCGGATTTCCCAACACTGTCTGTGGTGTGGTGCATCAAAAGACTGACCGGACGTGTCAGTTCTCATGGGTCTGTCAGCGTCATCGAGCGCCGATAGACAAGAAAGACCAAACTTGGGTCGAATCTAAAAATATTGCCACAGATGTCTTGCTGTTTGACGACGACCCCGGTATAATGAAGAAAAAGACGGCACTGTTTTACCATGCCAACTACGTCAAACCCGGTTGGGCGCGACACATGAAGTTCATCAAGCGTATTGGTGGACACCTTTTCTACACCAAGAAGTAAAGAGAACGACGAACTCGGCGCACATGTCTGGGACACTGCGCTGACGGACGAACACACATTACTTGCGGCCATCGTTGAAGAACAACGGCTGCGCTATCAAGAAATCATCGAGAAGAAGTATGCAAGTTGAAGCACAAGAAGTGACCATCACCGATCAATATCTGATCACACGCGAATTCGCATCCGCTGAAGCGTTTTCCGTGTACATCGAAGAACGTGCCATCGTGGACGGCGAAAGCTTGATCGATACCATCCTCACATACTGCGAAGAACGTGACATCGATGTGGACGTGACGGCCAAGCTGGTCACGAAATCCCTCAAAGAAAAGCTGGCAGTTGAGTTCGAAGAACGGAACATGCTGCAAAGCGAACATGGCACACTGGACCTGTGATCCAAACATTCAAAGAATTTCTAATCGAGAAGTATGGGACGGCGGGGACGTATGCCGCGATGAAGTTCTCGCACACATCCGAACTGAATATCCGTAAGTTCCTCGTTCAGAATGATGTCCCCAATTCGGTCCCACAAGACAAGCTGCATGTGACGCTGCTGTACTCGCGCAAGCCGATGGTCGGATATACGCCACGCGGCACGCTAACGGAGCCTGAGAAGGTCCGCGTCCTTGACTTTGCTGTCTGGGATACTCAGAACGGAAAGAAGGCGCTAGTGGCGCTCCTAGACGCTCCGAAGCTGATCATCCGACACAAGGTTCTGATGCAGCAGTATGACGGCACGTATGACTTCCCGGATTACAAGCCACACTTCACCATGTCCTACGATGTTGGCCCCGACTTCAACAAAGACAGTTTGCAAAAATTGACCGAACCGCTGTATCTCGACCGTGAGTATGGCGAAGAATTGAACACGAACTGGAAAGCAGATGACAAAACTGATTGACCAACTGAATGAACTGAAGGCCACGGCAACAGTTCGCAAGGCGCAACGAGACGAAGAAGAACGTCTGGCCCGCATCGAAGCGGAACAGTCGGAAATCAAACTCGGCAAGGAACACGCTGAATCGATGATTCCTTCGATCACGAAGAAGATTCTTCGATATGCCGATGACGGCGAATACCACAGCACCGATGTTCTGATCCAATCCAACGGCAAGAAGAAAGAATTGACACCGTGGGAAGCGGCATACGCACTCACGCTAACACAACACTTCGAAGAACAAGGCCTGACTGTCACACAAAGTCAATCTCCGAAGGGCAGCGTACATGGCAACGTGTACAACACCTTCCTGTATATCTCATGGTAGTCAACGTCTCGACCGGCAAGCCGTTTGATGTGTATGTCGGTCGGGGTTCGAAGTGGGGCAACCCGTTCATCATTGGTCGGGACGGTACGCGAGATGAAGTCATCGAGAAGTACGAAGGCTGGATCATCCTGCAACCCCAATTCGCTGACATCCATGAACTGTACGGCAAGATTCTGGGATGTCACTGTCATCCGAAACGATGTCACGGACACTCGCTTGAACGTCTTGCCGTTCAGCAGCACCAACCATCCTTCTTTGATTGAGCATGACACCATTCGGCGCATACAAGTGTTATTTGGCCTTCCGCAGTCACTTCACCACGGACAGCTACGACATCATCAAGTATCGTGGCCGCGTGAGTGCCAAGCTGGAAACCTTCGAGAAGCGCAAGGACCGATACCGGTTCGAGAAGTTGGCCCGGAACAGTAGCGACAAAGAGATTGTTGATACATACCTTGCCAACTTCACAAGCAAGCCTGACTATTCTGGTCTGTTCGATGACCAGACAGAGACGCGGTACAAGAAGTGGTCCGCGTACCAACAAGCACTGTCGTACAACTTTGGGAATGAAGTGAAATACTTGTTGGAAGATGCAAAAAGTTCAGGTTTGTGTTATAATGACGTTTTCGACAGTAGTGATCGTCAACACCCGCCAGTCCTCACAGCATACCTCGGCAAGTCCATATCCGTTGATACCTTCGTGATTCTCGACCGTCTAAATAGTTTCACAAACAAGATGGTCGATGATGTAGTGACGAAAGACATCCTTCGCACTGCACGCAAGTACGACCCATTCCTAAAGGTTGATCTGGAAGTATATGGGAAACTCAACGAGAGAATCAGAAGCGAAGTCTTCTGACGAAGAAAGAATCCGGGCGCTGGAAGAAACCATCGCCTACATGCAGCGTGATCATGCGCTGGTGGTCAAGAAATTAGAAGCAGTCATGACAGATACGGCACGCACAAAACGGCGCGTTGAATCATGGCCTTTTGTTACGGTAGCAGTGAAGTAAGATGGGTAAGTCAAGAAATTTTCGTCCAGAAGAACGCAGCATTCATCGGGCGAAGCCGACCGCAGATAAGTCGGGCAAGTACAAGCACACTCTCTATGTCGTTGAAGATGACGACGAAGATGATGGGCTTACATGGGAAGAACTTGAAGGTCCGCTGGACGATGACTAAATAAGCAGTACAAACGAAGTACGTGAACTTTCTATATGAGGCAAATCATGCAAGACAAAATCGCAAACAATCGAACTAATCTCGAAATAGGTAGAAAACAAAATGGCAAAATCATTCTCGGAACTCCGCAAGCAACGTGGCGACCTCGCTGACCTCACGAAGAAGCTTGAACAGCAATCCTCTGGCGGCAAGAAAGAAGACGACCGCTTCTGGTCGTGCCAGACTGACAAAGCTGGTAATGGTTCCGCAGTGATCCGCTTCCTCCCGGCACCGGCTGGCGAAGAAGACGCATGGGTCAAGCTGTACACACACGGTTTCCAAGGCCCGACTGGTAAGTGGTATATCGAAAATTCGCTGACCACGATTGGCCGCGATGATCCGGTCACCGAACTGAATAACGAATTGTGGGCTTCGAAGTCGAAGGCCAACGAAGAAATCGCACGCAAGCAAAAGCGCAAGCTTGGCTATTACAGCAACGTGTACATTGTCTCGGACCCGGCGAACCCGGATAACGAAGGCAAGGTTAAAATCTTCCGCTACGGCAAGAAGATTCACGACAAGCTGATGTCGGCACTCAAGCCCGAGTTTGAAGAAGACGAAGCGTTCAACCCGTTCGACCTCTGGACTGGTGCGAACTTCCGCCTGAAGATTGCGAAGGTTGAAGGTTATGCAAACTTCGACAAGTCATCGCTCGCAAAGCCGGGTCCGTTGAAGGAAGACGACGACGAACTCGAAAAGATTTGGGAACAGTGCCACTCGCTGAAGGCGATCATCGCTGAAGATCAATTCAAGTCGTATGACGATCTTCTGAAGCGCTTGAACTTCGTGCTGGCAACCGGTACTGCACCGCGCAGTGCTGAGAAGTCCGAAATCAGCGACGAAGATCAAGACTTCATCCGTTCGCAAGCGAAGAACACGAAGACTTCGGAAGCGTCCGACGAACACGAAGACCTTCCGCCGTTCGATGTCGATCCGGCACCGCCGAAGAAGGAATCCCCGGCGAAGGCTGCGGCAGCAAAGGCAGCAACGAAGCAAGTGGTCGATGACGAAGATGACGACCTCGCATTCTTCAAGAAGCTTGCTGAAGGTTAATCGACAGTAGCAAAACAAAAGCCCGCGTAAGCGGGCTTTTTTATTTTACATCACAAACGTTCCCATCATTGCTCGATCAAAGTAGGATTCCCGACTACGGGGAGAACCACTGATCGGCATCACCTTCATATCGTTGCCAGAACTGCCGCCAGACTTAACGTTGGTTGTGGGGGCATGGACGATCACCGGCGCTTTGGATTCCTGTTTAACGGCTTCCTGATGGTCCTGCGAAGCCTTCGCGACGATCTTGCCACTATCGTTATCCTTCGTCGCCCACATACCGCCAAGTTTGCGTCCCGCCCAATCACCAAGTTCGCTTCCACCGAATCCACCCGCAACGCCGCCGATCAGTCCACCAACCGCCGTTCCAACACCCGGCATGATGGCAGTGCCGATCAATGCACCTGTAGTCGCACCGGCTTCGGCACCGGCCCAACCGCCCGCAACAGCACCGGCACCGCCGCCCGCAGCTTTCGCCTTGGCTTCCTTGGCCTGTTGTGGTGTGATCTTTCCGGCCTTCAATGCCGCGTCTACGTCCTGATACTCGTTGTAGGCGTCATATGCAGTGATTGCCGTGCCCGCGATGCCAAGCGCCTTACCTGCCTTACCCAGACCCTTTGCGACCTTGGACGTGGCCTTTGCTGCACCCTTGGCTTCACCTTCCAGACCTTCAGCAGCACCTTTCGCGCCTTTCGCCTTGACTTCACTTTCGCCCGTCTTGGCCTTTTCTTCGGTCTTCGGCTTCACTTCTTCGGCCTGACCTTCCTTACCCTTACCCTTGATCTTTTCCTTGATCTTTTCCTTTGCGCCATGAAGCAGTTCAGCACCAGTTGCGAGTAATGAGAGAGGATCGATACCGCCGCCATCACCTTCAGCTTTCGCGTCGTCAGCGAAGTTGCGAGTCGAATCCGCAGAACGTGGACCGACATCATTATCAACCAACGTATCATCCTTAGTGAAAGCATTGGCAACGGTCGGCGTCGGAAGAAGGGGTAGCGCGAAACCGGTAGCCACAGCACCACGAACAGCAGAGGACATCGGGCCTTCTTGTGTACGCAGAGGCGTGGACGGATTCCCCTTGACCTTGATCGGTTCTTCGGCGGGCTTCGGCGTCACGTCATGTGCAGTCTGCTTCGGATGCGCAATCTCTTTGAACTCGACATCTTCGGCGTCATTGATCGAATCGATTTTCTTGCGCCGAAATGTAGGCTTCACACGGACCAAATCAGTCTGTGGTTCGCGTGGCTTCAAGTCGGGCACCGGAAGAAAGTTGCCTTCCTGATGTTCGATCTGCTTTGGGGGCATCACGGATTCGCTGGACGGCGAAGGAAGAACAGGCGCAACCGTAGCACCAGATGGCGAAGGAAGAACAGGCACTACCTTGGCAGCAACCGCAGCACCAGAAGGAGGCGGAAGCATAGGACTACCAACAACTGCTGCTGCGGTACGGCCACTATTTGGCGGCAATGTCGGAGCAACATAGAACGGGGGCTTCTTGCCTTCCGCATGTTCCGAGTGTTCGCGCTCAACCATCTTGACGATCAGGCGTTCGACATGAAGGTTCTCGATCTTGTCGGGGAACTTACCGACAGCATCGCCCTTGATACCCGACATTGCGGCTGCGATCTTGGCTACAAGCTTATCATCATGGTTGTCGGCGGGCTTTTCCTGTTCGCCCATGATGTCATCACCGAGACGAGTTTTTACCGCTTCGGCTGCACCAAGGTTCTGCATCTCTTGCAACGGCGTAATCAGGTTCTTGTGATTACGTTTGTTGTCATACCCGGCCAAGCGTCGGAACAGAGGACTCTCCATATCCGCCTTTGATGCACCAAACATCTTCTCGAACCGGTAGCCAAGTTCCTGCTTGGCGGCGCTACCCTGTGGCTGATGCTTGTCCGTATGCTGCATACCTATGGCGGCAATCTTTTCAATCTGTGCCTTGGCCTCAACACTACCTTCAACCTCATTGATACGCGCGACCGCAGCTTGGAATTCCTTGTTCGAACGTTCGAAGTCGAACTTGCCATCCTTGCGCAGCTTCATGAATTCTTCAACGACCTCACGGAACACTTCCTTTTGTTCCTCTGATGCCGTCTTCATGAACTCTCGTTGATCTTTGATTTCGTCAGTGAACTGTTGATATGCTTCATCAACACGCTTGACGTTTGCACTCTCATTGCCCTTGTTGGATGACACCTGATTGCGACGCAGAATGTCACCGACATTCACCACTTCACTGATGAATTTATCATTCGACATGCGCTGAACTTCTTGTGTCTGCCGGGATTTGGTCGCTTGCATTGCCATGTTTTAGCCCTTGGTTTGATGTGCGCGCAACTGCGCCATTTCAGTCTCATGCCGAATATGTTGCACAAGCTGCCCTACGTAGATTTCCCGCTCCCACGGAATCATGTTGTCCAACTCTGTCAACGAATAGCCATGAAATTGCCGAAGGCTGAAGTTCAACGTGTAGTAGTTGTACAACGTGTCATGTGAGAGCACTATCCGAAAAAAGCTTCGACGCCTTCGAGTGTGTACTGCGTTTCCTTCTCGCAGTGCGGACATTTATCCGTGAAGGTGTGACGCAGAACCGGCATCGTGCGGAAGAAGTCTTCTATCTTGGCGAATTGTTCGGTCGTCAAGGCTTCGACAAACTGTGCAACTTCTTCTGGTGTTTCGTCTTTGGTTTGGTGAACCTCTGTCTCAGTGAAGACCGATTCGATACACTGGCAGATTGTTTGGTAGACCGTATCAACGGAGTAGTTCTTGTTGAGGAACGACAGTTGATCGGTGGTTGGGTAAGCCATCTCGACGCCCAGATTGTCGGCCAAGATGATCTTCTTGGTATGGTCTTTGTTCTTCTGGACCTCGACAATGGAAAGAGGCAGATTGTGTTCGTGATCCGCCTTGCAGTGTTGGCACGTCAAAATCAGATCGACAGTTTCGCCGGATGACTTGGATCGAATCTGAAGGAACAAATATTCAAGATCGAAGTTAGGCATCGCTTCGACATCAAGCTTCTCGAATGTACATGCATTGACGGCTTCTTTGATTGCAAGGAGAACGTCCGCTTCGCCGCCTTCAACGGCCATCAGCATGTTTTTCTGTTCACCTACCAACCAAGGACGGTACTTGATAGTCTTTCCCGTTGAGGGCACTTTAGTCTGGTAGGTCGGGGTCGTGTTGCGCGGGAGTGACATGTTTGATCATGAAAGTGGATTACGATCCACTATTTATCCCTTGACGCGAATTCCCAGACGTGTATAATCCTTTATCAACTGGCTACGAAGAAGTACCAAGAAAACTACAACGATTGTTGGTTGTGTGTAGCACGCACTGAAAAGAAACGTGTAAAATGCGCACAACAATACGAAAGGGACACTGTAATGCCGATCAATGCACAGATTCAGAAAGACGGTTCGTTGACGTTCGAAGACTACCGGAAGCCAGAACCCACGTACTTTCCCGGCGCTACGCTGATGATCCCCGCGAATGGTCCGTGGGACACATCCATGTTTGCTGTAATCGAACAGAAAGACTCGGACCATCCGGGCATGGTCGCGTTCGTCGCCAAGCGCATCGATACGTTCGATCAGGCCCGAGAAGTCGCTGATTATCTGTGGGAACTGGCCGAAGAAGCTGGACGTGTGATGGATAAGTACCCGCGCATGTCGAACGGGCTGACACCGAATCATGTCAAGGGAACCTTTGAGTGGCGTGCCGACAAGCTGAAGGTCGATGCCGCACTCGAACACAGTCGGACCTTCAACAAGTGGTATGTGAAGTACTACAAGAAAGAGATTTACGCCTACAGACAAGCAACACGAACTAGAAATCTACAGAGATGAAATACGCACAACTTGCAACAGACTTGATGTTCTCGGCGGTCAGGGTTGCGGACCTCGCCACGAAGTACGGTTTACAGTTCCGCAAGAACAAGACCGGCAACGACATCTCAAACGCCATCAGGAAGGCACGGAGAGCCGGATACGGAAAGGTCGAATTCGAGATGAACATGCTGGAATTCTATCTGAAAGAAATTCTCAAAAAGGCTTGACGGCGAATCCCCAAGTCTGTATTATTCTCACATCGCAACGAACTTGGGGATTCGAACATGGACATCAAGGAACTGAAGGCCGCGCTGATCACGAAGGGCTGGACGGAAGATCGTTGGGGTAACCTGAAGCGCGAAGTTTCGCACGAAGATGGTGTCCGCGTGTATCGCGTGAAAGTGCAGAAGATTTCGATCCGCATCGAACGCCAGTACACCATCGAAGCGTCACAATACTCCCCGGCACACAATGATTGGTCACTCGTTACCAGTTCTTACCTGAAAGATGTCAAGGTCCGCGAAGACGGTGGTATCATTGTCGGGCGCAAGGTTTTGAAATAATCTGCGCATTGGGACAACTTTCAGGGAAAAGAATATGCTTCAAGCTGATCCAAGTGAGTTCATGCCAACCGATGCAGACACGTTGCTGGATGTGTATTGCAAGTTCCCGGTAGAGAACATCCAACGGGTTCTGAGCACGGTAGAAGAACGGCTGTGCTTTGAACCCGGCAACCTGATCGACAAGCTTCTGGATACGGTTGATCGGTCCTTGCGAGAAATAGACGTGACGGTGAAGGAATCGTGCGTCTACGATGATGTCTCAATCGTCGTTTGTTATGACGTTCCGACCACGATTGAACAGATCAAATCCAATGTTGCGCGTGCGTGCTATTTCTTCTGGCAGCACAACATCGCCTTCACCAAAGAAGCACAAGAAGCGTTGAGGGTCGGTAAGGAACATTAAAAACAAAAACGTGTTTGTCGGTGTTGACATGTACAACCAAACCTGTATAATTCTTCACATCGGCAAACACAACGGAGCGCAAGACATGAACAAGATCAACGCGGACCAGTTCCCCATCACCTTCGCTGCAACGTCCAACCTCACCAACAACTTCCGCGCGAGCGACATCAAGCGTTTCGTCAAGGCCATCCCGGAAATCAACGAAGTCATCGACGCAAACGAAGTCATCGTGGCGCACGCGAAAGACCTTCGGCGCTATATCAACGATTTCGTGTACGCAGCGTTCGACGCCGTAATCTCGGACAAATACTGGAAGCTTGGTCGCTACGAATCCTTGCCGGAAGATGTCCAAGCCCTGAACTACGAACTGCCGCGCGAAGCACGCCTCATTGCTTCGTTCGAAAAGAAGCTGAACAAGGTCAAGACCGAACACGCATTGATCGCAGAATGCCGCGCATTGATCGCAGAACTTCAACCGCTGGCCGACCTCGTTGCGTTCTTCAAGACGGTCGAAGTGAAGGCCACGGTCAAGCGTGCAGCAGTCAAGGCACAGAAGATCGAAGAAGTCCGCGTTGCAAGCCATACCGATGTCGTCTATCAAGCGGTTCTCCCGCTGAAGCTGATGGCTCAAGATCGTGCCGAATTGCACTTCCGTGCATCGGTTCGTATTGCAGCAGAAGAAATCCTGAACGCTGGTGGTGATCTTGAAAAGCTGGTCCCGATCCCCGAAGGCAAGCTGACCGGATTTCAAGAAGCCCGCATCAACGCAGCACGTCGCTTCTATGTGTCGATCTGCAATTTGCGCAACCATCGCTACCTGACGCTGAATGATCAGTTGGTCGAAACCGAAGTCCTGAAGGTGCGTCGCGATGCAGCTTTCCAGTTCGAAGCCTTCGTATCGAAGCTGAACGATAAGATCAACGATGTCACGCTGAAGGCAGAACTGGCGGGTGATCCGTGGATCGGTTCGACGCTGACGGTGGAGACGAAGAACAAGGGCACGCAAGTCTGGAACACGAAGATGATCGTCAACGTGTCCAAGTACGGTAAGGTGTTCAACCAGTTCCCGACCCGACTGGCGCGATAAAGAAAACAGGTTTGGGTATTGACGAACGATACCCAAACCTGTAATATCTCTACATCGACAACCAAACGGAGTGAACACCATGACCACGACCCTCGCGCAAGACCTCCAAGTTGGTGACGAAATTCTGTCCGGTCGGCACAACAATGTCGTCGCAGTCGTCAATGAGATTCGCGAAGAAGCCGATGGCACGCTGACCGTCACGCTCTGTGACACGCGCGGACACGAAGGCGACTTCAAGTACCTGAAGTACGATGTTGTCACGATGTATGGCGATTATATCCACTACTACGATGACGACGAATCATGAAAGCGCAGCGTAAATAAAAAGGGGACCACGAATGGTCCCCACAAAGGATGAAAATGAAATACACACAAGAACAACTTCAAGAGATGGCCGCTGAATTCATGGGCCAACTGACCGGACACAACGATGTGCGCTGTCACCAACTGATCGGTGAAATGTCGCAACGTCTCGGAATCCATCCGAACGCCATCGAACAGGGCATTCATATGCTCGCGATGGGTATGCAGTTCGAAGTTCGCGCAGCGGCTTAGGCCACGAAGCTGACCATGTTGCGGAAGCTAGATTCGACGGACGACACCTTCGAACTGATCTGCGACGAAACTGATTTAATGATGTCTCCACCCGCCAACACATTCTGCTGTTGCACGACAGAAGCCTGAAGCTTCTTCGATTCAATCTCGATACATGACCACTTCCGGTAAGCAAAGGTCACCGTGACTTTCTGAAAGTTCTGTGACCCTGCTGAACCCGTCATCGATGATACGACCTTTGGGAATGCATTCTCCAATGCAACCTGATAGATCGTCCCATCAAGTCGATCCAACTGCGAAATCACAATATCGCATTCGTAGGTGTCCGGGTACGCAACCATCTGTGTATCATTCGGGACAATCGCATCCATCCAGTAATCAAACAGCTTCTTCGAGTTCATATCACGATCCATCAGCATCGTGATGGCGACGCCTTGGTCGCCGCCGTAGTCTATCCCAATCGGCATCGGTTGCGGTGCGCCGAAGGTGCGGCGTTCCTTGGTCTGAAGTATCGCGGAAGGGAAGACGACCGATTCGACGCGCATCATGGTGGATCGTAGATACTGGTAGTACGTCGAACCCATAAGGCACGTTGGCGTACCGATGTAGACCTCATATCGGCTTTCAGAAGCAAGGCCCGTATTGAGAACTTCTTCCTTGAAGTTCTCGAACCCGTCTTTGGCGAACGATGTGGCGCTCGATTTGGTCTTGCCAATCCCGAGCGCATCACGCACCACGTCACCGGCTGAATTCACTACATTGTTGAGGCCATTGATCGGCAGTAAATCAAGAAGTGACATGAGGATTCCTTATTAAACGTGTTGCTTGGCGTCAAACCAAACTTTCTGCTTACTTGCCTTCTGGAACTGCTCAGTTGGGAGCAACGCGACCATTGGCCATGATGATGATGGTACTTCGAGATACTTCGATTCCAAACCATCATCACGATAGAGTTTGTACGCGAAGTCCGCGCCAAGGTTCTTTGCCTTCGATAGACGCATGAGGATGTCATAGGACAGTTTCATGCGTGTGGTTGCATCGAACCGGTCATTGTTTGCAAGATCGTACATGGCGATAAGCAATTTGAGACGCATGGGCGGCGGCAGGTAATGCATATTGATCCCTGTCCAATAATTGTGACCGTTCTTCGAAAACTTATCAATATAGAAGATACACGGAAAGCGGTCCCAATATTTCAGATCGTCCTTAGTGATAGCATCGTACTTAAACATGTACATTTTTCCGGGCGTCGGGTACGCGACGTTAGCCGTCTGTAACAGCCTACTATCCTTATAGCTGCTTCTGTTCAGTGCTTTGATGGACGCGGTGAACCAATCCAACGACTGTCGCATGTTGGCTTTGGTTACTTTGAAGTTATCGAACGGTGATGGTTTACGCGTTGCCATTGAGTCGGTTCAGTAGATATGTTTCGATTTCGGGTGAGAACGTGTAGGTTCCATCTTGAAGGCTTGCTTTCCCTGCAACCAACCATCGCTTCAGAGAATGCTGAGTAGTCCTGAATGTTTTGCAGAAAGCCAATACACCCTTGTATGTTTTATCCCCAACGACAAGCAATTTCTTGACTTTCTCGCGAGAAGCTATGTACCGTTCAAGACGTTCGCCATCGAACTTGACACCTTTATTTAGTGCCGACAGCCTTGCTTTATCTTCTTCGGAAAAGATGCGACCGCCTTTACCGGGCTTGCCAAGCTTTGCCTCGCGCATCTTCGCTTTTGATTCTTCCGTGTGCTTCTTTCCCCGCATTCCCGATTCGCCGCCGCGCGTAACGTTGTATCCCTTATCCGCACCATCAAGGACGCAGCAATCGTGTTCTCGGATGAAGTCCGGTTCCTTGACCTTCAGACAATGTTCGCCATCCAACGACTGATATATCACTTCAAATGTGAAGTTCTTTACACCATACTTTGAAAGGGCCGCATGAAGGATGGAATAGGAATTTTGATCGGGGCAGTTGCGGATACGGCGATGCTGCTTCCAGCGTTCTTTTGGTTGTTTGGACGTGAAACCGATGTAGACCTTACCGTTGACGTGGTTGGTGATGCGATAGATTGTATAAATATGCATAGTAGGTTTTGTGTTTAGGCCCGGACGGTGACAGCCGTACCGGGCTTTTTGTTGTTCACCTACTATTTAGTAAAACGAAGATTTTGAGATATTTGTATGGCTGTAAGTCTTTTTTTCTCTCACTTGATCCCAAGTTCCTTCTCTGTGAGGATGATGAACTTGTATCCCTTGCGGGCACAGAAGGCACGCGCTGCTTCCCACTTCGCCGTGTTGGTGCAGTACATCATGGCTTCCTCGATGTACCGTTTCGTCTTACGTTTGGGCTGCTTCGGCGCAACGGTGAACTGTGCTGGCTTGATTTCTGCCAGATAGGTCGTGAACGACCCATCCTTGTTTCTGATAGTCATCTTCAAATCCACGAAGTACCGGTGAGGCAATCCATCGACAGGGGATATATACGGGATAATTGTTTCCTCGCTTGACCACGAAATTACATTATCTCGCTTATCACAATACGAAAACGCGCGAAGCTCCCACGAACTTCGATATGTGATGTTGTGAACGTCACCTTTGTACTTCTGTGGATTGCGCGGTTTCCACTTTCCCTTATAGGCGTTAGCGCCATATGCCATTCTTACTCACCTAAATATTAGTTGTATAAAACCAACTATTTAGGCGAAGCCATGTCCCTTCTTTCTGGAATCATTGACGGTGCGAAGTCGAAGCTGGAATCGGCGGTCACGTCGCATCTTCCTTTTTCGAACCTCAATAAAGCCACAACCAATCTTGAAAAGTTTGCGTCTCCGAAGACGGGATATGAAATTCAACAACTTCAATATCCGGCTGATCTGACGGTCGCATCCGATCAACCCCATTGGGTCACGTTTTATATCAACGTGCGCGGTAAATCGAAAATCGCACAGAACAATCCCGAACTACTGGCAACCGGCCAACCGATTAAGATTTCGGAAAACCGTCTGGACCCGGCCACGATGGATAACGCGGTGATCGGGACGGCGGCAGTCGGTGGTGCAGTGTCGGCCTTGGGCGCTGGCAAGAGGATCATCGATAGCGCCGGTAAGATTGCCTACGCTCGCGCAAAGAACGGCGGTTCTGGTGTTCTTGGCGCTGGCGCGGCGGCGATTGGTGCAACGGCGGTTACTGGTGTGGCGGCGATAGGCATTGGAGCCGCTGTAGGGGGCGCTGCTGCGGCTATGACGGTCAAACCGGATACGACCTACCGACTGAAGGACGCGATCACCCTGAACGTCTCACAATCGCCTGTGTTTCATTCCAGTGCGAACTACGATGTCATGGAGTTCGGTGCGATTGGTGGATTTGCCGCAAACGGTTCGTCCTATGCCGACACACTGGATGCCGCACAACAAACACAGGAAGGTATGTTGGCGGTCGCGCGGGCGGGCCTGAAGGAATCAGGCAAGTTCCTGAGTAAATCGGCTGGCGCGATGGTTGAGGCGACGACGAAACAAACTCTGAACCCGTATCGCGAAGTGCTGTTCAAACAGATTAACTTCCGTCAGTTCTCATTTGATTATCGTTTCTTGCCCCGGTCACAAGCTGAAACTGATATGGTGCAGCAGATTATCAAGACTTTCCGGTATCACATGCACCCGGAAATGAGTTCGGGCGGTCTGTATTATATCCACCCGTCAGAATTTAACATCCAATACTATTTCCGTGGAAAAGAGAACTCATACATCAACAAAATCTCGACTTGCGTTTTAGTTGATATGGATGTTCAGTATGGTCCACACGAACAGTTCTCGACATTCGGGGATGGTGCGCCGGTAGAATATAGTTTGCGGCTGGTCTTCCAAGAATTGGAGACTTTAACAAAAGAGCGCATTAACGCGGGTTATTAAATGTCACAGAATAATTTGTTCAAAGCTAAATACGGTTCTCCGAAGACCCACGAAACTATGTCTACACATGAGAATCCGTATATTCGCGCAGAAGTTGCGCGCCACGCATCACCCGAGATTCGCGATAGACTGTACAAGGACCGCGATGAAGTGGTTCGTTCGGCAACCGTCAAGGGCGCACCAAAGGCCCATATTGATCGGGCCATGACGGACCCACATGAGGCAGTCCGACAGCAGGTTGCGGTACATGGCCACGATAGCCATCATCAGGTGTTGCAGCATGATCGCAGTGAGAACGTGCGATACCAAGTGGCGGCGCACGCACAGAACCCGAGCATCCTGCATCGACTGGCGCATGATGAATCGAATGATGTGGTTCGAAGCGTCATCAACAACAAACACACGCCCGACGAAACGTTGCGCCATATCGCTGACACTCACGCATCAGAGAGGATTCGCGACAAGGCAGACAAAGAACACTACGGGCGCACTGAATTGGGCGGCTGGATACCGGAATAAGAAAATGAACGCAGAAGACAGAGACGAAAACATTTCCAACTTCGGTGTCCGATTCGGATCACAGCGAGTGCATGAGAAGTTGGCGAATCATGAGAACGAGTACACCCGAGAAGCACTCGCATCGAATACGGAGCACAAGCCGATCCTAGATAAGCTGATGAAGGATAAGCGGCCTTCCGTGCGCAAAGCGACGCTTCGCTTTCACAATCATAAAGACCACGTTGACGCAGCGGTCCATGACCCTGACTTCTCGGTGCGTGGTCTGGTTGCATACAAGGGCCATCATCACGATACCCTTATACACGACCATGACGACTACGTTCGTACAGCAGTTGCAACGGCGGGTTCAAAGCCACATCATGACATTCTGATGCACGACGAAAGCCCAAAGGTTCGTATGGAAGTCGCACAGCATGGTCACAACGAACATCGTGATCACCTGATGAACGACGAGAACTGGAAGGTACGCGAACGGGTCGCACGGTTCGGCAACGATAAGCATCGTGACCATCTGGTACATGATTCAGTTCCGGCAGTACGTGAAGCGGTTGCGGAACATGGCAACGACAGTCATCATCATGTCCTGAAAAATGACTTCGATGGCAAGGTCCAGTTCGCGACGATCAACAAGACCAAGAACCCGGAAATTCTGGATCACATGTCCAAGCATTCGGCATGGCAGACGAAGGCGGCGGATAAATTGAAAGGGCTGAGATAATGGCAGACGATTACGACATCGAAGATAACAAGCATCACTTCAAAGCGAAGTTCGGTTCATCGAAGATTCATCACGATATGATTGACGGAAAGCCGGGTAGGTTCGGTATCAAACCACAACATGATCATCTTGAAACTATCGCATCACATGGCAACAAAGAACATCTGGACAAGATGGTTGGACATTCCAGTTGGGTCGTGCGCAACGCGGTAGCCGAACAAGGCCATCACGATCATCTCGACAAGCTGATGCACGATGAAGATCAGTCGGTGCGAACCACGGTCGCGATGCGCGGTTCAGAGAAGCACCACGATCACCTGATGAACGATGCGGACAATATGGTTCGTGCGACAGTGGCGCATCATGGCAGCGACAAGCATCGCGATCATCTGGTAAAAGATTCATCGTTCCGTGTCCGTGAATCGGTCGCACAGCATGGCAATGAATCGCACCATGCCGCACTGGTCCATGATGATAATCCTGACGTTGCCCGGATGGTCGCAACACGTAGCGAGACGCACCGTAGTAAACTGGTGAATCACCCGTCACCGGCAGTGCGATATGCAGTTGCTTCAAATGGCGGTTCGGCTGTTCAAGATCACCTGAAGGACGATCCAGAACCCGAGATTCGCGCGGCAGTTGCAAGGCGTGGATTCCATCACGACAAGCTGATGCACGACCCGGATAAACGGGTAGTCCTACAAGTCGCGAAGAATGCCAACCTACACATCACCAAGCAACTTACCGATCACAAGAATTGGGAAGTCGCAGAGGCAGCACAGAACCGCATCCCACAACTTGAAGCGAACGAACGCATCAAACAGAAGCACTTGGCGATGAAGGCAGCAAAAGCGCAGAACCCGGTCACAGAACAACTGGTGTCATTCGCGACCTTCTCGGCTAAATAATAAACTACTACCCATCTCAAGGCTTACACTCATGAACATCAACACAAGCATCGTCAATGCATACAAACTGGCCCACTGGTCACAGCTTGACGAAAGTGTTCTCACAGAAGAACAAATGCAGTTCATCATCGAGAACCGGATCGAACATCTGAAGAAGGCGAACCCGGAACTCAGTACGGCACATGATCCGCACGGCCAACACAAGGACGCTGGTTCGATCATCGACCACTTCGCTACACATGGTGACCCGACCCCGAAGAAGACGAACACACAGTGGATCGTCGGTCAGTACAAGAAGGGCAACATCCGCCAAGAAGACGCGGGTCGTGTGCATGGCGCACTGTCCAGCTTCGAAAAGTACAAGGGCAAGCTGGCGAACAAAGACCTGAACAGCTACAAGAAGGTGTCGGACGTTGAAGATGCAACAGCCCCACATGAAGGCACGTTCGCTTCGAAGAAGGAAGAAACGCGCGCAGTGAAACACGAAGGCGCTGATCTGAAGTACGAAGACGATCACATCACGATCCACCACATCAAGAACGAAGATGCTGCGAAGCACTACGGCAAGGGTACGAAGTGGTGTACCTCGGCAGACCAAAATAATATGTTTTCGCATTACCATGCGGACGGACCGATCCACGTTATTCACCACAAAACCGAGAAACAGGAGAATGGTCAACCTCGAAAGTGGCAATTTCATAGTGCATCAAACCAATTTATGGATGAAAAAGATAATGAAATTTCCCATGAGGACTTCAACAAGATCAAGCCATCATTCCATGCGGCGATTGACAAACATCCTGAGATGGTTGAGTAAAGATGTACCACGATCCGGCACTCAAGAAGGCGATGTTTGCAACGAAATACGGTTCGCCTAAAACTCAGTCCCGGATGGCGAAGCGTGGGACAGTGATTCAACGCATCACCCTGTCCCACTCTGGTCCCGCTGAACTACTTGACCACATGACCAAGGACAAGAATTCAGAAGTCCGATGGAATGTTGCAGACCGTGGTGAGAAGCGTCACCTTGACCAACTGGTGAATGATAAGGATGGTGATGTTCGGGCGAAGGTTGCTGCGCACGGCTATAAGGATCATCACGCTGTCCTGAGTAAAGACAAAGACCCGAAGGTTCGCTACTTCGCGGACAATGCAAAGAAAGAAGGACTAAAGGACTGATCCTATGAGCGCACTCAACAAAGCCAAGTTCGCAGAGAAGTATGGTACTGATGCGCTCAAAGCGAAGCACGATCCAATGTGGCAAGAGCATATGGAAGGCATCGACAAGAACGCATCAAAGATTGCCGACCTTCCTATGCGCCATGTTCGCACCGTGTTTAACAAGTATCGCACCGAAGACCCGTTCATCGCAAAGCTGGCGGCTGATCACTTCAACAGAATGGCACAAAGAGGATGTAAAGAATAATGTTCCGAGACAACGCAAACTTCCTTGCGAAGTGGGGTTCACCTAGTCATATCAATCGCCTAACACAAAGCCCGAACGAACATGATCGTCTGGCTATCGCAAGTAAGCGTCCAGAAGAACACCACAAGATGCTCAACGATCCTTCTGAACGAGTTCGAAAGACAATCTCGTACAACACACCCAACAAGGCGCATCTGGACCACTTCGTCAACGATTCGAGTGAGTTCGTTCGTTCTAATGTCGCGAAGCACGGACATAAGGAACACTTGGATAAGCTGGTACATGATTCCGATTGGGCGGTGCGTGATAGGGTTGCAGCACATGGCCATCCTGAACATCTAGCGAAGCTTGTCGATGACCCGCATGAGATTGTCCGCAATCGCGTGGCATCGAAGGGTGTAGGTCACGACAAGTACGTTCATGATTCATCTGCGATGGTTCGTGACATGGTTGCTGATACTGGCAGTGAAGAACACAAAGCGCATCTGGCAAATGATCCGAACGTGAACGTGCGCATGACCGTTGCAAAGAGTTCGGAACACCCGGATACCCTGAAGAAACTCTACAAGGATAGCCATCCTGACGTATCGAGACATGCTCTGCGTCATGCAGCAGACCTTGGTATCGACGTGAGGAAAGAATGAGTCAAAGTATGCAATTCAGGGCTAGGTTTGGTACGCCCAAGATGGTCGATGACATGCAACATAGCGATGATGCTGATGCACGCGCAGCGGTTGCAGAGAAGCACCCTGATCGTCACGCACAGATGCTTGACGATCCCGACGAGTATGTTCGCGCAGAGATTGCACGACACGGCAATAAGGCCCATCTGGATCACCTAATGAAGTCGCCCGACATTCATTCATCGGATTGGATGCTTGGTTCAAATATCGCCCGCAACGGTCATCCCGAACATTTGGACAAGCTAATTAGCCATCCAAGTGAATTGGTGCGACAAGCAGTTTCAAATCACGGTCTGGACCGCCATCATGACGTTCTGATGCACGACCAAAGCTATCACGTTCGGTCGTCAGTTGCGGTGAATGGTAACGATAATCATCGTCGCGCGTTGATGAACGATCCGCACTCAGAAGTACGGAGCAGTGTTGCACGACATACACACGATCCGGCTATCATGGCGCATCTGGCGAACGATAAGGACCAAAGCGTCCGGTGGACTGCGCAGAATCGCCCTAAGCAAAGCGAAGCTTCAAAATTGCGCATGAAATCATTCTTAGATCAACACGGTAACGACGAACTTCTACGATGAAACACGTACTCTATTTTTCTGCGCCGTGGTGCGCACCATGCAAGGCGTTTGCGCCGCAATTTAGTGCAGTGATGGATCAGCACTCCGAAGTATCTTACGCGAAGGTTAACATCGATGAAGACTTCGAGAGGGCACAGGCACATGGCGTGCGTGCGATCCCCTGCATCGTGATCATCGAAGATGACAAAGAAACCGGTCGGCTGGCGGGCGGTGCGGTCAACAAAGCCAAGCTTGAACAACTCCTGAGTTAACCATGTCCTACTTCAGCAACTTCCCGACCGTCTACTACACCTTCGATAACGTCTCGGCTACTCTGACCAAGAATTTCATGGCGCGCGTTGCGGTGTCGGATGCGCTGAAGTCGAACGTAACGCTGTACTCACCGTACACCATCATTGACGGCGAAACTCCTGAGATTGTGGCCGACAAGGTGTATGGTGATCCTCTGCTTCATTGGGTCATCTTGTTGACCAACGAAATCATCGATCCTCGCTATGACTGGTGTCTGTCGCAAGTGGTCCTTGATGCGATGTGTGAGGCGAAGTACGAGAACATGTATGCCACGCATCACTATGAAACGACTGATGGCTTCGTCGTGGATTCAGACTATCCCGGCGCTGTCTCCATCTCAAACTATCAATACGAAGACCAAATCAACGAAGCCAAGCGAACGATCAAGATTTTGAATCCGAACCTTGTGTCTGAATTTGTTAAGGAATTCCAAACAGCAATGGGGACGTAATGACTGATGCAGTTAAATCGGGCGTCCAACATGCGGGCGACCTCAACATCGTAGAAGTATCGTTGATATGTTCGAATGGCACAACGATTGACTTGCTTCCCTTTATGATCGAATGCAATGTGACCGAAGACATCTTCTCCACATCGCTCTATGGCAACATCGTTATCGCGGATAGTCTCGGCATCATCGAGAACGGCCCGATCATTGGAGAAGAATATGTGAGGGTTGATTTCCAGACGCCCGGAATGAAAGCACATATTGCAAAAACTTTTAGGGTCTTCAACATCAGTGATCGCAACGTGGCACTGGATGACAAGACGCAAGTCTTCGTGATGCACTTCTGTTCGCCCGAAGTGTACATCGATGCCATGAACAAAATCTTCAAGACCTTCGAAGGTCGCGTGGATGATGTCGCGGGCAACTTGTATGCGAACTATCTCAACGTGGCACGGAACATCGTGGTCAATCCGAAGTCGGGACAGTTCGTAGAATCCGACGATACGACTTCACTGACGATCCTCACGGAGACAGACAACAACATCAAGTTCACATGTCCCGGTTGGGGCGCACTGAAGACCCTCAGTTGGCTTGCTGCGAAGTCGATAGACAAAGACACCAAGGCATCGGACGGACTGTTCTACGAGTCCACACAGGGCTACTATTGGGGTTCTATTGGGTCGATCTTGAACGCATGGAAGAAATCCAAGCGGGTTGCGGGAGAGTTCTATTATTCGCCTAGCAATCGACGGTTCAATGAATCCGGTACGGTCGCCGTGGATGGAGTGCAGTACACGGTCCCGAACCTTGACCGTGATTACAAGGTCGTAGAAGACTTCAGGATCATTGATTCGTTCAATACTTTGAAGTCGAATGTTTCGGGGTACTATGCGAATCAGGTGTTGACGGTTGACTTGATCCACAAAGGGTACAAGTACAACAACTTCGATTACGTACAGGACTTTGCGAACTATCCGCACTTGGACAAGTATCCGCCGTTTACGACGAATCAGTTCCGCAATCCGCAGATGGTCACGGAAGTTGCGTATCAGCATCCAAACCTGTTCAACAACGCACCGGCCAACGTCAACGAACGTGTTGCGGCCATCAAGCAGAACCGGAAGTCACTGCTGGCGGGTTACTCGAATATCAAGGTTGAAGTGACCGTACCGGGAAGGACGGACTTTGAGGCAGCAAGCGTGGTTTACTTCGCTATGCCGAAGATGGGTCCAAAGGACGAGAGTGATAAGACCGAAGCGTTCGACAAGTACATGTCGGGCTTGTATCTGGTGACGTGCATCCGCCACAAGTTCACGCATGACCGCCATACGATGATCATGGAACTTGTGAAAGATAGCCTATCCAGACAAATTGAGTGATATAATAAATAGTACGTGGAGATGATCTGCGTACTATTTAAGGGGAACGGGGTGACAAAAATTGCATCCATCTATCTGATAACAAATATCACAAATTCGAAGAAGTATGTTGGAGTCACAACCAAGGCCAATCCAAATAAGAGATGGACGGAACACAAAGCATTCAGCAGAGACAGTTCAAGTCCTCGTCATTATGTGCTCCATCAAGCAATCAACAAGCACGGCATCGATAGTTTCACATTTGAAGTGATATACCGGTCCCATGATGCGAATCATACAGTGGACGTAATGGAACCATTCTTCATCAAGGAATACGATACCTTTGGGCCGAATGGATACAATCTCACTCCCGGTGGTCGGTGTCCTATGTTGGGGCGAACCCACACGGAAGAAACCAGACTGAAGATTTCGCAAAACAGACGTGGCATAGGACACAGCGAAGAAGCAAAGAAACGAATTTCTTCATCAACCAAGGGAATAGCTAAGTCTGAGAAACATAGGACGAATATATCCGCCTTCCGCAAAGGCGGCGACAACTACAGATCAAAGAATTGGATCGTAGTTCGACCTGACGGACAGGAACTTCAGATCACAAACATGAAGAACTTCTGCCGGACGAACAATTTACATCCGGGAAGAATGACGGAAGTTGCGCAAGGAAAATTGGAACACCATAAGGGATATAGGTGTTCCAAGACATGATCAAGTAGCCGGATTGAAGGGAATGCACATGGTGGGGAACGTGAACGACAGTTTGCTTCCCAACGTGTTCTGACAGAAGTCAACGCACGACTGCATGTTGACGGATGTCAGATGGTCAACCATATTCCCGAAGCCAGTATAGAACTCGAACTCAGGATAATGGATCGACGGGAACAACGGATCAGGCAGAGACGGAATCGCGGGGAAGCCGGGAATGCTGAAGTTGAACATCAAGTTCGTCGGCAGTCCTGACTTCATCATATCGAGATATGTCTGTGGGTTTGGAAGGTTCGGTAGCGGCGGTAATGCAGCAAGCGCCATCGACTTCAGTTGGTCCAGTGTTGGCATGGTCGGCATCGCGGGCATACTCGCGAACTTCAGCTTTCCACAAACCTGATTGATCAGGCCAAAAATCATGTCAGGCAAACTCATGATGTAGGACTTGATCAGGTTACACATCGTGGACAACGATTCGAACTCTGGGATGCGCATGTCCGGGAACAGAGGCGAAGGAATGCCCGGAAATTGAATCCCGGCTGCGATCTTTGCCTTCACGGATGCCAGTAGGTCGGACGGGTTCCCGTTGAGTATGTCTGGGAGCTTGATATTGAGTACAGGAACCGCTGGCAGCAGTGACAACGGGTCAACACTCAGGAAACTTGTCAGGGGCGTCAGCATCCCCGTACACGTCTGCATCAACTGTGTAGCTTTGAGTTCGGCTATCGACGTTACCATCTCGATGTTCGGACACTTCATGGTCGGGAACATGGGGACGGGCAAAGTTGGTAGTTGCGGCATCGTGAAGTTGAACGGCGGGTTCTTCAGATTCGGTGCGAACTGATTGTATAGGTCGTTGAACGAAGGAATCGGCGTGCTGGTACAAAGTTGGGGCATGGTAGTAGACCGTAAGGTGATCCACTATTTACCCGAAGTGATGTAGAATCCCTTCCCCGGATTTTCCTTGAACCATGTGAACAACGGATCGATAGCACCAGTCATCGGTTGTACCGAACATATGTCTTGTGCGATTAACCCCGGAACAACTCCACGCACCATACCGGCCCACATGTCGCGCAGGTCGCGCTTATGTTCGTCCGTCATTTCCGGTCGCTTGATCGGAAACACGTCACACGGCTTACCCCACGGATACGACTTGTTTAGATCGAGTGGGACGTTGCGCTTGAAGCTTGATGAAAGTTCTTTGTCTGGGGCCATCTTAACTCTCATGGTCACAGAAGTGTTGAATCGTTTCCCATGATTCCGTGACCTCTGGGGCAGCATCCAGATAGCCGTCAAAGTCATCGAAGGTGGTGTAGCATCCAACGGCTGCGACACGTTCTACGTAGCGCCACGTCGATTCGTGGTTCATGGACATGTAGTGACGAAGCTTGCGGTATCGTGCCGCGTCGATTTGATCTTGTGTCAGGTTGTCGGCCATTCTGTGTTGATCCAAAGAGGGCAAAATCTATTGAAGGTTCCGTTGTTGACATCTTCGGTGATACGCCGTTCAGTCAAATTGCAATCGTGGTCATCTGGCGTCCCGGTGGGCCAATAGAACCCCAACATATAGTCCTTATAGTCGGTACGCTTCTGGGGACACGTAGCGCACCGCTGCGGCCCTTTAAGCATCGTCCAGTAGTTCCTCTAGCTTCGCTTCAAGCTTCCACAAATCAACGTAGCGAATCGTTTCTTCCTCAAAGTCGCCACGTCGCGCATAGTAGTCAGTCGAAGGTACATGTACCGTCTTTTCTGTGACGCATTCCTTCAAGATACCCAGAATGAATGCTGCGTCTTTATTCGTCATTGTGTAATCCAAGTACTGTGCAGTTCCAATCATTCCACTCGCGAATCGCTTGGTGGAAGTCCTCATACGCGTTGTCGCGTTTCTCGTTCGTACCGAACACCATCGACCCGGATCGTTCTGCACGATCTTCCTTCGATGCTCCCAACAACCAGACACGTTCTGTCTGAATGTCCATCACTGATCGCGAGACGACCTCATAACCGTTCGATGCCCTGAACTTATGGAAGTCACCATCGTCGTCCCCGTACCACGTCACACGGCTATCCGGCGACTGATACAGGATGTCGAATGTCAGACGCTTGGTGGTCTTGACCAGACGGTAGGTGATAAGGTCAAGGACAACCAGTTCCGGTGTTTCCTCGCCCATCCCCAAGTTAATCCTGTTCATCAAGTTGTTCCACTTCTTTATTTGTTCTACTTCGTTGTACATCAGAAGTGTTCCTCATGATTGAAGTCTGTCATCTTGAACAGACCGACTTCGACCAATGCCGACTGCATTCCGTTCTTGAATAGGTTTCGGAAGGTGGTGAAGGGCATCGTGACTTCGACGCCCTCGACGTTCAGCGTGACGCTTCGCGCGTCCTTATTAACGGTTGTGTAGGCTGTTGCCATTCTAGTTCAGAAGTACTCGCTAATGATGTAGCCGATGATCGCACCGACCGGGATGGACAGAAGGAACCAGTCAAATGTAGTAAGCTTTCTCATGTTCTTTTCCTCTATGGACAACACCGTGGGCTTCCACCGCAATAGTGTTCGTAGTTCCAATCATCCGGGTCGATTTCTTCCGGGCCACAGTAGATGTCGCGCCACTCACCACAACAACAACATTCCATCTGGAATTCATCACCAAACAACCGAATCCCCGGATTCACTGGAATCAGTTCAGTGATCACGTTTGCTCGCTTCGTAGTTGGCCCATTCTTCGATAGCGTTCTGGACCGTTTCCGGCTTGTAACCAAGCCCCGACAGATGACCACGAAGGCCATCGACGGTCTTGATCTGGTATTGCTTGGCAAGACGCACGGCATCTTGTACGCAGTAGAAGGTTTCGACGTTCATCGCACGAACCTGTAATTGCGCTCGATGGCGACATTCAGGCAGTAGTCCAGCGTCGCGCTGACCATCAGTTCGCCCGTGAATGCATCCACGATAGTTCCGAAAATTCGCATCTTGTCGTTCGAGTGATGCACGGTCAGCTTGACATTTCGTTCTTCGTTCATTGTTTCTCCGCAAGCTTGGCAAGCATAAGCATGTCTCTTACAGCTTGTTGCGCTTCATCGAGCGTCCGTTGATGGAACAGCACATTGACAACTTGCTGCAACGTCTCAATCCTGTCTTGCTCTGCGGACTGGGCGAGAGGGGCGGCTTTCTTCGCCGCAACACGGCTCAAGCGGCAATAGGTACAAAGCTCGATGCCTGATGCTGGATCGACTTCGAAATGATGCTCATGTGTATCGGGTCCGATCGTGTCAGGTGCATCGCCCATAGCTAGAGCCTTGCGGTAAATTGCATCGCGCATATCCGCCTCTTGCTTGTCGCTCGGATTGGCGAGAGGTGCGGCTGTGGTAGCTGCGCGCCACGCTTCCATCATCTGACCGGCGTGCGCCCAATCTTCCGCGTGCCGCTCGATTAGATGAAACGCGACGGACGGCTCTACCTTGGACCAGTCTTGATCTACTTCGGGCAACGCCGCCTCTTGCTTGTCGCTCAAACTTTGTTCGACATCGCACGCCTTCTTGATGTCCTCTAGCGCCTTCACTTCGTGCTGGACGTAGGTCTGGTCGTAGCCGTCATTCATCGCCATCAGACCAAGACCTTCACGGTAGATGTGGATGTGCGTGCTGACCATTTCGGCCAACGATTTGTGACCTTTCAGATGTTCGTTCATTCGAGAATAGTCCTCACTTCGTGACCAAATTGGGCGAGTGATATTTCGCCATGTTCAAAATCGCAGTGCCAGTTCCACTTCCCGCTGTACGGATTGAGACGAGAAGTGGGACCGGTGTAGATGATCTTCTTCGCAGCTTCGACATCTTCAAACCGGGCGAAGATCGACCAGATTGTCCCTTCGACATCGAGAGACATGCGAAGCTGACCGGCCTTGGTTTCGATGAACCAGTACTTGTCCTCATATTCGCCGGTCTGTTCGTTTCTCACTGCACCAAGGGCAAGGAACGCACCTTCGATTTGGCGGGCTGCATCTTCGCGAACTTTCTTTGCGATTCGTTTCATGTTCTTCTCCCTCAGTTCAACGTGCTGATGTTGTCCAGAATTCCCAGACCCTTCGCGAACACGCCGTCCTTCTTGGCCCATTCGATGATGAAGGCGTTCACCTTGCGCTTCGGAATCTGGCTGAAGGGAAGCTGCACATCGACCGGCTGACCATCCAGTTCGCCGTGGCAGTACGACACGTCCCATACCGGGAAGCCCGGATCGCTGATCAGCCGCAGACGCGTGACCTTCAGACCCTTGGTGGTCCAGTCCACCAGACCGCCGTGGTTGTTCTCGCGTTCCTTGTGGTAGCCCTGTGCGTCCACCAGACCGTTCGATTCCTTCGTGCCGTAGATGTCGCGGTTGATCGTGTTCATGTCCGTCGCTCCCTCTAAATAGTTGATAGACGAATCTTACCCAAAGACGGGGAGTGTGTCAACTACTTTCGTACTTGGGAATTCAAAAAGGTTAAAACATGGAATACTTCGTTGGTGTCGTGGAGTCGCGTGATGATCCTTTGATGATCGGGCGCTGTCGCGTCCGCATCTTCGGCGTTCATACCGAAGACAAGACCGACTTGCCTACCGCTGATCTGCCGTGGGCCATGCCTGTGACCCCGATCAATAGCGCGAGCACGTCTGGCGTCGGACAGTCGCCTACAGGCATCGTACACGGCGCATGGGTCGTCGGGTTCTTCATGGATGGTGAAGATCGTCAACAGTTCATGATGACGGGCACACTCACGTCAATTCAGGCCGCAACGATCCTGAAACAAAAGACGACCACAACAACCACGAAGACTAGTTCGGCTACGGCATCTGCACCAGTGGCAGCGGGCGCACCAGTGGCAACGACGACCACGATTGTCGTTCAGCCCGATCCCGCAAAAGTTGCGGCTGCACAAGCAGAATTCGATCAAATCAAGGCCGATTGGAATGCGGAACTCGACAAGGCATCGGCACTGATCCAACAGGAGATTGCCGCTCGAAGTGCGGGCGACCTCACGACAGCGCAACAATTACTTGACCAGTCAAAGAGCATTTCGGATGCAGCTAATGCCAAGTACAAGCCCCTGTATGATGCAAAGAAGGCCGAAATCGCAACGCTGAGTCAACCTCAGACCATCACCCAAACTGTCCCGGCAGCAGGGGTCACGGATTCGAAGCCAGTTGTCAATAGTGTGACCGGCGCAGTCGATCCGACCACAGTTCGTCAACCGGGCGGTTGGGTTCTGGGTCAAACTTCGAAGAAATACGAAGTTGGGGCGGCGGGTGCAGGTGCGATCAACGATTACAACAACAAGGCAGCGGGTGACTTTGGCGGCGCTCAATACGGCATCCCGCAATTTCCGTCATACCTTCCGGCCAAGATGCCGTCTGGTAAGTCGCGCAAGAATCCTTCAAATTCGCCCGTCATTCAGTTCGTCAATTCTTGTCGGTTCTCAAATCAGTTCGCCGGTATGACGCCCGCTACAGCGGCATTTGATACTTGCTGGAAGAAAGTGGCGGCTGCAAATCCTATCGAGTTTGAGGAAGATCAGCACGCATTCGTTAAGAGAACTCACTATGATGTGATGATCGGTAACCTGAAGCGGGCAGGACTCGATCTGACATCGTTTGGCGCTGGCGTACAAGACTTGGTGTGGTCAACTGCCGTACAGATGGGTCCAGCTTTCACATCGATTTTCACGATCCCGCTGAAGGGTCAGACTCGTCTTGATGACGTGACCATCATCAACTTGGTGTCGGATTACAAGATTCAGAATACTGGTATCTTGTTCAAAAGTTCGTCGGCTGCATATCAGAATAGTCTCGCAACAGGGCGATTCCCAAATGAAAAACGAGACTTGCTGAAGCTGGCATCACAGTACAACAGCGCGGCACAGATCGCATCAACGTCATCAGAGAAGGACGCGGTTATTCCGGCCAAACCGGTCACGGCTATTCCGGCGAACCCGGATGTTCCGAACTCTTTAGCGCAAGCGTTCGCATCGAACTCAACGCCAACGATCACGTTCAATCCGAAGACCGATACCGACAATCGGAACCTTCTAGCGATGACGGCAACAGGCTTCAGTGATCCTGATGGCATTTATCCGTTGAAGGAATACGACAACGAACCAGATACGAACAAGCTGGCGCGCGGTATCTCGGCGGGTACGGTTGCAGAAGACAAGTCGCTCAACCGTGCGACCGGTATCCGTACCGCTGATGACGGTGCATTCGATCAACCGATCAATCCTTTCAATGCACAGTACCCTTACAACAAGGTGTTCCAATCAGAAGCGGGCCACGTTGTTGAATACGATGATACGCCCGGTGCGGAACGTATCAACATCTATCACACATCGGGAACCTTCACCGAAATTGACGCCATTGGCAACATGGTTCGGCGTGTGGTTGGTTCGGATTACCAAATTACAGACGGGAATGGTTATGTACGTGTGGAAGGCCGTTGTCATATCAGTGTTGGCGGTAGTGCTAATATCACTGTCGCAGCAGATGCCAATATCGAAGTCGATGGGGATACACACCTCACCGTTGGAAACAATCTCGTTGCAGAGGCCGGTGGACGGGTTTCGATAAGTGCAGCAGAAGCGATGGACCTTCGTGCGCCGAACATCTACATCGAAGCTGATGAAGAACTACACATAACAGCGGGTTCAAAGATCAACGTCGAATCGCAAGGTCCGATTAGTGCTAAATCGATCACATCAACGATGATCGATGTCGGTACGAATCTGGAAGTGAATGTCGGTGCGGATTGGAATATCCATGCTGGCGGCGATGCTAACATCGAAAGCGAAGGTAGCACAAACGTCAAGGCTGGTGGTGATGTGAAGGTGTTCGGTGGAAGTTCGGCGCACCTGAAGTCCAGCGGTTCAACGAACCTCGATGGCGCGTCAATGAACATTCAGGCTGGTGCATCGGTTCAGGCTGATGGCAACTCGCCGGTCGCAGCGGAAGATGCAGAGTTCAGCGAAGCGGGCCTGTTGGATGGTCGAATCGACTACACGGAAGATGTGTTTGATGACGAATTCCCGATCATCCAGACTGATCGCCAAGCACTGGCCGTAGAGACGCCCGAAGAAGCGGCCAATGGCGGCACAGACACGATTCGTGCGGCACTGGTGGGTGCGGGTGTAGCCACGTCATCGGAACTGAATCAAGCGCCTGTAGCGCAGTCTGACGTACCGGTGATCACTCTGCCGACTATCGCAAGTCCGGTGCAGAACACGAAGTCGGACCCGAAGCAGATCGCGTACATCAAAACGATGACTGGCATTCCGCTTGGATTCAAGCTGACGCCGAACTTCACCTTGGGTCAGTTGTCGGCCAATGCTCCCGCGCAGCATGATCGAGTAAGGGCGCAGTGTAACTTGACTGAGGGCGAAATCGTCGCGAACCTGTATGAAGTAGCGGTCAACATCCTCGAACCCATCAAGGCTGCATATCCGAACATGTTCGTGACTAGTGCCTTCCGAGACTTCTCACATAACACCGTGAAATCTGTCTCGCAGCACTGTTTGGGTTTGGCAGTGGACATGCAGTTTACCGGTGTAGCTAAGTCGGACTACTACAAACTTGCTGGTGCGCTGAAGTCCTTGCTTCCGAACTACGACCAGTTCCTATTGGAATACAAGTCGTTCGGCACTGGAAATCCGTGGATTCATGTGAGTTTTAATTCGAAGGGAAATCGCGGACAAGTGCTGACCATGTTCAACAACAAGGTATCTGGTGCAGGTCTGATCAAGTTAGCCTAAGACACAGGTGGTTCGCGAAGCGCGTCCGTAGGACGGAACATGAAGTCCCAAATTCCCCTATTATGAATAGTCGGTTCTAATGGGTCTTCATGTAAGCGCTTCGCGCGACTCGCTTCGCTCGTATCACTTGTTTTAGTGATTTATTAGAACCACTAATAAGAAACAGTTTGGAACAGTGAACAGGCGCTTCGCGCGAAGGATGCAATTCGGCTATCCGAACCGAATTGATGTCTTGGCAAGAGACACATTCTTACATAGGTACTTCTGGTTCAGAAGCGGGGCCGGTCACGCTGTACCCCATTAAACCCTTTCTTATGACGCGCCGTGTGATCATCCCGGTAAGAAACAAGATGCACGGTGACGGTTGGTTCCGTCTCGGATTTGCGATGTTTAAAGCCATCGTTGCTTTTCACTTCATGTAGTGGGTCGGAATCCCAATGGCTACTGTCTCTTATTCGAACAGGTTCACCGCGTCAAATTTCTGTCGCCTGACGTGTGGCTTCATCTTCCGATGTGATTCGCGTACTGCTTTGTTGCCTTGAAGGTATTTAGCGTACCTTGTTTTTGTGAAGTGCTGCTGGAATCTTCACTTTCTGCTTCTCTACGGAAATCACATTCCCGTCCGCGTCATACTTAGTCACGGTGCAGGAACTACATCCCTTCAGGCGCTTGCGTTCGCTTCGTTTAGCGAGACGTTTCTTTGCGCTTTTGCTTCTTGCTGGTGCGACGAGTGCCACGTTGTTCCTTTTCTTCGATGTTCTTGATGGTTTGTGACTGTTCAGAGGCTTCTTCAGCCCGGATAGCTACGTAGACTGCCTTCATCGCTTCCGTGACCGTCTTGCCTTCTTCTCGCATGGCAATCATGCGGTCGAACGCTTTGGCACGTTCATCGAACGTCAGTTCTTGTGCCTTGGCTTTCAGAAGCTTCTCTGCCGGTCCCCATGTCTGGTGCGACGAGATGCAGACCGTAATTTCCATTCCATCGTAATCTGAAGTATCAGTCGCGACTACGTTGAACACGTTGCCCGACGATACGAACCGCTTACGACTGTCCCGATACATGCCATCCGTTCCGGCCATGATTGACCGTGCGGTACTGGCTACTTCAATTCTCAAATCCCGCATTAGTACGGACCTCTGCTTACTGTCTTGCGTTGATACTTCTCATACCTTCCATATACACCCGTTCCCGAGTAATAGTCGGCCCAAAGTTCGCCGTAGTAGTCCTCTGAATCTTCGAAGCAGTTGAAGCAACTGATCAGCCAGTTCGATTCTTCGTGGTCGTACATGGTGTTCATGTGGCGTCGCTGCACCGTGATGCAGGGGAAACCACAACACCCGCATCGGACAGGCCGGTAACGGGTCTTGGCGTGTTGTTGGACTTTCATCGGTCCCAATACGATCCGCGAGCAGAATGCCAGACAGCGCGACCGCAACCGGGAAGTGGACATGTGATGGAAAGGTAATCGCCATCACGCTGATCGCTGTGATAGACGGCTTCGCCTTGTTTGAACTTGAATGTCGTCTTGCAATGGTCGCAGGACGTGGTGAAGACCTTCTCGGACGGAAGGCTTCCGCGTGTGATGATTTCTGGCATAGTTCGCTATTATACCACGTTTGGGAATTCTTTACTTCTTCTTTTTCGCTTCGCGTTGCTTGGATTCGGCGGCAAGCATGGCCTTCAGGAGTTCCAGTTCTTGAAGCTGGACCGGCATGGTGTGATGTTCACCGCACGATTTTGCGGTGTCGATAAGGTATTCAAGGTATTGTTCGGCGTTCATTTCGGGATGAATCCACACGCGCGACTGGCCCACAACCATTCCGCAAAATCGACGTTGTAGGGCTTGCGCAGACGGCGCGACATATCGGCCTTGTGACGCAAGAAATCAAGAAACATTTCGGTGGTGGTCTGGTTCATAGCGGGTTCCCATTCTTGTTGACGGCGTACTGGACCTTCACTTCTTCCGGTTCGTCGTCCTGATAGTATTCACTTGTGTACTCGTTCTTGTCTTCTAGTTGGAACACAAGCGTTTCGAGATACGGACGATGGAAGGCAGGTTTATACTCATGGCCTTCGATGATCTGGCGGATGAAGTGCGCAGCTTCAATTTCAAGCTGGTCTTCGTTCTTGATCATCTCGTCAATCCGCACCAGTGCAGTACAGGTACGAACGGCGAGATGATCGATTGATGCGTCCGTGAGAATGTCACGGATTTCTTCGAGTGCCTTGCGGTGGAACATGTCAGTCTGCATCCTTGTTTGGTTGGCGCTTCAGGACACGAAGGAACGCTTGCTTCAGTTCGGTGCGGGCCTTCACGCGGTCAGAGAACCCGCCATCCGTCTGTGCGTGGGCATAGTTCGCCAATAGTCCTTCGAACTTCTGCAATTCTTCATATTCTTCGAAGGACAGGTCTTTCGTGGTGATCTGGTCGTTACTCATGCTTGTTCCTTGCCGTAGTTAAGCCATTCGGTGATCGTCTTGAACGCTGTGGTCTTGGCTTCGAAGAAATTCAGCGCGAAGTCGTGGCTGATGTGTTCGCCGCCGTCTCCCAGATTCTTTGAGTAGCGCACTTGGTAGTAGAAGTACGACTTACCGCCATCGACTTTACCCTTCTTGCGCTCGATCCATGCAAGAACCGTGTGCTTCTCGTCTTCGACGGTCCAGTCAAGAAGGCTTTGCTTCGCTACGGTCAGTTTGGTCATGTTATTCGCTCCTATGTGTCAACGAGAAGCAGTGTACCAAACCTGTTCCTCGTTGTCAACTATTCCCAGACCTGTTTTAGAACTTCATGAACGTCTTGTTTGTGACCGTCTGTGCGGGACGATCCGCTGCATCCTCGATACAGAACAGCGGCATGTCGTCAATCCACACGTCGATGCTGATGCCGACCGCGAACATGAAGTCCTTCTTGGCCTGACGGTTGGTGAAGTAGATGTTGTCCACCTTGCCAGTCAGATCATGCATCACCTGAATACCTTCTTCCGGGCTGCGCATTGTCACGCAGTAGACCTTGTGGCCCTTCTCGCGGAAGAAGGTCAGGAAGTGATCCCAAGCCTTCGGATCGCGCGTGTATGTGTTGTCATAGTCAAGACTGATGTTCATTTCTTTTTCTCACAAGTTCGAACATTTCGAACAGTTCCGATAGGCGCAAAGTGTAGGTACGCTTGCCGCCATTGATTTCTTTGAATTGGACTTCGAAATTATCTTTCAGGAAGTCGAACTCTTTGACGAGTGCATCCTTACGGCGTTCTTCCCGCCATCGGTCGCGTATTTCTTGAAGTCGTACTTCGTCATCGATGGACATTGATTCAGTCATGGCAACATCCGGGTCCGCATTTCTTCAAGTGCCAGTTCATCCTTGGCGTACTGTTCGGCGCGTGATTCGACCGGCCCGATGTCCTCGGACAGTTGGCTTCTCCCGACATGGATTCCGACCAGTCTGATCGATACGCTGTTCGACTTCTTCTTGCCGAAGATGCGGTCGAAGTTGTCGCGATAGTTGTCCGTGGTTCCACGGCTGGCGATGGCGTCGCCTGTGATGTCGTTGCGTGCTGTCATGCGAAAAATTTCAGGTAGATTGCGGCGGTTATGGCAAGTAGTCCGATCACGATGAATGGTGTTGGATTGGGCGGGGTGAAGCGGGCTGAGTCGATCACAACATATCCTTCGGCCAGACGAACCCATCGATCAGGTCTGCGATCTTCTGCTTGACCCAATTGTCATCAGCAACCAATCGCAGTTCGTGTTCCTTGGCAAACAGTGTCATACCGTCACCAAAGGTCACCCGATAGCAATCCTCGACGAATTCTGGGAAGCCATCCATCAGGTAGTGGCCGTCATCAATCAGACCAACGACCGTACATTCCTCGCCGTGGTATTCATTGTTCTCGTCCTTATACGTCCAGAACGGATCAACGTAGGCGACACATACGTCACCGACCTTGTATTTGTGCGTCACAAGACTTCCTTGTGGAATTCATTGTCATCGATCAGGACCACGGCATCGTGACCGTAGTAGCCGTTGTGATCGTTATAGGCGACAAGCTGCATCGTTCCGTTCGACGTTTCGAAGTTCACGAACATCAGGGATGCTTCGTAGAAGTTCTTTTCATCGATTGGATCAACGTGCAGGGCAGTATCGACCATCTTGACCCCTAGCAACTTCGCACCAACGAATTCCTGAAGGTCATCGTTGGTCGTGAGATATCCCCAATTCTCGCAACAGCTTTGGTCGTTGGAGATACCGACCTTGATGATGCGTTCGTTCGTCTCGATGGCATAACCACCGAAATCATCTTTGTATGTGTATTGTCCAACGACGCGCGAATGCGAGAATGTCGCGTCTTCGTGAATCGCAATGATTACTTCGTTCATCTTTATTTTCTTCTTCGGTTTGGTGTAGTTACCGCGTGATTGTGAGTGCTTCGTAGACACGGAATTTGCTACCCGGATATTTGTCTTGAAATTGACCACAAAGAATCTTCGCGTCGCCCTTATCGTCAAGGGGTGTGTCGTTGATGATGTTCCATCCATAGACGCCTTCGAAGCCTTCAACGTTCCAACCTGTGTGATTGGTTGCCAAAGGCAGACCGTCTTCATCAAATTTGGTCTGCATGGTTTCAGTCCTCTTGTTTCTTTAGTTCGATGTCCAGCAACTTTGCTGCTTCGCGGATGTTCGCTTCGCTGACTTCAGACCGGTACAGATTTGCTATCTTGCGATGGAAGTCGTTATAGACCGCATCACGCTTGCGATCCGCATTCCATTGGTATTCGCTGATGACCAGTTGACGACGATTTTGCGAATAACCTTCAGACTTCTCGTAGCCGGTATCACGCTCGAACTGTGATTCGAGCGACCACTTACCCATATTTTTGACCGTCACGTACTTGCGTCCAACCTTCACGACTTCACACGGTTCAAGACCGTTCTTATCGCTGTCGCGATAGCGGGTGATCGTCATGAACAGTCCATCGCCAACTTTCAGTTCAACGAATTTTCCCTGTCTTTCTTCCATTGTTTCTTCCTTTCTTCACATGCGGCTGTACAACAAATCCAACAGTCGCACACGTATTCGGCTTCGCCGCGTTCCCACTTCATCCGGGCAATCTCACGACGACACCACTCAGCTTCAAAGTCAAGCACCGAACTCATGGGCGGGCACATCCAGATGAATTGCACGGATGGCGTCCGACACGACGAGTGCAGCTTCTTCGGTCAAGCGGATCAACTTTTCTTCTTCGCCAACATTGTTCTTGTTGATGAACTTCAGGACGTAATCGCCGCCCTTGATGCGATAGACCGTCACGTCGCGCTGGTCGTCCAACGTTGCACCGATGCCGCGCGTCACGTCTACTTCTTCACTTTGTTGCATACTTGGCCTGTAGTCTCTTTAGTTCCGCTTGTTCGCGGTTTTGTGTTTCAAGTTCCCACATCGTCTCATTAGCGATGCGATGGTTGTACTGAAGGTCATTTTCCAGACCCATCTCGAACACGCCAACATACTCGTATTCGTCGTAAGGTGCGCTGGTCATGTCGATTTCCGCATCTTCGCCGTACTGCTTGGCGTAATAGTCCAACTGTTCGCGCAAGTCTTTGATCGTCGTGTATGACAGATCGAGACTGCCGACCTCGCGCCGAATCTTCTTCCGTGTCAGATTCGGCATCAGTAGCGCCTCACCCGAACTTCGTGGCCGCACGGCGGACACTGGATGTAGTTATACAAGTCTCGACCGCCCGCATAATCGGAATGGAAACCCTCTTTGATGTCCTTCGGGACGTATTGTAACGTAGCCCCACAGTTGCGACAAACTGTTTCTTTCACCACAGACGGGTGTGGTTGTGTTGAGACGACAGTGACCATTAGTGTTTCAGGGTGATTGGGGTGTAGCCCATCAGTTCGCTGGTCTTGACTTCCAACTGCACGACCGGACGACCATTCTTGGACTTGACCCACATGTTATCAGAATTGGGAATGAATGTGTTCAGACGGATTTGTTGGATGTCGTCACGATACTCGCTGAAGATCATCACAGCGAAGTCGCCATACTTGACAAACACGTCCTGATCCTTCAGGAGCGTGGAACCATGCTTCTCGAAGACGTAGCTCAACAGCTTGAACATGAACAGGCGGTCTTCCCGTTTGGCGAAGTCGCGATCCACCATGCGTTCGGGGAAGTGCTTTGAGATGAACACCCGCGCGTTCTGGGCGTAACACTTCGTCAGGATCGACCGTAGTGGCCCTGACGTGAAACGTTGGTAATCCCGCGCCAGTTCGTTCACCTTGGCGCGCTTCACAAGTCCTTCAGTCGTGCAAGCCATTTTCTACATCCTCTAGTTTCTTTACATTGTTATCCGAGATTGGGCGCGAGTGATCACGCTGGAAACCATCATACCAGACGTGGGAGAAGATTGCAACACGTTTGTTGGAATTTCACAGATGCCCACGTTTGTCCGAAATCCTTACCCATTTTTCGGACAAAAGTCAAGCGTCTGGACGAAAAAAATCCCGCAAGTTCGGGCAAGACCTTGCGGGATGAAACCCGGCGAGACAACCGGGTAGGAACTAATTCAGGAAACTACAGGTTTGATGGTTTGATGTGTCAATTCCATACGGGCACGATGGCCGCTGGCGGCGCAACGGTACAGCAACGCCATCTGGAACTTACCATCCCTGTCTGCCGTGGCCGCAAGTAGGTCGAACATCTCAACGCTACGGGCACGGTCTGCTTGTGCTGCTGTCGTGCTGGCAATCGTCATCCGTGACACTCCCATAAATATTAGAGGAATCTCCTTCAAACCGTTCCAACGGGTACAGCGAGAAAACCTTACCACGTTGGGCTGACTAAATAAAGCCCCATAAATATTCGGATCGACTATGGCTATCACTGTTTCCCAAACGAATGTCGTGTTCCGTGACTTGGACTTGGCCTTCAGTTCAAACCCAATTACGGGCGATGTTGCACGCAAGTATGACGAGAATGCGGTGAAACAGTCGATCAAGTCGCTGATCCTGATGAAACCGTATGAATCACCGTTTCACCCGGAAATCTCGTCACAGGTCCACAACCTTCTGTTCGAACTGGCAACCCCGGTCACTCAAGAACTGATCAAGACCTCGATTACTCAGGTCATCAGTAAGTTCGAACCGCGCGTCGCCTCATTTGCCATCTCTGTTCAAGACGATATGGACAACAACGCATATGCGATCACGGTGCAATTCATCGTCAAGGGTTCGAACAAGACGGTCACACTCAATACACTGCTTAACAGGCTTCGATAATGACAAATACAATTACAAATCTGGATTTTGATGACATCAAAGCTGGCCTGAAAGCGTATCTGCAATCTCAGGACGACATCACAGATTTTGATTACGAAGGGTCGGCCATCTCGCGCGTGCTGGATGTCCTTTCGTTGAATACACACTACAACGCGTTCCTCGCGAATGCAGTGTTCAACGAATCCTTCCTTGCTACGGCCATCAAGCGGGCCAATGCGGTCACGCGTGCAGGGGAGTTCGGCTATGTCGCGCGGTCGGCAAAGTCGGCCACGGCGGTCGTTGCGGTTGACATTGTGGACCCGGAACAGACCCCGATCAACCTGTCGATGGACAAGTACAGCGCATTCCAAACCAGTATCAACGGTGCGGACTACACCTTCTACACCATCGATGCGGTCACGACCCCGTTGGTGGACGGTGCATATGAGTTCGCCAGTGTCAAGATTTACGAAGGCAAGCTGCTGTCCAACACCTACGTCTATGATGGCGTCAGCAAACCGTCCTTCATGATTCCCAATAGTGACATCGATCTGGACACGCTGACAGTCACGGTGCAAAACAGTACGACTGATTCGTTGACGACCAAGTACACCTTCACGGACACGATCCAAGGTGTGACGGGTACGACGCCTGTGTTCTTCATTAAGGAGAATGCGCAGGAACAGTACGAAGTCTACTTTGGTGACGGCGTGATCGGCCAAGCTTTGACGGCTGGAAACGTAGTTGCCCTGACATATCTGGTGTCATCCAAGGCGGCAGCGAACGTCTCGGCCAAGTTCGTGCAGAACTTCACCTTCACTGGTGACATTGGCGGCAATACAGGCGTCACGGTGCGCACGGTCAGCAACAGTATTGGTGGTGCAGATAAAGAAGACTTGGCATCCGTGCAGTTCAATGCGCCGCTGTCGCTGGCATCGGGCAAGCGTCTGATCACATCGGACGACTATCTGGTTGGCCTGAGTAACGGTGTGACATCTGTCGATGCGGTGTCCGTCTGGGGCGGTGAGGACAACAATCCTCCGGTCTATGGCAAGGTCTTCATCTCCCTGAAGCCGTTTGATGGCTATGTCATCTCGGAACAGGTCAAGAGTGACATCACGGCCAATATCCTCAACAAGCAGGGCAATCGCCTGATTACGCCTGTGTTTGTGGACCCGGACTATCTGTACCTGACACTGAACGTGGTCGCTTCCTATGACCCGAATTTGACCTCTGTTGGGTCGGATGACATTGCGGGCTACATCACGAACACGATCAACACGTATTTCACTAATGATCTGTCGAAGTACAAGAAGAAGTTCCTGTTCTCGCGCCTCTCGAAGCTGATCGACAACACCAATGATGCGATCCAGTCGAACATCATGACGATCAGCCTTCAAAAACGCCAGACGTTCCCGTACAACTTTCCGACGACCATCGATATGTTGTTTGGTATGGCACTCACGCCGGGTTCGCTGAAGTCCAATGTCTTCACCTATTCGGTAGGGGACCAGTTCAACGTTGCGTCGATGTTCATTGATGACGGCGCGGGCAACATCAGTGTGCAGGATTGGACCACACTGAGTATCCTTGCCCCGAACATTGGTACGGTGAACTACACAACGGGCGAAATCATCATCAAGGACTTCGTGATTACGGGTCTGATGGGCGACGTTGAGAACATCATCATCAACGCAACACCAAAGAATGTTGTGACTGACGTTGATTCAAACAAGAACCAGATCATCATGCTTGATGATTCGACCAAGAACAATTTGGCGAACATTTCATCCGGCCTGACGGTCGCAGTTGTGGCGGCAAGCTAATGAACAACATTTCTTCGCTGATTCAGTCTCAGTTTCCGCAGTTCGTACAGGAGGACTATCCTGCACTGATTGCGTTTATTGAGGCTTATTACAAATACCTCGAACTTGAGAAGAACCCACAAGACATCCTCTCGAACCTGATCGCATATGCGGACATCGACAGGACGCTGGATGAATTCGTTTCCAAGTTCGAGAAGCAGTACTTGAATGGTCTGCCCCAAGAAGTGAAAGGGGACAAGCGCACCTTCATGAAGTATGTGAAGGACTTGTACAACACCAAGGGTACTGAGGAATCGTTCCGACTGTTGTTCCGTCTTCTGTTTAACGAAGAAATCGAGATTGTTTATCCCAAACAACAGATGCTTCGTCTCTCGGATGGTAAGTGGTCCCAACGAGTGTCGGTCAAGGTGGTTCTTGATCCGGGCGTCGATGTAACAAATGTACTGAACAAGAAGATCAAGATTTGGACGATGAATGGTGTCATCAACACCTACATCAAGGATTTCATCTTCCAGTCAGACGAAATTTACGAAATCTTCATCGACAAGACGTTTGGTATCAACATCGCGCCGGGTGATCGTGTCACTGGTATGGACTTCGGCGCGACCACGGTCCCGACCACTACCAAGATGCTGATCACATCACCCGGCAACGGTTTTCACGTTGGACAGGTGTTTGATGTCTCATCGGTTCTGGGTACGGGCACGAAGATCAAGGTCACGAAGATCGACGCCAATGGCGGCATTAAGCGTGCGGCCTTCATCCAGTTCGGTACGGGGTATGAAGCGGACTTCATGGTCCAATTCGCATCCTCGCAACGTACATCTGGCGCACTCGATCCGTTCCAGTCCTACACGAACGGCTTCAAGGAAAACGTGCTGGTCACGAAGGTCACGTACTTTGCTTCAGATTACGTGGCAATTGACTATTCGGGTCAAGTGGTGGGTTCGTCTGTCTTGGATGATTATCGCCCAGACAATGCACAAGCTGCGACCACACAGCCCGCAGTGATTCAGTTCTACCTTGGCGCACTGTGTACCTATCGCGGCGAGTACACCACGGCGGACGGCTTCCTGTCGGATGTCAACGTGATTCAGGACGGCTACCTCTATCAAGACTTCAGCTACGTCATCAAGTCGCAGCAGAAGATTGAGGACTACGCAGCAGTTGTCAAGAAACTGTGTCACCCGGCTGGCACGATCATGTTCGGGGAGATGTCCCTTGATTCTGACGTGGATGTGGGCGTGACCTATGAGTACTTCAAGGTTCTGGCCGAACAGTTGCGCATGACGGACATTGCAACATCGTCCGATTCGATGACGTTTGCCACTGGCAAGGCGTTGATTGATTCTCTGGCTGGTTCTGTAGATGCCATCGCATTCTCCACTGGCAAGGCACTGACGGACACGCTGGCTGGTTCGACAGAATCGGTAGCCAAGCTGACCGGTAAGGCACTGACGGACGCTCTCGCGGGTTCTGTCGATGCCATCGCGTTGTTGACTGGTAAGAACCTGACGGATGCACTGACCGGTTCGACTGATGCCATCTCGACATTCGTGACCCTGAAGGTATTGGCTGATGCACTGACCGGTTCTTTGGATTCGGCAACGATTGAGACTGACAAGGCACTGACGGACGCTCTCGCGGGTTCTGTTGATGCCATCTCGACATTCGTGACAGGTAAGAACGTCACGGACACGCTGGCTGGTTCATCCGAGACGGTGACGTTCGCAACCGGCAAGGCACTGGCGGACAGTCTGGCCGGGATCATCGAAGCACTCGCAATCGCAACCAGTACCGGGTTCGTAGACAGTCTGGTCGGTTCAGACGATAGCGGCATTGTACTAAATACTAGTAGGCCAATTGCCGATTCATTGTCTGGTTCGGACGATTCAAGCATCTCGGCTTATCTGTTCAACTACTCGGACGTAACTTATTTTGCCGACTCATCCTATGTTGGCACATCCGTAATGTAAATTAAGGAAACCAAACCAAAATGCTGAAAGAAACATTTCAAGCTGTCGGCACACTGAAGATTGAACACCGTGATGCCAACGGCAAACTGATCGAAGAACGTAACCTGAAGAACCTGATCACCGATCTGGGTAAGGGCTTCATCGCTGCACGCATGTCCGCAACGGGCACGCCGACCGCGATGTCGCACATGGCTATCGGTACAGGCACGACCGCCGCATCGGGCGCACAAACGACACTGGTGACGGAAGGCGGTCGTTCGGCCCTCACGTCCACGACTGTTAGCACGAACACCGTGACCTATGTCGCGACGTTCGGCGCGGGTGTTGGTACGGGTGCAGTGACCGAAGCGGGTATCTTCAACGCTTCGTCAGCGGGCACGATGCTGAACCGTACTGTGTTCTCGGCCATCAACAAGGGCGCGAGCGACACAATTACAATTACGTGGGTTGTAACCATCCAGTAAGGTTCACGTAATTTAGTTGTAAAAGATTGGCAGTCCTGATGATTCGGGACTGCCGGGATAGATTCACATGGGATAAACAATGGACTACGTACTGAAGTCATCAATTCATACAGTGATTGGCGAAACGATCATTGCGGACATCCGTTCGCAGCGTTCGGCCTATTACTTCTTTGTCGGCGGGCTTGATACCACTGGCGGCACAGGCACGACCAGTGCAGACGATACCTACACGTATGAATTGGGCGTGCGCAACCAGATGGTGTCACTGAAGAAGATTCAGGATTCCGATGTTTCCTTCGTTGTCCCTCGCATCGATTGGACCAGTGGTAGCGTCTATGACCAGTACGATGACTATGCGCCTGATTACCTCGCGGCATCAGGCGCTAGTTCTATTGCATCCGCACAATTCTATGTGGTGACGGATGAATACAAGGTCTACAAGTGCCTGTTCAATAACAATGGTGTGCCGTCTACGGTCAAACCGACCTCGACGCTGGCAACCCCGTTCTACTCGTCGGATGGCTATCGCTGGAAGTTCATGTACCTGATTCCACTGTCGGCACGTAACCGGTTCATGAACAATGCGTTCATCCCGGTGCAGACAGCATTGCTGGACAACTTCTATTCAGCGGGCCAAATCCTCACCACGGCGATTCTCAATAAAGGCACTGGCTACACAACCGCATCGATCCTGATCGATGGTGACGGCCAAGGTGCGATCCTGACGCCTGTGATTTCAGGTGGACAGATCATTCAGGTGATCGTGACCAATCCGGGCACTGGTTACACCTATGCCAACCTGACGGTATCGGGTAATGGTACGGGTGCGAATGTCGTGGCAACCCTCTCTGTGGGCGATCTGGACACAGCACAGGCCGATGTCGAACTGTTGGCCCAACGCGGCACGATTGAAGCCTACCGTATCACCAATGGTGGGGCAGGTTATCAAGCACTCTCGGCACAGACCAGTGGCCTGACTAACGGGACTACGAACCAATTCCAGATCACGGATGGCGGCGCTGTTGTCAATAACGGTCAGAACGTGGCGATCTATCGAAACAACTGGCAAGGCAATCAGCAACAGTACACATCTCCGCGTACCAACTATCTGTCGTACTCCCAACAGTTCGACAATGCGGCATGGACCAAGAGCAACATGACGGTCATTGCCAATGCGATTACTGCCCCGGATGGCACGGTGACGGCAGAACATATTGGCGACACGGATACGACGACCACGACCCGTAGCCTTCAGCATTTGTCGAACACCACTGCTAACGCTGCGGCCCCGAACACATACTCGATTTTCGTGAAGAAGGGTGAACGTAACTACGTCATCCTACGCATGATCGCGACGAATGCGACAACGAACTACTGTACGGCATGGTTTGACATCAATACGGGTGTTGTCTCTGGTACAACTAACGTAGGTAGTGCTGTCGGAACAACGGCAAGCATCACTCCTTATCCAAATGGTTGGTATCGCCTCTCCATCACTGGCACGCCGAATCCGGGTGTGACAAGCCAAGGTGTGGCCTGTTTCGTTGCTGCGCCGGTGACATTGGGGAACAGTTCGAACTATACGGGTGTGACTGGTTCGGGCATCTATGTCTGGGGTGCGCAACACGAAGATGGTTCTGTGATGACTTCGTACATCCCGACGACCACGGCTGCGATCACTCAGACTGACATCACCCTGACGGCTGACGGTCGCGTGACGTTCACGAACAATCCGAGCAACGGCGACTACATCACTTGGTCCGGTAAGTACATCCCCTCGATTGGTGGTGTGGCAATCAATGTAGTTGGTTCTCCTGTGGTTTCGCTGGACACCCTGACGGGTCCGACTGTGGCAATTGATGGTGACGGCACGGATGCAGCGGGTTATCCGATCATCTCTAATGGTCAGATTGCGGGCATCATCGTGACCAATCCGGGCAAGAACTACACGTATGCGAAGGTGACGATCAGCGGCAACGGCCAAAATGCAACGGCTGTGCCGATCTATGCGCCGCCCGGTGGACATGGCAAGAACGCCATCAACGAACTGTTTGCAACGCGGCTGTGCTTCTTCAGCAACCTTCTGAACGACAACAACCAAGGTATAGCGGTGTCGAACCGTTTCACTACGATTGGCTTGCTTCGGAATCCTAGTGAATATGCATCAGACCGGTTCTATTCGGCAGCGGCAGCATCGGGTTGCAATGTGATCACCTTTAATGGACCGGCACCGGCCCAGAGCGATCTATTGACGGATCGCACAACCGGTAATCGTTTCCAAGTGGTGCAAGTGTCTGGCACAAATTTGTTGTTGCAGAACCTTGACAATTACGAACTCCCAAGTAATTCGTCTCTCCTAAATAATAATTCGGGTGGACAAATTACAGCGACCTACGTGACTGACCCGTCCATCGACAAATTCTCTGGTGATCTGATGTTCATCGACAACTTCGCTATCAATCAGCAAGCCGGTCAGCAGATCATTATTTTCAAGACAACACTCAAATTCTAAGACATGGCAACGTACACAATGGTTTATCGCGGTACGAAAGGTTCGCCGCTGACGAATGCGGAAGTTGATGGCAACTTCCAGAACCTTGATACCTACAAAGCGCCACTGGATAACCCCGCGTTCACGACTGCCGTGGGCGTGACAGGTTCGGTGACGGCTGTCAGTGCATCGGGCGCACTCATTGCCTCGAACGGTTCGGGTACGGGCCAAACGTCGATCCAGTTGAAGCGGGTTGGTGCGGCTACGGACCAGAAGATGTACGAAGTTATGCAAGATAGTACGGGGAACTTCGTTCTTCGTTCTATCAACGACGCATACACATCGAACTTCACCTTCCTGTCTGCCAAGCGCAGCACGACCTACACGCTCGCATCCCTGCAACTGATGGGTTCGGGTGGTCGCGTGCTGATTGGCACTGGTGCGGATGATGGCGTCAATGCGCTTCAGGTGACGGGCAATATTGAAGGCGATTCGAAACTGTCGCTGACGGGCACGACATCGGGTATTGAACTTGGTTCGACTACTTCAACTGGCACGCCGACTGTGGACTTCCACTCGTCGGGCACAACTGCGGACTATGACGCTCGCATTTCGGCCACTGGTGGTTCGGCTACGGTTGGACAAGGTACGCTCACGGCTACGGCCCTGAACATCATCCTGACTTCGGGTGGTTCGCCTACGCTGACGCTGAACAACGGCGGTCGGGCGCTCCTGAACACGTCTACGGACGATGGCGCGACCATGCTTCAGATCAAGTCTGGGGCAACGGGTCATGGTCTGACGGTTCAGCGCAATGCACAATCGCTTCAGTACATCTCAATTGATACGGCATCGGGACTTGATACTAACGCCTCGGCTGACAATAAGATCGTTTCATACTCGCCCACGACTGCGGCCAAGCCCCTCTACATTCATTCGACCACGGATGAAGCGGGCACGGCTGCGACCAATGGTGTGCCGGGTATCAACTTCAAGGTTTATAACGCAACCTATGGCCGCTTCTGGTCAACGGGTCGCTTTGGCCTCGGTGCGTCTGTCACGGACGATGGTTCATCGCAGCTTCAGGTGCAAGGTACGGCCACGGTTACGGGTGACATCGTTGGTACGGGTTCGTCCACAGTTCGTTCGGACTACCGATTCGTTGTCGCGCGTAATTCGACATCGTTCAATCCGTACATGTACATCATCAATTCGGCATGGACACAATCAGCACTGCCGACTAGCCAGACGCTTCTTGGACAGATTTCAAACAAGTGGGGTTCGACTACAGCGGATGATACAGCGGGCACGACTGCTTCGGACATCCTGACCTACGGTAACACCGATGGTACGGCCAACATGTTGCTTCAGGCGCGTAATGCGGCTGGTACGGCAACCGGTAAGGTATGGGTCAACGGTTCGGGTACGGTGGTGGTTAATTCGTCCTATGACGACAAGAGCACGATCTTCATCGTCAACAAGGCGGCAAGCGCATCTTCGCCCATCAATACACCGACGACCCGCATTATTGATGATGGCAATGCTACGTCTGGCGGTCTGGCGATTGAATCGTACCAACCGATCATCCAACTGATTGACCGTTCGACCGGTGCGAAGAACAGTCGCATCATGCAGAACTCGGGTACGATCTATTTCGCGAATGATCCGGGCGACAATTCGGGTTCCTATGCTGCACCGGGCTTCACTGTTAACCCGGATGGTTACATCCAAGTGGGCAGTGGTGGTGCGCCGTCAATCAACGTGTGGGCCTATCTGAACGGTTCGTCCGTGGGTACGGGTGCGTCGCAATATGGCGTGTACTTCAACGGTGAATTCAATTCGGCTGCGACGAGTACCGGTTATTCGTTCCTCTCGACACCGAAGGTTCAGGCAGCTTCCTTCACGATGGCGTCTCTGAACGGATTCTACGCGCAGACACCTGTGTTGGGGTCTGGTGCGACTGTCACGGCCTATCGTGCGTTCTATGCGACCGACAGCAGCATTGCGGGTAGCAACTTCGGTTTCTACAGCAATATGGGGTCTGGTGCGAACAAGTGGAACTTCTATGCTAACGGTTCGGCACTGAGCTACTTTAACGGCGCTGTATTGATTGGTAGTACTACGGATAACGGTGTCGATAAGCTTCAGGTGACCGGTTCGGCCACGGTGACGGGCAATGTCAACGTTGGTAGCGTGACGTTCCCGGACGGTACTGTGCAATTGACTGCGCCGATGGGTCGCAACCGGATTATCAACGGTGCATGTGACATCCTTCAGCGCGCCGCGACATTCGTAGCAAGTAACGCGGGCACGCAAGCCGGGTATTCAGTCGATAGAATGCGAACTGCTATGACCCTGACTACGGGTGTAATCACTCAGGGACAGAATGCGGGTGGTATCACTGATCCTTATAGCGGTATTGCCAAGAATTCTGTGTATGCAATAGCGACGACTCCTATCACTTCCATTTCAGCGACGGGTTCTTTGGCTCCTATCGGCCAGTATATCGAAGGTTTCAACTGTTATGACCTTGTTGGACAGCCAGTGACGGTTTCGTTCTTGTTCCGTTCAAGCGTAAGTGGCTTATATTCGGTCACGCTGCGTGATGGTACGGCGACGCAAACGTGTGTGATGACGTTCAACTATACGGCTGTAACGCCATTTACGCGGGTGGTGTTGACGTTCCCGACCCTTCCGTTGAATCTGGCTGTACCGAAATCCGCTTCTGCGGGTCTGTACCTGTTTATCGGTGGGATTGGAACTCAGACGGCAACGTCCACGGTTGGTTCATGGGTTACTGGTGGTTTTTCGTGCGCAACTGGTAGTGTCAATTGGGCCTCAACGACGAATAACGCGATTTGGGTAACGGACCTTCAGCTTGAAGCTGGAACGGTTGCTACACCGTTTGAACGCCGTTCGTATGGTCAGGAACGCGCGTTATGTCAGCGGTACTTCCAAATTTTCTACAACTGCATCCTCGGTGGGTATGGGACTGCCGGTAGCGGGATATGGGCGACCTATACGCGTCCAGTAGAAATGCGTACCACGCCGACTACCAAGCTTACCAGCACGCCATCCTATAACAACGGTAGCGGAATATCGTGCTTCTACGCGGCGACTGACATATTCAAGTTGACTATGAATGTTACGACTGGCCCCGGTGCTGCCTATTGCGATAGCGCGACCTTTACATTCGACGCTGAATTCTAAACGATGACCTACACAATCAATCAAAACGGGAGCATCGTTCGGGATTCGGATGGTGCGACTGTCCCGGTCGATCCACACAATTCGGACTACATTGCTTTTCTTCAATGGCAGGGTGCGGGCAACCAAGTCACTGTTATTGTGGATAGTCTGGCGGATGTGATCCAGCAGTTGTCAAATGACATTGATTCGCAGGTTGCCAGTATCTATTCAGGTTGGACCCGTTTCCAACAAGAGTATCTACTGCGCCAAGCTGCGGCCCAATCGTTCAAGGATGCTAACTATGTTGGCGATCCGGGCGTCTGGGTCACAGCCTTCGCGGATGCTGCTGGACTATCGAATCGAGTAGCAACGGATTCGATCCTCGGTCAAGCTACATTGCTGAATGATGCCCTCGAAGCCCTTGGCGCACAACGGATGCGGAAGTACGAAATCCTGAAGGCGGCAGACAAGACGGCGGCGCAGTCGTCCCATGATGACATCGTAAGCCACATCAAGACTATCGCGGCTGCACTCAGTTAAACCATATTGGCCCGGACTTGTTCCGGGCTTTTTCCTTTGGAGTACATAATGATCTACCTGAAATACGCGTTCCAAACTGTCCTGAATCTGTTGTTCACCCTGTTCGCGGTGATTGTGGCCCCATACGTCGCACTATTTGCGGGGAAAGACGGCTGGTTGCCCGACTATCTCAAATGGTTTCAGACCTTTGATGCCTCACTCGATGCTGGTTGGCAAGATGGCTATTTCGGCACGTTCTCAGCCCCGCCTACCGGTTGGCGACTGTGGTGGTTACGTACTAAGTGGCTGTGGCGCAATCCGGCCTATGGCTTCTGTTATTGGGTTCTGGGCACATCGTTCAAGCCGGAAGACTGGACGGTCGAACAGTTCGTCCAAGATGGCAACTACAGCCTGTTCGTGGCCCGGTCAAAAGATGGTCATTTCTGCATCTCCTACAATGGACCGTGGGGAAGCTGGAAACTTGGCTGGAAAGCATGGAACTACTTCCAGAAGCTTGATGAACAAGGCAAGCCCGTCTGGAATGATAAACCGTGGGGTCCGCAATGGATTGCCCCGATCAGCTTCACGCCCAACATCATCAAGGCACTGAAGTACAAGAAGTAGAAACGAAAAAGGGAACCATCGCGGTTCCCTTTCTTTTTACAGCTTCACACAGGTGTAGCCTTTGTAGTGTCGTCGTGTTCCTTTAGCTACTTGGGACATCGAACTACCATTCAGGCCGTGTTGCCTACAGTATTCGTCCTTGTTGACGATTATTTCTTCTACCCCATCGGGACGCGTGATCTTCCATGTAGCTGACTTGTTGGCACGATGCTGATCCGTGAACTTCACGCCTTTCTTGGCGGACGAAATCTTGGCCTTCGCCTCGCCACTCAGCGTCTTGCCTTTGAGGGAATTGGAAATTTTCTTCTTGGTGTCTTCTGATAGCTTGTAGCCGTTCTTCCCGTCTCCACCTTCAGTCAGGTTGTACCCGTTAGGTCCGAATGTATCGTATTCCTTGATAAAGAAAGGCTCCATCACCTTATGAGTGTGCCTTCTTTCTTTGGATTGGTAGATGACTTCGAACGTTAACGCATCTGGGCCATACTTTCGGATGGCTTTGTGGATGTATCTATGGTTGGGGTTTTGTGGATCGTGGCTAGTGTAGATATGCTCATTCCAACGTTGCGCCGGAATCTTACTTGTATAGCCTATGTACTGCTTACCGTTTACACGATTGACAATTTTGTAGATGGAATAAATATCCATGCTGGAACGCTCCTTTAGTCAGGTTTCTAGGGGTAGTGGGGACGGCAATCCCGCGACTACCAACTATTTAGTTTTTCTGACATCTTCAGAAACGTAAGGACTACTCAATGTCGGCACAAATCCAAAACTTCAATACAGCGCCGTATTACGACGATTACAACGAAGATAAGAAGTTCTACAAGATTCTGTTTAAGCCCGGATACGCGCTACAGGCACGGGAACTCACGCAGCTTCAGACCATGCTTCAGACCCAGATCAAGAGGCATGGCGATAACATTTTCAAAGATGGATCGATGGTGATTCCGGGCGGAACGTCCGTGGATACCAACTTCGCCTATGTGAAGGTCCAGAACAGCTACAACAACGGTACACAGGTTGCCTACTACACCGATCAGTTGGTCGGTAAGTTCGTGGTCGGACAGACTTCGGGTGTGCGCGCGCAGATCATCAAGGTGGTCCATACAGATACGGTCAACCCGGAAACCCTGTATGTGAAGTACATGAACAGCGGTACGAACAATGTGACCAAGGTCTTTGCGGATAACGAAGCATTGGTTCCGGAAGATGCGTCCATCTCGTCACTTGGTGTTCAAACGCTCACGTCTGGTTCGACGGGTATCGGATCGGGTGCATCTATCTCCCAAGGTGTGTACTACATCTCGGGCTTCTTCTGTCTCGTTGATCCGCAGACGATTGTTCTGGACGCCTACAGTAATTTACCGTCCTACCGTGTGGGCCTGAATGTGGCATCCGTGGTGGTTGACAGTGAAGATGATGAATCCCTGCTGGACAACGCCCTTGGTTCGTTCAACTACAACGCGCCGGGTGCGGATCGTCATTCCATCGTCCTGACACTGGCAGCACTGCCGGTTGGTTCGACCAATGACGCGAACTTCGTGGAACTGTTTACGGTCGTTGATGGCGTGGTGCAGTCCAAGGTTGATACCTCGACTTACAACGTCATTGCGGACACGATGGCACGCCGCACCTATGATGAATCGGGCGACTACACAGTCACGCCGTTCACATTGGATGTGCGCGAACACCGCAATAACAACCGTGGCGCATGGTTGGTGAATATGGCCGTCCTCGCGGGCGACATTGTGACCAATGGTGCGAACATCTACACGGCCAAGATCGGCGGCACGACTGGTTCAACTGCACCGTCTGCAACGACTGGTGACATCACTGATGGTACGGTGACATGGAACTACACGCCGTCCCCGCTGTACAACCGTGGTATCTACACTGCCGAACAGGGCGGTGATGCCGCGATGCTGGCCCTTGGTCTGGAACCGGGCAAGGCATACGTGCGTGGCTATGAAGTTAACAAGGTCGCGATTGATTACTTGGCAGTCCCCAAGGCACGCGACACACAGTATGCGACCAATGCCAAAGTTGCGGCCAAGGTCGGTAACTACATTCTGGTGACGAACGTCAACGGTCTGCCGAATATCGCCCAAAATGCGACAGTGACACTGTATGACCAACTGAATGCATCGCGCGGTACGGCGAACGGTTCGGTGGTTGGTACGGCACGCGTGCGTGCATTCGAATATGATTCGGGTGCGGCGGGTACGACTTCGGCTGTCTACAAGATGTCCCTGTTTGATGTGTCGCTGGTCAGTGGCAAGAATCTGGGCGATAACGTCAAACAGTTCTACATCAACAATGGCGGTGCAGCTACCAACTTCACGGCGGATATTGCCCCGTACTACACAAAAAATTCGGGTTCCATTAGTGCATCTGCATCAACCACGGTGACGGGTGTCGGCACGTTGTTCCAAACGGAACTGACGGTGGGCGATTACATCCTGTGCGGTGCGGCTGGTGGTAAGCGTCGTGTGACGGCCATCGCCTCGAATATCAGCCTGACGGTTGATTCGGCGGTCACGGTATCGGGTGAAGCGTTCTACACCTTGGGTACGGTGCTGAATGAACCGGGTTACAGCCCCGCGATCTTCCAGATGCCGAACTATGCGATCCAGATGGTGCGCAGCAATGACGGCACGATTGGTACTGCCTATGCGATCCAGCAATACTTCACTCAGACCACGAATACGTCTGGTGTGATCACATTGGCTGTCTCGGGCGGCAATGACACATTTGGTTCGGAAGCCGAATCAACGAATTACGTCTGTGTGGACAACACGACAGGTCAGATCGTTCAACCTACGTCCATCGTGCGTAATAGCCCGCTGTACACTCAGGCAACGATCACCTTTGGTGCGTCCTATGCCTCACGTTCCTTCACGGTGATTGCTACGGTGAATCGTGTCGGTGCGGGTACAGAGAAGAACAAGACCCTGACATCGGCCACAACCACGTTTAGCACGGCTGCAACGGCACAATTGAAGACCATTGGCCTTCCGGTTGCTGACGGTTATGCACTGGTGTCGGTGATGATGGATACGGGCACGTTCGCGTCCCCGACTGGTGTGTACACCAAAGATATTTCGGCTAACTACACATTCTTTGATGGTCAAACCGATTCGTCCTATGGACAATCCACGATCACCCTGATTGATGGTAGTCCGGTCCCGGTCGCGCCGATCAAGGTGTCGTACCAGTACTTCCAGCATTCAGTGACGGGTGATTACTTCACGGTCAATTCGTACACGTCCACAATGTCTTATGCTGCGATCCCGTCTTACAACGGTGTGTCACTGCGCGACTGTATCGACTTCCGTTCGCGGATCGACAATACGGGCAAGAATTACACATCTGCGGGCGCAGTGGTCAATGGTGTGCCGAAGCGTGGCGTGGATATTACGACCAACTACACGTTCTATCTGGCCCGTAAGGACAAGCTGGCACTGGCGATTGACGGTACGTTCTTTGACGTGAAGGGTGTGTCTAGCCTCGCACCGTCTTTGCCGGATGATCCGACGACTGCAATGGTGCTGTTCAATGTGGCCCTCGAAGCCTACACGTTCGGGACCGGTTCGTCCAACGTGTCGGTCACGACGATTGACAACAAGCGGTACACCATGCGCGACATCGGCAAGATCGACGCACGCGTGGCTAATCTGGAATACTACACATCGTTGTCCCTGCTTGAACAACAGACGACCTCGATGACGATCCCGGACAGTTCGGGTCTGGATCGCTACAAGAACGGCTTCATCGTGGACAGCTTCAATGGTCACGGTGTTGGTAACACTACGTCCCCGGACTATATGTGTTCCATTGACATGTCGAACAATGTGCTGCGTCCGTTCTACTCGATGGAGAACGTCACACTGTTCGAACAGAACACGACCAATACCCAACGTGCAACAGCGGGGTATCAGGTGACGGGTGATGTGGTAACACTGCCGTACTCGTCGGTCGCACTGGTGACGCAACCTTACGCAAGCCGTACAGAGAATGTGAACCCGTTCGCGGTCTATGCATTCGTTGGTTCGACTGATCTGAATCCTTCGTCAGACGAATGGTTTGATACCTATCAGTTGCCTGACATCGTGACCAACGTGGACGGTAACTTCAATGCGGTGTATGCATTGGCGGCATCGACGGGCGTTCTGGGTACGGTTTGGAATGCTTGGCAGACCCAATGGTCGGGTACTTCGGTTGTGTCCACGGATACACTGAACTATGGCGTCCATACGACGACCGTGACGGAAAACGGCGTACTGCGTGATCGTACTTCGGCTGAAATGCAAGCGTCGCAGTTCAATAGCTGGCTGGTGAGTGCAGGTATTGGTGCGTCGCGTCAGGTGACTACGGAAGTTGATGCAACGACGATTGGCTATTCGCGCACTGGTATCAACACGCAGATCGTGCCGCAGATCACCAACACGGTGACGGATGACAAGGTTGTGGCACAAGCCGTGATTCCCTACATCCGCAGTCGCAATGTGTCGGTGGTTGCACGCGGTCTGAAGCCGAACACTACGTTCTACCCGTTCTTTGATGGTACGAACGTTTCGGCCTACCTGACGCCTTCGATGTCAATCAGTTATGTGCCGGTGAATGGCTACCCGTCATCGTTTGATTGGCAGTCCAATGTTGGCGGATTGTCGGACGAAGCTTCACGCACTATCTCGGGTAATTCGGACAACGCACTGGATCGCGGTGACGTGATCTATGTGACCCAACGTGGTTCGAACAGTTACACCCTGACGACATCCCCGGCTACGGCTGTGGTGGGTCTGCAATCGGTGCATGGTGATGGTTCGCTGCAAATCCAAGTCCAGAACATCAAGGGTACGTTCCAAGCTGGCGATGTGTTCACTGGAACGCTGTCGGGTTCGCGTGGCACGGTGTCAGGAACGCCCACGGTTCCGGTCAAGGGCGGCGCACTGGTTACGACCTTCAATGGCGACTTGGTTGCACTGTTCCAGATTCCGAACACATCGGCACTTCAGTTCCGTACTGGTACGCGTGTGTTCAAGCTGACGGACGATTCGGACAACGTTGATGTGGATGCCACATCGTCTTCATCGGTGTCCTATGCAGCAACGGGTGTTCTGCAAACCAAGCAAGCCTATGTGACTTCGACGCGTAATGCGCAAGTCGTGCAAACACAGGTGTCCAGTACGAAGACGGTGACGACCACATCGACCCGTACTGTGTCGGATACTGGCTGGTATGACCCGTTGGCACAGACGTTCTTGGTGCAGTCCACTGATGGCGCATTCCTGACTGAAGTTGATCTGTTCTTCCAAACAAAGGACGCCAACATCCCGGTGCAGGTTGAAATTCGCGAAGTGGTCAATGGCTATCCGGGTGCAACGATTCTGCCGTTCTCGCGGACAGTGGTGACGCCGGATAAGGTGAATGTCTCGCAAGATGGCACGGTTGCTACCACGTTCAAGTTTGCGGCCCCGGTGTACGTTCAGGATGCCACATCATATGCGCTGGTCGTGATGTCGGATTCCAATAGCTACAACGTGTGGATTTCGCAACTTGGCGACAAGATGGTCAACAGTGACCGCTTCATCAGCGAACAGCCGTATGCAGGTGTCCTGTTCAAGTCACAGAATGCTTCAACGTGGACGGCTGATCAGACGCAAGACTTGAAGTTCAACATCCGTCGCGCGTCGTTTGTGACGGGTCAGTACGGTGAAGTAGTGTTCCAGAATGATACCGTGACGTTGGATAACCTTCCGACCTTGGCATTCCAAACTACTTCGGGTTCCAAAGTTGTTCGTGTGTTCCATGCCAATCATGGTCTGCCGGTCAATTCGACGGTCGTGATCGCGGGTGTGACAGCAGCAGTCAATGGAATCCCGGCTGCACAGTTGAATGGTTCGTTTGTCGTGACCAATGTGGACTTTGATAGCTACACCATCACGGTCGCAACCACGGCAGCAACTTCGACGGGCTACGGCGGCAACAGTGGTATTACGGCATCGGGTAACGTTGGCTACGATTCGATTCAGCCTGTGGTGCAGCAACAGACGTTTACGGATACGACCACATCGTGGTTCATCAAGACGACGACTGGTAAGTCCCCGGAAGGTGCGGAAATCCCGTATCTCTTGGATGCGGCCTACAGTCCCGTTACGGTGAATGACACGAACATGTTGTCCCGCACCTGTCTGGTAGCAACCCCGGCCAACCAATCGGCCTCAGTGCTGGCAGGTAGCAAGTCGCTGTTCCTGAAAGGTCGGTTGTACTCAACGAACGATGCAGTATCCCCGTTCATTGACATGCATCGACTGTCGGCAATTCTGGTCCGTAACCGGGTCAATGCGCCGACCAGTGCTTCAACGAACGTCGCAGTGGTGGATGATCGCGTAGTGGCCTCGGCTAAGACGACGATTGCCTTTAGTGGCAACACGATCACGACAGCGGATGCAACGACCCAAGGGTTGTTCCAGACTGTGGTGGTTGGTCACTACATCAACGTGGCGGGTTCGGTTGCAGCAAACAATGGTGACTGGCTGGTGACGGCAGTAGCAACGGACGGTTCAAGCATCACAACCAATGCAGCATTCACGACAGCAGCAACGGGTGCAAGCATCACGATCACCTCGCGCGAATTGTTTGTGGACGAGATTGCGCCGGTAAATAGCACGACGATTAGTAAGTATGTCTCAACGAAGGTCAACTTCGCCAACACATCAACTTACCTGCGTATTCAACTGGCGGCAGCGGTTCCCCCGGCAGCGAAGCTTTCGGTGTATTACAAGGTGAATCCGGCTGGATCGACGGCATCATTCGATTCCATCCCGTACACACTGTTTACCCCGGATGCGACCATTCCCTACACGACGAACAACACATTTACGGATGTGACCTACTCGTTGAGCGGCATGGCGGCATTTGATGCGGTGCAAGTCAAACTGGTGATGCAATCTTCGGATACCTCACAAGTTCCGATGGTGAAGGACTTGCGAATCATCGCCTGTGCGTAACTAACCCCTAAAGGAAACATCGTGACCGACTATCTCAAGGTAGCGGGTCACGATGGCCTTGTTCGAGACAGAAACACCAAGGCCATCGTGTCAACCAATCAAGCGGGCTATCAAGCCTATGTCAACCAACGCGATGCCCTGATGCGCCGTCAACACCAGATTGACGAGAACACTCAGGAAATCAAGGAATTGAAGCAAGACCTATCTGAAATTAAGCAGTTGCTACAGATTCTTGTCCAAAAGGCGTGAATGGTCACGAAACGTGGACAGGGATTATTTTTGGACAGAAATGTTAAGGAGTACGAATGAAGTTTGCATTTCACAAAGCAAAAGACACACTGTTTGCCAAGCTGTGTAGTTGGAAGATGGAAGGCCCGTACACGCACGTTGAGGCGATGTTTGGTGCTGACCCTGACGATGCCAAGTTGACGGTGTGCGGTAGTTCCAAGTTCACGGAAGGTGGTGTACGTCTCAAATCGTTGGACCTGTCGGACACAGAGAACACATGGGACATCATTGAAGTGCCGGGTATTGATGAAGAAAAGGCGCTGCAATGGTTCAAGGATCATGCGGGTGAACCATATGACACGCGTGGCCTGATTCAATTCATTACGTGGTTCCCGGTTGGTCACAATCCGAAGGGTTGGTTCTGTGATGAAGCGGTGCTGGCCTCAATTGGGATGGAGAACTCCTATCGATTCGATCCGAACGGTATGGCCGAAATCCTGAAGTTCCTCACCAAGTATCAGGCGGGTAACCTTCAGGCGGCAATCGCGGTGATCAACAAGGGCGAACTGGCCGATGTCAAACAACCAGTCAACCCGATTGATACGATCCAAGCTGAAGTCAACAAGGTGCTTCCGGCCATCGAGCAAGTCGCACACACGGTTCAACTGGCTGCACCCTTGGCTGCTATCATCCCCGGTGCTGCGCCCATTGTGGCGGCTGTAGAGGGCATTGCAACGGCAGTGGACAAGATTGCCGACAGTGCGCCGCAGATCAATGCAACCATTGATGCACTGCAAGCCTTGAAGAAGTAACTAACGCGGCCATTGAAAGCCCTACCATGTGTAGGGCTTTTTCATTTCTAGGTTCTGATGTGTAGCTGTCAAGCTAAATAATCGAACTATTGTCACTTTCACAACGGGACCAACATGGCACGCCCAAATTCATTTGACACACTCTCAACCTACTGTCTTCAGCAGTTGGGCGCTCCTGTTATTCAGGTCCACGTCGCGGCTGAACAGATTCAAAATAGGGTCGAAGATGCCTTCGACTTCATGCGCGAATTTCATGGTGACGCCATTGAGCGCACTTACCTGAAGCATCAGGTGACACAGGACGACATTGACAACGGTTATCTCCCGGTGGGTGATGGTGTCACAGCAGTCCTGAATGTGTTTCCGATCACGGCGGGCGCGAACAGCAACAGTCAGTTCTCGGCCTCATACCAGATCAAGGTCAATGACATCTACTCGCTTCAGAATTCTTCTGGGTCACTGGCAACGGGCGGTCTTGCCTATTATGAGGAAACCAAACAATACCTGAACATGATGGACGATATGTTCCTTGGTCAGCAACAGTTCCGCTTCAATGCCAAGATCGGCAAGCTGCACATCGATATGGACTGGTCCGAGAACGTGAATGTTGGTGACTACATTCTGGTCGAATGTACGGTGATTCTGGACGAGACGGTCTACACATCGATCTACAACGACCGGATGCTGAAGAAGCTGGCCGTCGCCTACATCAAGAAGCAATGGGGTAGCAACATGAAGCTGCACGGCAACATTGTTCTCCCCGGTGGTATCACAATTCAGGGCCAACAGATTTACGATGAAGCGATGGAAGAAATCGATAAGATCGAAGACCAGATTCGCGACACGTATCAGGCTCCCCCGATGTTCCTTGTGGGGTAAGAAATGACCGTAAACACGTACTTTCAAGCTGGCATTCCCGAAGCCTACAGCCAGACCCAAGACCTGATCGAACAGTTGACCATTGAAGCGATCCAGATCGGCGGCATGAATGTTTATTATGTGCCGCGCACTATTCTGAGTGAGGACATCAATCCGGTCCTCACCGAAGACGTTCTGGCATCGTATGACAATGCTTACCAGATCGAAGCCTACCTTGAGAATGCTACTGGCTTCGAAGGTGATGGCGCAATGTTGTCAAAGTTCGGCATCGAAATTTCGGATTCCTGCACATTCGTCATGTCTCGGGCACGCTGGACGGCTGAAGTGGGAAGCAAACCCGGTTCCCGTCTGCCCCGTCCGATTGAAGGCGACATCATCTATCTGCCCCTGACCAAATCGTTCTTTGAAATCAAGAAGGTCAATGCACAGAACCCGTTCTACCAGTTGGGGAAGCTGTACACCTACCGTCTGGATTGCGAACTGTTCAACTTCTCGCATGAAGATTTCAATACTGGCGTGGATGAAGTAGACGAACTGGCGCACGAAATCAACCTGCATGATCTGGATGCTGGTTCACAGAATGAAGTGTTCGATACCAAGAAGACCGATGTACTGGACTTTGACGCGTCCAATCCCTTTGGAGACATCCAGTAATGCTGAACAGTAGCCCCTACTACAACGGCACAACAGAGAAGGCCATTATCGCCTTTGCCAATCTGTTCAAGGACGTGTATGTCCTGCGTATGAAACAGGACGGCACGATTGAGAAGACCGTCCGGGTTCCGGTGTCCTATGCTCCCAAAGAGAAGTTTCTGGCGCGAGAGCAACAGCAACCGAACATCGACAACAGTACGGAAGAACTGACGTTGCCTCGCCTGTCATTCGAAATCACTGGTTTCCAACCGGATGCCAGTCGGCGGATGAATGCGATGCAGCAACGTAAGGCAGTCGTGACCGGACAGACCAACAGTGTGTTCAATCCGGCCCCTTGGAACCTCGAAGTGTCGCTGTACGCCATTGCCAAGTATCAGACCGATGCATTGCAGATGTTCGAACAGATCGTGGCCGTGTTCAATCCGTCCTACATTGTGACGATCAAAGCGATGCCGGAACTGAACCTCACGGATGATCTGCCTATTGTTCTGGACACCGTACAACACGAAGACAACTATGACGCCAAGTTTCAGGAGCGTCGCACCGTGGTCTTCACGTTCAACTTCACCCTGCAACTGAATTACTTTGGTGGTGTGGAGAAGAACCGGGCAGTCATCAAGCAGACCGAAGTGGACATTACCAGTGGCACAACCGTTCCCTCGGATGGTCGGCCTAGCCTTGAACTGATTAAGAACACCGTCAATCCACTGTCGGCCAATGCGGGCGACACACATACGGTGATCACTGAAATTGATGGATTCAAATAATCATGACTGATACTGCTGACAAGATGGTCAATGCGTTCCGCAATCTGGACGAAACGTTTGGCCTTGAAAATGAAAACCAGTTGCCCGCTGTCCGGGAACCGCGTCAGGTGATCGTGGCCCCGGTGGTGGAAGATCGTCCAGTCAACACAGATGATCAGGACAACGACATTGCGATTGCACGCGAGACATATCACCGTCTCATGACCAAGGCTGAAGACGCACTGGATGACATCATGCACCTTGCCAAACAGTCGGAACATCCGCGTGCCTTTGAAGTGGCCGGACAGATGATTGACAAGGTAACCAGTCTGGCCGACAAGCTATTGGATATGCACAAGAAGGTGAAGGACATCAAGAAGCTGGATGAATCGCCGCGTGAAGCTGCATTGAATGGTGGGAATGGTGTTGGGACTACCAACATTGTATTCACTGGTACACCGCAACAACTGTTGGAAGCGATGACAGCGAAGAAAGAATTGAAGGATGTGACAGACGTGTAAGGTAAGTGAAAGACGGCAATTGAATAAATAGTCGGTAAGGATAAAAAACATACCGACTATGATCTACTCAATCTATCGCGTCACCAGTCTCGTAAACCAGAAGGTGTATATCGGCTTCACGTCACAGAAGCCTAATAGACGTTGGAACTCTCATAAGTGCGACAGTAAGAGTGGACGGTACACGTCTCACCTTCATCGCGCTATGAACAAATATGGTGACGATCAGTTCTCCTTCGAAGTCATATACCAGTCGAAGGACAAGGACCACACTCATAAGGTGATGGAACCGCTGTTCATTGCCGAATACAACTCAATCGAGACTGGCTACAACATCACTCCGGGCGGAGAAGGTACGTTCGGTCGTGTAATAACGGACGAGATGCGTGCGAATCTGTCATCAAAGCTGAAAGGCCGGAAGATGTCGGAGACACAGTACGCCAACTACATCACATCGAAGGCCAACAATCCGAACCCTTGGATTGGTCGGAGACATACGGATGAAGCGAAGGCTAAGATTTCTGCTGTCCAGACTGGTCGTAAGTTGTCCGAAGAAACCAAGTCCAGAATGTCGGCTTCTCATGTCGGCAAAGCAAAGACAGATGAAACCAAGGCCAGAATGTCGGCGGCACAGGCACATGATTGGATTGTGACCCATCCAGACGGTAGAGAAGAAGCTGTGACGAACATGCGTCAGTTCTGTATTGATAACAACCTGAATGCCGGGAAGATGACCTTGGTATCACAGGGAAAACGCCTTCAACACAAAGGCTACAAGTGTAGGAAACAATAATGTCTACAAAGCTTCAACTTCGGGACCATGTGCGGGGGAATGCGCGCATCAAACCTGCGGGATGGCTCCACCCCTATACTGAGTGGGAACTACAAGAATTTAAGAGATGTGCAGATGATCCGATCTACTTCATCAAGAACTATGTGAAGATCATCTCGCTGGACAAAGGTATCATCAACTTTGACATGTTCAAGTTTCAGGAAGAATTCATCAAACTCGTCCTGAGTGAACGTAAGTCAATCGCGAAGCTTGGCCGTCAGATGGGTAAAACGACCTGTGTGGCGGCTGCAATCCTCTGGTACATCATCTTCTCTGCCAAACCACAGAACGTCGCTGTGCTGGCACACAAGGCTTCTGGTGCGCGTGAAATTCTGTCACGTATTAAGTTGTCCTATGAACTGTTGCCGCCGTTCCTGCAACATGGTGTACATGAATGGAACAAGGGTAGCATCCATATCGCCAATGGTTCGAAGGTGACGGCTGCTGCTACCTCTGCGTCTGCTGCGCGGGGCGGTTCTATTTCGTTCGTTTACCTTGACGAGTACGCCTTCGTTGCGCCGAATATCGCTGAAGAATTCTTCGCATCGGTGTTCCCTACGTTGTCATCGGGTAAGTCAACCAAGATTTGTATCACGTCTACCCCGATTGGTTACAACGCGTACTGGAAGATTTGGGACGAAGCAGAGAAAGGTGTGAATGGTTTTAAGACATTCACTGCAAACTATTGGGACCGCATTGGTTACGACGAAGAATGGGCGGCTGAACAGAAGCGCGTTCTTGGTCCATTGAAATTCCGTCAGGAAGTTCTCTGTGCGTTCTTGGGTTCATCGAACACACTCATTGAAGGCGACACCATCGCCAAGATGACACCAATCGATCCTGAGTACAGCAAAGACGGTCTGGACATCTTCAACAAGCCTGAACCCGGTCATACCTACGTGGCTATCGTGGATACGTCGCGCGGCGTTGAGGGTGACAGTTCAGTCATTTCAGTGATCGACATCACCGAGACACCTTACCGACTGGTTGCCAAGTATCGATCCAACACGATTCATCCGATGCTGCTGCCCTCAGTGGTCCATAAGATTGCTACGGACTACAACGAAGCTTTCGTACTGAACGAAATCAATGACAACGGTCAGTCTGTCTCTGACACGCTGCAACATGAAATCGAGTACGAGAACTTGCTGTGGATCAGTAAGGCCAAGGGTGGTCAGACTGTTTCCTCTGGTTTCGGTGGTGGTGCGTCTCAGTCTGGCGTGCGGACGGACAAGCTGGTCAAACGTGTGGGCTGTTCGACACTGAAGACATTGATCGAAGAAAACCAACTTCTGGTTTACGACCGTCAATACATTCAGGAGTTCTCAACTTTTACGGAAATCAAGGGAAGCTTCAAGGCCGATGCTGGCTACCATGACGATATGGTCATGACACTCGTTCTCTTTGCGTGGCTGACCAAACAACCGTACTTCAAGGAACTCACGAACGTCAACCTGCGTACCACGATCTATCAGGAACGTATCGAAGCCATCCAAAATCAGTTGACACCGTTTGGTTACAGCAACGGCATTGAGGACAGCGGCCCGAAGTATGTGGTCGAAGATCGCGATGCGTGGATGGTTGAGGAAATCGACCGTGAGAAGAACTGGTTGGCGACTCACATCCTTGGTATGCCTGAATGGGGTGGTTTCCACGGTCGGTAAATATAGACCGTTTCTGAAAACCCTCAAAACACTAAATAGTTCTAGTCAAACAAAGCTACAGACCGATGTGCCTGTGTTTGGCACATCCAACAATTATTAGGAGTAACAACTAATGTTTATGCTCTCTCCCGGCGTATCAGTTCAAGAATACGACGCTACAGCATCAGTCCCGTCAGTCGCCACAACTGCGGGCGGTTTTGCAGGAACCTTTGTTTGGGGTCCGGTGGAACATATCTACACGACCGATAGCGAAGCCACTCTGGTTTCCGTCTTCGGTAAGCCGAACAACGATACAGCTACGTCATTCTTCACCGCTACAAACTTCCTTGCCTATGCGAACAACCTTCAAGTCGTGCGTGTGGTCGGTGAAACCGCCAAGAACGCAGTCGCTTCGGGCACTGCCCTTCTGATCAAGAACGAAGACGAATACAACGCTGAACGTCTCAATGGTTCGAATGGTGTTGGTATCGTGGCCGCGAAATATCCGGGTCTTCTGGGTAATTCGATCAAGGTGTCGATTGCTGATAGCCGCACCTACTCACAAAACCTGTCGGGTTCGGTGACTACGGATACTTCCGCAACTGTTACGGGTACGGGTACGAACTTCACGTCCAGCGTTGCAGTCGGTTCGCGTCTCTATACGTCTGCTGGCAAGCTGATTGGTCAAGTTGCACAAATCACAAGCGACACGACGCTGAACCTCACGGCTGCTGCGGCACAAGTGGTGACGGCCGGTACTGTGCGTGCTGATTGGGAATTCAAGTCGCAATTCTCGGGCGCTCCGAATACTTCGGACTTCGTAACAAACGTGTCGGGTCAGAACGATGAAGTGCATGTCGTGATCATCGACGCTACTGGTGTCTTCACTGGTACGCCGAACACGGTCCTCGAAACGTATGCCTTCGTGTCGGTCGCATCGGATGCCAAGAAGGACGATGGTTCGACCAACTATTACAAGACGTTGCTGAATACTGCATCGGCTTACGTGTGGTGGATGGATCACCCGACTGACGGCACGAATTGGGGTTCGACGGCTGCGGCCACGAACTTTGCACGCCTTCTGAAGCCCCAGACGGTGACTCTCGTTGGTGGTGTCTCTGATGACGTGCTGACTGACCAAAACGCGACGACCGGCTTTGCTATGTTCGAGAACGCGGAACTGGTTGATGTCTCGCTGATCCCGACTGGCGCAGCTTCACAGACCGTTGCTGAATATGTGATCGACAACATCGCGAATACCCGTCTTGACTGTCTGGCCTTCGTCTCGCCTACGCTTGATGCCGTGCTGAACAACAAGGGTAGCGAAGCTGACGACATCATCAGCCAACGTGGTGTGCTTCCTTCGACTTCCTATGCAGTGATGGATTCGGGCTGGAAATATCAGTACGACCGTTACAACGATGTGTACCGCTGGATTCCGCTGAATGGCGACATCGCTGGCCTGTGCGCACGTACTGACCAGACGAACGATCCGTGGTGGTCCCCGGCTGGTTTCAACCGTGGCCAGATCAAGAACGTGATCAAGCTGGCGTACTCGCCGGGTCAAACTGATCGCGACAAGCTGTACCCGCAAGGTATCAACCCGGTCGTGACGTTCAAGGGCCAAGGCACTGTGCTGTATGGTGACAAGACGATGCTCTCGAAGCCGTCTTCGTTCGACCGCATCAATGTGCGTCGTCTGTTCATCACGTTGGAAAAAGCGATTGCTACGGCATCGAAGTACCAACTGTTTGAATACAACGATCCGTTTACGCGTGCTCAGTTCAAGTCGTTTGTTGAACCGTACCTGCGTGACGTGCAAGGTCGTCGTGGTATCAGCGACTTCTTGGTTGTTTGTGACGATACGAACAACACTGGTGAAGTGATCGACGGTAACCGCTTCAAGGCCGCGATCTACATCAAGCCCGCACGTAGCATCAACTTTATCGAACTGAAATTCATCAGTACTCCTACTGGTGCTCAGTTCTCCGAAGTGGTCGGTATCGCTGGCTAATGTGTAAACAAGGGGAGACACGTTCTCCCCTTTTGCTTGACATCCTAAATATTACCAAATACCCAATTCGGAGTCTAAACAATGGCTGATACAGTCTATTTCAATGTCGATCAGTTCAAGTCGCAACTGTCTGGCGGCGGTGCTCGCCCGAACCAGTTCTTTGTGCAACTGACGTTCCCTACTTCAGTGACGCTCGCGCCGCTGGCTATTCAGTCGTCACCGTTCCTTGTGACGGCGGCTTCGATGCCGGGTTCTATCGTCAACGAAACCCAAGTCTATTACCGTGGCCGTGCTGTGAAGCTGGCTGGTGAACGCACGTTCCAAGATTGGTCGTGTGTGGTCCTCAATGACAACAACTTCACGATCCGTAACGCGCTGGAAGATTGGTCGAATAAGATGAACGACCTTCAGAACAACAGCGGCGAACTTAGCCCGTCTAAGTACACGGCTGACATGCTGGTCACACAGTTGAACCGCAACAACCAACCCCTGAAGACCTATCAGATTCGCTCTGCATGGCCGACCAACGTCTCAGAAGTTAACCTTGACTTTGGTGCAAACGACCAGATTTCGACGTTCAATGTGACGTTCGCATATCAGGACTTTAAGACAACCATGACACCGCTGGCAGGTATCGTTTCGGGCGGCTAATCACTATGGAAATCTTCGGCTTCCAATTCGGCGGCAGGAAGGGTAAAGGACTTCAGCAACAAGCAGAACAAAAGCTGCCGTCCTTTGCTGCCCCGGTCGATGATGACGGCGCTGCGACCGTTTCTAACGGTGTCGGGCACTATGGCACTTTTATCGACCTCGATGGTGCTGCTAAGACTGAATCAGAACTGATTTCACGTTATCGCGAGACGGCGAAGTACCCTGACTGCGACACAGCAATTGAGGAAATCTGCTCAGAGGCAATCGCTACAGAGGATGACGAAGAAGTCGTCAAACTGAATCTGGAAGACGTGCCGTTGTCCAAGAACGTGAAGAATATCATCGAAGAAGAATTTGATGAACTTCTGAACCTCTTGGACTTCGACAGCCGTGCTCATGACATCTTCCGTCGATACTATGTCGATGGCCGGATGTACTATCACAAGCTGTTTGATCAGAAGAACCCCGGTGCAGGTATTCAAGAACTGCGCTACGTCGATCCCCGCAAGATCAAAAAGGTTCGTGAAGTAGAGAAGAAGAAGGACGAAGTGACGGGTGTGGAAATCTACACCAAGGTTCTCGAATACTTCGTGTTCTCGGATTCTGGCTTTGCGAAATCACAGGGCTACACTGCCCCGAACAACACAGCACAGGGCGTGAAGATTGCGCCTGAAGCAATCGCATATGTTACGTCCGGTCTGATCGACTTGGATCGTAACTTGGTCGTTGGTCACTTGGACAAGGCCATCAAGCCGACGAACATGCTTCGTATGGCTGAAGATGCAATGCTGATCTACCGTATGGCACGCGCGCCGGAACGCCGTGTGTTCTACGTTGATACCGGCAACCTTCCGACTGCGAAGGCTGAACAGTATCTTAAAACGGTCATGGATAAGTTCAAGACCAAGATCGTTTACGACGCATCGACCGGCGAAATGCGCGATGACCGCAAGCACATGTCCGCGATTGAAGACTTCTGGCTTCCGCGTCGTGAAGGCGGCAGTGGCACACAGGTTGACACGCTGGAAGGCGCTCAGAACCTTGGTGTGACACAAGACATCGAGTACTACCAAGCCAAGCTGTACAACGCGCTGAACGTGCCTACGTCGCGTCTGAAGGGTGACAACCCGATGAACTTCGGTCGTCAGATGGAAGTCACGCGGGACGAACTGAAGTTTGCCAAGTTCATTACCCGTATCCGTCGCAAGTTCACTGAACTGTTCGATGACCTGTTGAAGACGCAGCTTGTCTTGAAGGGTGTGATTGTCCCGGAAGATTGGGACGCGATCATCAAGCCTACGATCAAGTATGTGTTCGCATCAGACATCTATTGGGCTGAAGCGAAAGAGATTGAGAACCTTCGCAATCGCGTCGAAATCTTGACGGAACTTGAACCGTTCATTGGTACGTACTACAGCAAGCAATGGGTTCGTAAGAACGTGCTGAAGATGACGGACGATGACATCGATCAGGTTCAGAAGGAAATCGAATCAGAACGTGACGAAATGGCTGCGGACGCTGAATTCAAGGGCGAACTCGCTGCTGCACAAGAAATGCCTCTGATCCAAGGTCAGGCTGACATGCAGATGGACCAAGAGATGCAGATGATGAAGGCACAAGCGGCTGTTGCGCCGAAACCGGCCCCGGCATCGAAGAAAAAGTAACCACATCCCGATCAGGGTAAATATTCTGATCGGGAATACAAAGGACTACAAATGGAACTCATTCAACTGACTGAAGCGGAACTTGCTCAATTCGATGAAGCATTTCTGACAGAAATTCAAGGCTATATCAAGCACGGCGAAGATGTGATCGCGACCAACGGTTCGCACTTCAAGGTTGGAACAAAGAAGAACGAAAAAGGACAGTACGACGACAAATCGGCTGCTGTGTTCGACAACCTCGACCATGCCAAGGCGTTCATTGATGGCGGCAAGAAAGGCCCGCACAAGACCGTTGCTGGCTACACCAGTCATCCGGGCAAGGTTCAAGAATCGTTCATCGATCTGATCCAGTCGGACAAGGCTGCGGCTGCTGAAGTCTTCAAGCAAATGATGGCAGAGAAGGTTCAGGCTGCACTCGGCGCACGTCGCATCGAACTGTCGCAATCACTCTACTCGCGCGTCAAGGGTGAGTAATGGACTTCGCACAATTCCGCACACAGAATGCGGCGCAAGCGCCAAAACAACCGGAAGAACCGAAGAAGTTTGATGGACTTACTGGTGAAGTCAACAGTAATCCAGAAGCAGAGAAGGAACACCAGAACAAAGCACTTCTGAAAATGAAGGGCGATTCGGTCTGGATTCCGAAGCTTCCCACGGTTCCCGGTCTGAGTGAAGCCCGCAAGACGCATCACAAGGTGAAGATTCACTTCGGTAACGGTAAGTCTGAAATCCGCATGGTTGACGACAACGAACTTGGTGTTCTGCGCCGTTCGGGTCATATCACCAAGGTCTTCAACATCGCGGAGATGAAGGACGGCGTTGAGCATTCGTATAGCGTACCTTCCCTGTTCGAAGACGCATGTCGCGAACAAGAGAAGAACACGGCGCATTACTCACATAAAGACGGTAGCAAAGCGTATCTGATGACCCATAAATACAGCGATCCCAAGCTTGGCACGGATCACTATGTCGGCTTCTCACATAGAACCGGTACGGTGTATTCGAACGATGATGGCAAGGTCAAGGCTGAACGTCTTCTCAGGCGTCTGGGCTACAAAGCAAAGGCAAAGGAATAATCCATGTCCGCACTCGTTCAAACTGTCCTCAAAAATACGCACACTGAAACAGTGGTGAAGATCACTGGTACGGGTACGGCTGCGATCACCCTCGCCTCGCTTGCACTTGCTGATGATGTCTATACGGCGGCCAAAGCTTCGGTTGAGATTCGCAAGGTCTGGATTTCCGCACCGCCGACACAGTTGACTACGGTCACCCGCAATTCAGTAGCAGTCCTACAAGCCTATGGTTCAGTGGATACGAACTTCGAAGATGTGAAGCTGAATGATCAAGCTTCGAAAGACTTCTCAGTTGTGACCGCTGGCGATGGCACTGTCATTCTCTGGCTGCGTAAGTCGGGTGGCTATGAGTGGCCGTTCCGTAGCGAAGCCCTCACAGTAGGTGCATAAATATGAAACTGATTACGGAACTCTACGATGAAGTGGAGATGATCACGGAAGGCACTGGCGACAAGAAAGACCTGTATATCCAAGGCATCTTCGCTCAGTCAAACATCGTGAACCGCAATAAGCGGAACTATCCGAAGGCACATATGGAATCGGCGGTTGATAAGTACGTCGAAAGCTATGTGTCTAAGAATCGTGCCCTTGGGGAACTGAATCACCCGCAACGCATGACGGTTGACCCGGAACGTGCGTGTATGTTGATTACAGAACTCAAGTGGGACAGAAACAACGTCATGGGTAAGGCGAAAATCCTCTCCGAAGGCGTTGGTAAGGTGGTACGTGGCCTGATTCTCGATGGGGTAAATATTGGTGTGTCAACACGTGGCGGCGCTTCTGTGTCCTTGCGTGAAGGCGTTACTTATGTTGGTCCTGATCTGACTTTCTCGGCCATCGATGTTGTTACCGATCCTAGCGGTCCTGACTGCTTCGTGAACGGCATCATGGAAGGCGTTGAGTGGATTTGTGAGTCTGGTGTTTGGAAGATGGAAAAGATCGAACAAGCACGCGAGACGATCATCGAAACTCCCGCTGCGAAGCTGCCACAGATGTCTATTGAACTGTGGGAAAGCTTCCTCGGAAAGCTTCAACACATCAAGTAATCTCAAAATTTTGCTTTTACTAAATATACATTGTAATCGGTAAAAGCCATACCCAAAGGATACAGAATGTCACTGGAAAAGAAGATTCAGTCGTTGCTCAATGAGCGTGCGACTCTGCCGATCAGCAACATGGATAACGGCGATAAGAAGCCGATCCCGGCTGGTTCGTCACAAAACGCTGAGTACAGCGAACTGTCGAAAGACATCAAGGGCGACGAAGCTGCTACACCGGTTGCACCGGCTGAAGCACAAGCTAACCTCGGCCTGAAGGGTGACCCGACGAAGGTCACGACGCAAGCGCAACGCGATGCACTCGAAGGTACAGACATCTCGGCACTGTTCGCTGGTATGGAACTGGCTGAAGGTTTTGCTGAGAAGGCAACTGGCCTGTTCGAAGCTGCTGTCGTTGCTCGCGTCAATACAGAAGTCGATAAGGCTGTCACTGCACTGACCGAACAAGCGCAAGCTGAACTGAAGGTCACGAAGTCGAAGCTTGAAGAAGATGTCAATGCTTACCTGTCGTATGTTGTCGAATCGTGGATGAAGGATAACCAACTGTCCGTTGACGCTGGTCTGCGTACTGAAATCGCTGAGTCCTTCATCGCTGGTCTGAAAGACCTGTTCGTTGAAAATTACATCGAAGTCCCGGAAGACAAGGTTCAAGTTGTTGAATCGCTTTCGTCGGAAGTCGAAGCAACCAAATCGCGTCTGAATGAAGAAATCGAGAAGTCGATTGCTCTGTCGGACAAGATCGTCAAGCTTGAAAAAGCGGCTGTGTTGGAACAAGCAGCAAAGGGTCTGGCAGTAACGGACGCTGAACGCCTGTCCCGTCTGGTCGAAGGCGTAGAGTTTGACAACCAAGAAGCCTTTGCAGAGAAGGTTGCGGTCATCAAGGAAGCCCATTTCAAGGTGCAACCGAAGAAGTCTGCTGAGACGCTTCTGGCAGAGCAAGCCGGTCAAGGTAACGAAACGAAGGAAGTATCAGCCCAAGTTTCACGCTATGTGACCGCTCTCAATCGTAATTCCAAGTTTTAAGTATATCTGAAGAAATCAGAAATACTAAATAACTAGGTAAAGCACAAATCCATCTTAGGAGTACTAATGTTTAATCTCTCTGAATCAGTCAGCGCGAAGTGGAACCCGGTTCTGGACGCTGAAGGCGTGGCCCCGATCCGTGATGCACATAAGCGTGCTGTTGTCACGAAGCTGCTGGAAAACCAAGAACAGGACATGCTCAAAGAGCGTCAATCCCTGTTCGAAGATGCACCTACCAACAACATCGGCGCTGGTTCCGATTCGAACGGTATTGCTAAGTTCGACCCGATCCTGATTTCGCTCGTTCGTCGTGCGATGCCGCAACTGATGGCTTATGACCTCTGTGGCGTGCAACCGATGTCGGGTCCGACTGGCCTGATCTTCGCAATGCGTTCGAACTACGGTACGGATCGCAACATGGCAACGCGTTCAGAAGCGTTCGTGAACGAAGCTAATTCGGCATTCTCGGGCGGCGGCGCACAAGCTGGCGCGAACCCGGCTGTTCTGAATGACGGCACTCCGGGCACGTACACGCGCGGTACGGGTATTGCAACGGCGAATGCTGAAGCACTCGGTACGTCTGGCGGCGGTACGTTCGGTGAAATGAACTTCACGATCGAAAAGACCACGGTGACTGCAAAGTCGCGTGCTCTCAAGGCTGAATACACCATCGAACTCGCACAAGACTTGAAGGCTGTCCACGGTCTTGACGCTGAAGGCGAACTCTCGAACATCCTTTCGCAAGAAATCATGTTCGAACTGAATCGTGAAGTTATCCGCACGATTTACCAAGTGGCGAAGAAGGGTTCGCTGACGACCACGACTCCGGGCGTGTTCGACCTTGACGTGGATGCGAATGGCCGCTGGTCGGTTGAGCGCTTCAAGGGTCTTCTGTTCCAAATGGAACGTGACGCAAACGTCATTGCACAAGACACCCGTCGCGGCAAGGGCAACTTCATCGTGTGTTCGGCTGACGTGGCTTCCGCTCTGGCGATGGCTGGCGTTCTCGACACCGGTCGTGCTCTGCAAGGCCAAGATGCTCTGCAAGTTGATGACACTGGCAACACGTTTGCTGGCGTACTCAACGGCAAGCTGAAGGTCTACATTGACCCGTACTCGGCAAACCTCGGTGCTGCTGAACAGTTCTACGTGGTTGGTTACAAGGGCGCGAATGCCTACGATGCTGGTCTGTTCTACGCACCGTACATCCCGCTGCAAATGATGCGCGCTGTTGATCCGCAAAGCTTCCAACCCAAGATTGCGTTTAAGACTCGCTACGGCATGATTGCTAACCCGTTCGTGACCGGCGTTGACGGTCGTACCCCGGATGCGGATGCATTCACGGCTGGACGCAATCAATATTTCAGGCGTTCGAGCGTACTCAACCTTATGTAATAAAAAATCGCCGGTTCTTCGAATTAAATTTCATCAAGAACCGGTTGTTTGAAATTACCAAGTTTGAGACAAGAATTACAATAAGAAATATCTGTTGTGCTTTGGACCCGCTTCGGCGGGTCTTTTTGTTTGTGGACGAAGTTGACATGTTCTGAACCTTGATGTACAATAACAACATTGAGTCAAAATTCGAACAACAATGAAAACGTACACCATCTACCGCATCACCAACCGTGTAAACGGCAAGGTCTATATCGGCTTCACATCACTCGCCCCTCACAGGCGTCTCAATCAACATCGTCAGTACGCATTCACCACGAACCGCAAGGGCAAGCTGTTGTACTCGGCAATTGAAAAATATGGCCCGGATGCGTTCGACTATGATGTCATCTACCAATCTCGGGACCGGGAACACTGTCTCGCGATGGAAGCATCCTTCATCATCGAATACAAGGCGTTCGTGGACCTTCCTGATGCGTGGGGATACAACCTCACCACTGGTGGTAGCCAAGCCGTCAAGTCTGCTGCATCCATCGCTGCACAGAAGGCGAAGATGACTGGCCGCAAACATACACCGGAACATAACGCGGCGAAGTCGAAGGGTTTGACCGGTGTGGCAAATGCGATGTACGGGAAGAAAGGTGCTGATCATCCCTTCTTTGGCCGCAAGCACTCCGAAGAATCGCGCGAGAAAATGCGCGAGATTCAGTTAAAGGTCGCGAAACGCGGTAAGGATCATCCGTGCTATGGTACAAAGCAGACCGAACTCAACAAGCAACGGACGCGCGAAGCGAACAAGAAGACCTACCATCTGGACTTCAATGGTCAGAAGTTCGTTACGGATGATCTACCAGACTTCGCCGGTCGCAACGGTTTCAACAAGGACACCATCCGCAACTATTCGCGCCGTGGTGATCGTCTCAAAGGTTGGATCATCGAGTACACGGTATCGGCCACTGGCGAGAAATATGTTTATGGCACGGTTCAGAAGGATTATTGCGCTAGGGACACCAAGGGCCCGGCAGTTCTCACGATTCCGTCAATCAGGGCTAAATAGTTCACCACAACTATACCCTGTCGAATCATGGCTGCTGACATCGCTTCCTACAATCGCCCACAATTGGGCCTGAAGCCACAACACTTCTACTTCAACGTGCCGATGCTGGCCGATGTGACGTTCTCTGTCCAGACGGCTGTGGTCCCCTCAGTGACCCTTGGTGTGGCATCGTATGACAACCCGATGCAGGAGATTCAGCTTCCGGGCGAAAAGTTGAAGTACGAACCGTTGCGCCTGACCCTGATGATGGACGAAGAATTCCGCACTTACACGCAATTGTATGGCTGGATGCGTGACCTCGCCTTCCCGGACAACCGGCCTGATCTGGCATCCAAGGCATGGTTCAATAACATGCGCCCGCCGATGGGCGATGACGCTTCGATGCCGATGACCAATTGCAACCTACTGGTCAATGATTCGAACAACAACACCATCGTCACATTCAACTTCCGTCACGCGTTCCCGATCTATGTTGGGGAACTTCAGTTCGACACTACGGAAGACGGTTCGAACTTCATCAAGTACGATGTTGAATTCGCCTACACCTACTTCACTGTCGATACGCCCTGACTTGACACAGACTCCCAAACGTGTTAGAATGCGCGAGTAGTCAACTGAAATAATACGATGAAACTCGATGAAGTCAATGAGGAATGGGAAAAAGATGCCAAGATCGACCCGACCAATCTAGGGTATGAGTCGATCCAGAACCCCATCCTGCACAGCAAGTATCTCACCAAGCTGTCCCACGTTCGGCTGCTGGTCCGCAAGTCTGAATCCGATTACCTGACGATGCGCAAGGACAAGTACCGCTACTTCCGTGGCGAACTCACCCGCGATGAACTGAAAGAACATGGCTGGCAGCAGTATCAAGGTCGGGTTCCTCTGAAGTCAGAGATGGACGAATTCTTGTCTACGGATGCAGACATGATCCGACTGACAAACAAGCTGGAATACCTGAAGACCATTCAGTACACGCTCGAACAGATCATGAAGGCAATCTCGTCTCGCGGATGGGAAATCAAGGCCGCGATTGAGTGGGAGAAGCTTCGCAACGGCGTGGTCTGACAGATGTGTGTGATATGTAACACAACAAAACCCCGACAAGTCATTGATTTTGTTGGGGTTTTTGTTTTAGTGTGTTTTGTCAAGATTGTTTGTGTGTATAACTGTTGACTTTGTATCCCGGAATCGGTAAGCTTGGGACCAAGTAGCCAACCTTGGCTTCCCAGAAAACTGACGGAGAAAGTGTCATGGCAACCACACATAAAAATGAGCCGAAGTCGAACGGCAAGAACACAGTACTGCGCCCGCTGAACATCGTGACCCGGACGGCTGGTGGAGCGACAGCAGTAAGCGCAACACCCGAACAACGTCCCCTGATCATTCGTCGCGGACGCCGACAAGTCACCGAAGCGGCGGCGAAGAAGATCAACGCACAGGCCGAAGCCGCCCAAAAACGGGCGAATGCACTGGCCGAACGTGCGCAACGACAAGCTACGCTGGCGGCAGAGAAGCAAGCCGAAGCGGATCGACTGGTGCAAGAAGCGGCGGATCGTGATCGAACCGAACGGGAACGCGTGCAGCGTGAACAGGAGGAACGTGCGGCCATGCAGCGCGATAGCGTCTCGGCCTCGGGTTCCAAGACGGTTCCGGTAGTCGTGATGACGCCGGAAATCGACGCCACGATAAAGAAGATGACCAAGGACTTCGACCGGTTCTTCGGCGAAGTCGAAGAAAAGTATGGAATCAAGTTCCACTTTTCTTCGACGGAGAATGTTCCGGGCGAACCGACTTTGGTCAAGCGTGGCTTCATCTCTGCCCGTCTGCGCGGTGATCTGCCAGTCGAAAAGAAGTCGATCAGCGTGCCGACCACGGACCTCGCTGCACAGCGTAGCGAACTGCGCTGGATGAAGCATTATCGGGATGTGAACCTTCCGCAAAACTGGCTGAACAAGGAAATTCACATCAAGGAAGACCCGAACACGTACATCATCGCCGGTCTGCGTGGCAAGGCACATCACATCGTGCTGCGCAACAAGGAATCGGGCGACACCTTCACGGTGCCGAACGAGAACTTCAAGAAGATGCTGGATAAAAGCGTTGCATAACTTCTAACTATCAGGGTATTCTTCTGATGTGGGTTGGCCCTGAACCGGCCCACATCGAAACGTCCCAGATGTAAGCTTGCGGCGCGATTGGTTCCCCTTTCGCGCCGTTTCTTTTTGCTCATAAATATTGACAAATCCATCATGGGGTGCTAGATGCTCAACTTTAAAGAATTCGTGACCGAACAAGAGAACACCGTCGAACAAGGCGTCATGGTGAATGGTGTTCCCAATGTCCTGATCGAAAAGGGCGTCAAGCAAGGCTTCATCGACAAGAATGGCCTACCCTGTGTCTTGATCGATAAACCCCGGCGCAAGGGGCTACAAGAGGACGCAACGGGGTTTCCCAAGTGGACCAATGTCAACGACAATGCACATCTCGGGGACCGCACGGCGAAGGTTCATGAGACGCTTGTGACCCATGACAAGCACAATGAGGCTGACACGGAACATCTGCGTCGATACAGCGATGATTCGACACAACTAAACCGTACCCTGTTCAAAGATCATAGGTATGGGCGCGAGACGGATCAACACGTTGGCGAGCATGACACCAAGGGCATCGATGCAGCGGTCAACCGCAACAAGCTGAAGCACGATCTTCATGTCTACTCGGGTGTTGGCTTTCACCCCGGTCAGATGGCTGCGCGTCATCCAGAAGGTCATGTGCATTTGGCGGCATACACATCAACGTCAATTGATAAACACACGGCAATGGACTTTGCTGGTGATGACGAAGACGGGACACAACACATCATTCACTTCCACCTGAAGAAAGGTCAGAAGGGAAAGTACATGGCCCCACACGCAAGTCCTGATGTTCAACACGAACATGAATTCTTGCTCCCGCGTCGGACTATCGCAAAGATTCATCCCGAACCTACCGTGCATCGTTCTGGCGGTCAGGACTACCATATTTGGCACGCACACGTACTTGATAACAAATGAAGACGTTCTCGGAATTCAAACAACATCTGATCACTGAGGCACAGGCCACAGAAGACCTGAAGCAGATGACCTTCTATCACGGCACGACCAACCGCGAAGCGGCATTAGGCATCGCCAAAAACGGCATTCAACCGGGTGTCACCAAAGAGACGAAGGGAAAGAATGGCATGATGACTCCGGTCGTCGGCAAGACCTATGCAACCCCACACATCGGCTATGCTCAGACATACGCACTCGGTGGCGCTGTTGCGGGGTCAAAGACTGGTGCAGATCACCTGAAAAAATATCATGGGGACCACGGTTATGTATTTGCCGTTCATGGTCACGAACTCGGCCACGTTGACCCTGACGAAGATAGCGTCGGGGAAGCGGTCTATCATCGGAAACACGGCTGGCTTAATCGATTGGCGCAACAACATCTTACTGACGGACAGCAACGCCGCATCAAAGATGGTGAATATGCAGAATTCGCCAGATCGGGGAAGAAACTAGTCAAGAAGATGTCTGACCATGAGAAGCTTGATGTGATCCGTGGCGGCGCACATATCGCACACGAAGGACCACTGAAACCTCACTCTGTTTATCGCATCCATCGAGACAAAATACCCATGCTGAAGGATGACGGTTCAAACTTCTTCGATCATGCAGAGAAGATCGATCCGAAGGACATCTGATGAAGACGTTCAAACAAATGTTCGGAGACGTTGGTGCGTTACCCTCGCATCCACACGTCTCCGAATGGGTCAACAAGCACGACAATGCACATCTGGGTAAGGATGAAGACGCAGTAGGCAAGAAGCTGATCAAGGCTGATGTCACTCACGGTCATGACCGCGTTCCCCTGCACACGTACACGCGCGATTCAACGAACCTGAATAGTGCCCTGTATCGTGCGCATCGAGACTCACAGCCACATCCAGAAAAGGTAGGACTCCATACGACCTCTGCGCTGGATACAGCAGTCAACAGGAACTCCCTGTCTCACGATCTACATCTGTACTCAGGCGTGAAGTTCCATCCGGGCCATGAGGCTACAAAGCATCCAGAAGGTCATGTTCATCTTCCGGCCTTCACGTCCACGACTCTCGATAAGTCAGAGGCACGTTGGTTCTCGCGGGCAGATGATAGCGGCCACGAACACATTCTTCACATCCATGCGCACGCCGGGACCAAGGGCAAGTATGTCGATCACATCAGCGAGAATGATGGCGAGAAGGAATTCATTCTGCCTCGCAACACGACACTGAAGGTACACCCTTCCCCGTCCAAGTACACCAACAATAGCGGCAATACAACCCATGTATGGCACGCCACAATTCATCACCAAGAATGAAAACGTTCAAGCAATTTATTTTGGAGTCCTGTGATCATGGCATGAAGGATGGCTTGCCATGTGCGGTCGTTCTGCGTCCCGATCATCTGACCGAAGAAGACCATCGCATGGCGAAGTGGTCGCTGGATCATTCGGCCAATGCACATCTGGGTAGCACGAAGATGAAGCAAGGTGATGCGCTGGCATGGGACCATCCGATCAGCCCGGAAGATCGACAGCATCTTCATCGTTACACCAAGTCGAGTAATTCGCTGAACAGTGAACTCTTTCGACGGCATGTAGAAGATCACCCGGAACCGAACCCGGCATCAGTCCCGACCAAAGGTGGAGATAGTCATCATGACGTTGCGGCGCTTGATAAGGCCGTCAGTCACCCGCTGAAGCGAGACGTACACGTTTACTCTGGTGTGCGATTCAACCCCGGCCAAGTGGCTTCTCGTCATCCTGAAGGGCATATTCACCTTCCGGCCTACACGTCTACTTCACTGGATCGCGGTGTCGCCAACCAGTTCGCGGACTCTGGTCACATCCTTCATGTCCATCTGAAGGCCGGTGACAAGGCTCGATACCTCGGCGCTGACTCACACTACACGCATGAGAAGGAAGTCCTGTTGCCCCGGCATACGACGCTGAAGGTCCATCCAGAACCGACCAAGGTGAAGGAAGAAGGCGGAAACACGGTCCATGTCTGGCACGCGCATGTGGTCCATCAGGCGCACCCGGATGACATCAAGCCTGTTGGTAAGGCCAAGAAGCCGAAAAACCGATCACTTGATACCACGGTGACAGACGTATGAAGACGTTCAGACAATTCCTCGAAGAAGCGAAGATCACAGATAAGAAACACATCGAAAACTACACGGACCTGTCTCGACCTCTATCGCGTATTCTTCATCAACATCACAAGGACGGCACTGAACCCCCGCGCCAGATCGAACACGAAGGCCAACACTTCGACCTCGATGCGTTGGATAGGATCACTACAAAGTCGAAGCTGCCGAAGAACCACGAAGTATTCACAGGCATTCGCCATGATCCACGTGACCACCTGACGGATGATGGTCATGTGCATCTTCCCGCCTACACGTCTACATCAGACTATCACAGCATCGGTAAGAAGTTTGCAATAAAACAGGCACGTCGCAAGGATAGCGAAGGATCGCTTGGTGATGCACACATCCTTCATATTCATCTGAAGAAGGGTCAGCACGCAGTTTCCATCGCCGGGAAGTCAACGTATCGAGACGAAGGCGAACGTCTCTTACCTCGCAATACGCGACTGAAGTTGCATCCCGAACCAGAAGTATCAACAGATTCGGATGGTCGCAAGGTCCATACATGGAAGGCGCACGTAGAATAAATAAAAGCCCGCAATTTGCGGGCTTTTTCTTTTCAGTTACGCGAGCGTCGGTTTCGTTCGTGATAGGTCATTGATGACTGATCTCGTTCGCCTATGTGTAGGTGCTGACCGACGAAGTAATCGATGTAAAGCTGGCGGGACGCATTCGACTGCATCATATCGAGTCTCATGGTCCCGCCACACATCTTGCACTTCAGTTGTAAATCTAGTTCATTCAGTTCAACGTGTGGTGGATGCTTAAACATGTTCTTCGTTTAGATGAAACAGTTCTTTCACGTACCGGTTTTCAAGTGACGGCTTGATGTATTCCATCCAGTCAGCCGGAAGGTCATTCAGACCGAATACGAGGGCCGCGATGCCGCCGACGACGCTCGCGTTAGTGTCGGTGTCACCGCCGACCAGAATCGCCTTGCTGATGGCCTCTGTGAAGCTGTGGCTGTTGTCGATGCAGTACTTCACCATGTTCAGGGTATCGATCACGTAACCCGAACCGAAGTCCCGTTGTTGCGGATCAGGTGTCCATTCGAGAACGCCGCTGACGGTCGCCCAAAGGACATCGAAATCGGGCTGCGCCACGTTCTCGCCCATGTTCTGATGGTCCGCGATCAGTCGGGCCAACAGACAGTAGAACTGGCACGCCTTGATGCATTCGTCGCTGTTGTGTGTGATGACGCTGCAATGGTAGGCCATCTTCAACATCATGTGACTGTCGTCCGTCGCGAAGGCAATCGGAAGAATGCGCATGAGCGAACCATTACCGGACGCGCGCGGTTCGTGAATTCGAATCTCTCCCCTGCGGGCGTAGTGGACCAGTTGAGAGGCGGTCTGCATCCCTTCATCGAACTTCTGGCCGCTGACCCAATATTTCCCCTTGCGCCATTGAAGAAGGTCTTCGTAGAACGCCTTCGTGTCCATCTTCCCATCGCGGAAGTGGTTGTACACACAAAGCATCTGACTGAAGTCATCGCTGTAGACGCCCAAGGGAACACCGTAGGTCTTGTACTCCGCGTCGATCTGGGTCGGACGGTCCACATAGTGTGTGTTGATCGCATGTTCACCTTTGAATTCATGCGGGACGCCCAAAGCATCACCAAGCATGGCCCCGAACATGGCGATACGTTTTTGGTCTAGTGTCGAAAAGTCGATCATGTTTGTATTTCTCCATGACTAAGTATGGATAGAGCATAACATAACTATCCTACGAATGTCCACAGTTGATATTGAAATTATTCCCAAAGATGCGAATTACTGTCGGGTGAAGTGTCCGGTGGACATCGCTAAGGAACTGTCGGCGCACTTCAGCTTTGAAGTCCCCGGTGCGAAGTTCTCCCCGATGTACAAGTCTGGGGTCTGGGATGGTCGCACCAAGCTGTTCAACCTCATGACTCGCGAAATCTACGTGGGTCTGATCCCCTATCTGTTCCAGTACGCGAAAGAAGCCGGGTACAGCATCGAAGACAAAGCATCCCTTCCTGACACCGAGAATATCACGTTCGAAGTGATCGAGAAGTTCATGAAGGCACTGAATATTCAAAGTCGCGGCGAACCAATCGAAGTGCGCGAATACCAGATCGAAGCCATCGTCACGGCCCTGAAATACAACCGCCGTTTGTTGCTGTCGCCCACCTCTAGCGGCAAGTCACTGATCATCTACGGAATCGTGCGCTGGTATTCGTTGCAGCGCAAGAAATTCCTGTTGCTGGTCCCCAACAAGTCGCTGGTCGCGCAGTTGTTCAAGGACTTCGAAGACTACAGCGGCGCTAACGGCTGGAACGTCGAAGCGAACTGCCACATGATCTATGGTGGTCAGGACAAAATTTCGGCCAAGCCGGTAATTATATCAACGTGGCAATCGCTGTACAAGATCGGGAAAGGTACACCAAAGCAAGGCCGTCTCGAATCCGACATCCCGGCATCCTACTTCGACCAGTTCGACGTGGTTATTGGGGACGAAGCCCACTTGTTCAAGTCGGCATCCATCGTCGGCATCATGACGCGTTGCAAAAATGCGACGAAACGGATCGGCACAACCGGCACGCTGGACGGAAGTGAGACGAACAAGCTTGTGTTGGAAGGCTTGTTCGGGACAGTGTATCGGGTCACATCTACCAAGCAACTTATGGATGCGGGAGATGTTGCAGAACTTAGTATCAAAGTGTTACAGTTAGATCATACCGATGCGGTGCGGAAAGCGGTGTCGGGTGGGAAGAAGAAGCTGACCTACGACCAAGAGATGGACTTCCTAGTCCAGTCACCGAAGCGTAACAACTTCATTGTCAATCTGGCCCTGTCGCAAAAACGTAACACTCTGGTTCTCTTTCAGTTCGTTGAACACGGTAAAACCTTATATGATATGATGTGTCAACGCTGCACGAATGACCGAAAGGTCTTCTTCGTCAGCGGTGATACCGATCTTAGTGATCGGGAAGATATACGCGAAGCGATGGAATCCGGTATCGATGTGATTCTGGTCGCTTCATATGGAACATTCTCCACTGGTGTCAACGTGCGGAACATCCACAGCGTTATCTTCGCGTCACCAAGCAAGAGTCGAGTGCGTAACCTTCAGTCTATCGGGAGAGGATTGCGTCTTGGGAAGGGAAAGGCGTCGTGCGTCTTGTACGACATCGGGGATAACTTGTCGTGGAAGAAAAGAAGCAATTACACGCTACTACATATGATTGAACGGCTGAAAATTTACGCCGAAGAAAAACTGACGTACAAGATCATTGCTGTACCACTCGGAAGCTAACATGAGTAATCCCGAAGATTTGGTTGTCGAACACATCGAAGTTGATGTAGAAGAAGTACAGGAACAAGAATACAACCGTGGCATCTTCTGTCGCGCCGTCCGCTTCAAGGGTGGCGAAGAAATCGTGACGGGTATTCACGTTGACGATATGGACTGGACCGTGCGGAAGTTCGTCACGATCCATCAGCCGATGGTCATCGACGCATCGGGCAAGATGGTTCCTTGGTCGAGCATCGGCAGTCAGTATGCGTATGAGATTTCGACGGACCTGATCCGCTCGATGTATGAAGTTCGGGTGAAGACCATCGATCAGTGGTCGGATGCAACGGCAGAACAGCATTATGCCTTCCTGCGTGAAGACTTGCTCGATCCGACCTTGCCTGATGAAGACCGCGAAGCCATCGAACAAGAACTGGCTGATGCAGAAGACCCGTTCCGTGAACCGGAACTCGAAGTTCCCGAGATGTTCGGCTATCTGCCCGTCTCAAAAACCCTGCAATAAATAGAAGGTCAACCCTTCAGTTCTCGCGAAGCGCGCCCGGACTTGTTCCGGGCTTTCTCCTGTTTACAACAGTTAACAACTAGTTGAACATCATTTAACGCCTTCGGCGTCTTCGCTTCGCTCAGAAGAACTTCTTGTCTTTGACTTGTCCAGTCACTAGTTCAGATACAGAAACCCGAAACAGCATTATATCCATACTTGGGAATTCTGTCAAGAACTATTCACAAGTCCAGTCTCCTACATGTAGCCCAAACACGACAGTCCATACACGGATTGACATGTTTGGGTTTTTGCTTTATAATGTCGTCTGACAATGTGAGAAGTGAACTACATCATGAGGAACCCGGCACTATGAAATGACCCTAAATTACACCATTTACGACACTGACGCCCCTATCAAGGAAGGTCAGTACGACCATATCGAACTGCCCGAAGCTTTCGATGAACCGGCCGAAAAGGTCCACTACGTTGACAACGACGAAATGTTGGCTGCGTGGCTTGTCTATCAGGAAGACCGCAAAGCGGCGGCTGATGCTGGCAAGGAAGACCCTGTGGTTCCGCGATACATCGCTGAGTGCATTCTGAAGATTTGTTATCGCCTCTCGTACAAGTACAACTTCATCAACTACTCGTTTCGTGACGAGATGATTAGTGATGCGATTGAGAACTGTCTGCGCGGCATCAATACCTTCGATCCCGAGAAGTCCAAGTACATCTTCAGCTACTACACAACAGCCGCGTTCCATGCCTTCATTCGGCGCATCCAACGCGAAGAAGCACAGGCCGCTGTGAAGGGCAAGATCATCTGTGAACTGGACATCGACAGCATCGTTCGACAAGAACATGACAACGGTGAATACCAGACAGACATGATCGAGTACATGAAGACGGCACAAGACTTTCGCAAGGCCCACGAAGACCGAAGGCAAAAAGAGAAGAAAGAGAAGACGGCGAAGTTCCATGACAACGCCATCACCTTTGACGAAGAAGAATGAACAACATCAACGACCAAGACCAGTTGCAAATCATGCTGGACTTGGAAACCCTGAGTCTGGCCCCGCACGCGGTGATCGTCTCGATTGGTGCGACGAAGTTCACCCTGAAGGACGGTATCATCGACACCTTCAGTATCAACGTTGACCCGCTTGATGGTCGCACTCTGGGTCTGGACATTGATCCTGAAACCATCAACTGGTGGAAGGACCAACCGAAAGAGATTTCGGACATGTGGAAGGTCGATCCAAAGCCCGTTAAAGACGCGCTGACGGCCTTCTGTCTCTGGTATGGGGGCAAGTCCCTTCCGATCTGGGCGAACAGTCCTAGCATGGATTGCGTAGTCATCAAAGAGTCAATGAAGGTGACGAACACGCCGTGTCCGTGGAACTTCCGAGACGAGTGCGACTATCGGACCCTGAACAAGCTGTTGCCGATTGAGTTTGAGAAAGGCGACAAGGCGCATAGTTCTTTGGACGATGCGATCTACCAAACGAAACACCTTCTGAAGATTTTTGCATCATGAGCATATATTCACAACCCATTACTACCGATCTGGACGCTTCGTTCATTCCGACCATCCAATTCCTAGCATCGAACGTCGTTGAATCCATCGTCACCATTCCGAAGCCGGAACACAACGACGACTACGCAGTCCTGAAGTTCTCGAACGCTCTGCGCGAGAAGCTTACCAAGGTACGCGAAGATGGTCGTTATGGTTGGGAAGACCCGAATCAATGTAGCACGATGTTTTTGCGCTACCTTCTCGAATCCGAAATGGAAAAGCCGATCATCGATCTGGTTGATGTTGCCAACTACTGCATGATGCTTCATCAACGTGGCGTGCAGTTCCTTGACAACGTACATCGATCAAGAAATGACCCCGCATGAATCCCGTCGCGCAATGACGCTTCGACTTGAAGAAGAAGCGATCATGGCGGCAAAGAAGTTCGGTCTGTGTATAGACGCGGACCTCTACAATCTGAAGCTAGTTGTTGATCGGTTCTACTTTCAACAACTAGCCATAGAAGAAGCACAACGAGAACTAGAACGCGAAGAAACTCAATGACTAAAGCTGCATACCTTGGTGATACGCACTTCGGTTACTCTGACGGCAAGCTGGCGATACACAAGTACTTTGAGCGTGTGCATCGTGAATGGCTGATCCCGGCACTGATCGAACGTGGTATCCGTACTGTGTTCCAGTTGGGCGACATGTTCGACAAGCGCAAGGGCGTCGATTCGTTCAGTGCATCGGAATCCAAACGATACTTCTTCGATCCGCTTCAGGAAGCGGGTATTCAGGTGATTGCGCTGATCGGCAACCATGATGCGTTCTTCACGAATAGCATCGACGTGAATAGCCCTGACCTTCTGTTGAAGGACTACTCTAACGTCAAGCTGATTCAGGAACCTCGCGTGATCAATCTCGGTGCAGCATCCATTGACATCGTTCCTTGGATTTGTCGCGACAACGCGGATGAAATCACGGCCTACATCAACAAGTCGAATTCGGACTACCTGTTAGGGCACTTCGAAATTGAGGGGTTCGCGATGTACAAGGGCGTCGAAGCACAACACGGCCTGTCGCGAGAACTGTTTAAGAAGTACAAGAAGGTCTATTCGGGCCACTATCACACGCGTAGCGACGATGGCAACATCATGTACGTGGGTACGCCCTGTGAGATGAACTGGAACGACTATGACGATCCTCGCGGCATCCATATCTTCGATAGCGAGACGGGTGAGACTGAGTTCATTCCCTGTCCCTTCACGCTGCACACGAAGCTGATCTACAACGAAGATGTCGTCAACGTCAAGAAGCTTCCTGACATCAAAGACAAGTACGTCAAGCTGATCGTTGAGAAGCGCACGGACTTCAAGAAGTATGACAAGTACGTGGCAGCACTGAACGAACTTGGCGCGCATGACATCAAGATCATCGAAGACTTCTCTCAGTTCAATGATGTGGAAGTGTCGGTTGATTCGGTTAAGGCCAACGACACGCCTACCCTGCTTCGGAACTATGTGGACGAGACGGAAACCGATCTGGACAAAGACCGTCTGAAGCGCGAACTGTTGCAGCTTTACGTCGAAGCACAGGAAGTCGAATGAAGCTGATCGTCGCGGGTTCCCGTAAGCTGCGCAACCGTGATGCCGTGTATCGAGAACTGGACCAACGTCGCCAAGGCATCACCGAAATCGTCTGTGGCATGGCGCTGGTCTGGAAGTGGAAGGATGACCCCGAGATAGGTGGTCCAGACCGCTACGGGCACGATTGGGCCTGTCTAAACGGCATCGACGTTAAGCCCTTCCCGGCAGTCTGGGACTACGGTTCGCGTGCTGGCTTCATGCGCAACGAAGACATGGCCGGGTATGCGGATGCGTTGCTGGCCTTTCTTCCAAAGGAACCAACATCAGGCACACAAGACATGATCGACCGCATGAAGAAGCGCAAGAAGCCGGTCATCATCGTGTATGAAACTTCATCACTTGACGAACTCTTTATATGACAAACAATACGGCAAAGACTGACTTCATCAAGTGGTGGTCATGTCACTACAGGCAACCTTACGTCGATCATCAACTGACGGTTCGGCACGATGCCGTTGCGTACATCCGTGGATGGGTTGAAACATTGGATGTCTGGGATTCTCGCAGCGTCCGGTACGACTACAATCCATATTCAAGGCACTACGACTATTCGCGTTACAAGTCATGGGAAGCTGGCCGTGACGACGCATGGGAACACCTGAACACATGATTAATTTTGAAGAAGTAAGATACTGTAATATTTTGGCGAGTGGTAGCCCGTTCACGGTCATCCGCCTCGATACTGCACCGACTACCCTGTTCACCGGCAAGAATGGTTCAGGTAAGTCCACGTTCATCGAAGCCATCACGTTCGCGCTGTTCAACAAGGCGTACCGCAAGATCGTCAAGCCCGACCTGTTGAATACCATCAACAATAAAAATCTGTTGGTCGAACTTGACTTCCGCATCAACGGCAAGAAGTACACCGTGCGCCGTGGCATCAAGCCCGCAGTGTTCGAAATCCTGATCGACGGCGATGCATACAAGACCAAGCCGGGACTGGATGATCAGTCCTACCTTGAAGATGTTGTGCTTGGTATGAACTACAAGACGTTCGTCCAAACCGTCATCATCGGTAAGGCAACCTATACACCTTTCATGCAGCTTAATGCCCCTGCCCGTCGCGACATCGTTGAGGAACTTCTTGACATCCGCGTGTACGGCACGATGGTTGATCTGCTGAAAAAGAAAGTTAGTGAATCAAAACTCAGACTCAAAGACATCGAAGACGAAATCCGCATCGCCACGAATAAGGTTGATGTTCAGAAGGCTTACGTCAAGACTCTACATGATGACCGTTCGAAGAAGGTTGAAGAAGCACGGTCCCAGATTTCAGACGCACAAGCCATCATCGACAAAGCCGTTCAGGACATCAACAGCCTGACGAAACAGCGGGAAGCACTGGAAGCCAAGGCCGAAGACACGAATGGCACTGGCGACCGTTTGGCGAAGCTGAAGCCCCTTTGTACCAAGCTGGTCGAGAACGTCCAGAAGTTACGCGAAGAAATCGACTTCTTCGAAAACCACGACGACTGCCCTGTGTGTAAGCAGATGATCAACGACGAGTTCAAGTCAACGGCCATCGAAGAACGCAAGGTCAAGTCAGACGAGATGATCGACGGCGGTAAGAAGCTGCGCGAACAGATCGAGACTGCACAAGCCCGCCTGAACGAGATTGCTGAAGTAAACGGCGAGATTCGCAAGCTGGATCGAGACATCGGCAATCTTCAGCAAAGCATTACCCTCGAACAGCGCACTATCGCCCGTCTCGATGCATCGATGCGCGAAGAACAAGGCGCAACCGGCAACATCGAAGAAGAATCCGCGAAGCTGGCTGAGTTCGCCAAGGTCGTGCTGGAACTGAACGACAAGAAGACCGTCGAGACAGAGACGAAGCACTATCTGGACGCACAGGCCATCATGTTGAAGGACACCGGCATCAAGGCCAACGTGATCAAGCAGTACATCCCTGTGATGAACAAGCTGATCAACGAATACCTGCTGGAACTGGACTTCTTTGCGTCCTTCAACATCGATGAAAACTTCGAAGAAGTGATCCGGTCGCGCAACCGGGACGAACTGAAGTACGAGTCCTACAGTGAAGGCGAAAAGCTGAAGATCGATATGTCCCTGCTATTCACATGGGTCCGTATCGCACGTATGAAGAACACGGTCGCAACCAACCTGCTGATCTTCGATGAAGTCACGGACGCCGGTCTGGACACCGATTCTTCCGGTCACATTGTGGGAATTCTGAAGGAACTGGCGAAAACCGCAAACGTGTTCGTCATCTCGCATCACCCGGACCTGTACATCGACAAGTTTGACCGGCATCTGAAGTTCGCTAAGGTAAACAACTACTCGATCCTGCTGGACTAAGTTCGGTTTCCCACATAAAATAGAGCAAAACCCCCAATCGCGTCGGAAAATGTTATTGACAACGCATTTGGGGTCAGTTATAGTTCATTCCATCGACGGCGCACCAACAAACGACGCCGGAAAGCGAGGACAAACAAAAATTATAGGAAGGGAAGAATTATGCCGAAGGGAGTTGCTAAATCTGGTCTGCGCATGACGAAACAACGTCTTGCTGCGTTTGAAATGACGAACCCGGAAGCTGCGCAAGCTTACCGCGAACAACAGGCCAAAAAGAATCCGCTGCATCTGGTCCAACTTTATGCCGACGATCTGGCGGAACAATTGATTCCGGTAGAGCGCACGGATGGAGAAATCGAAGAACGGTTGAATGACCTGTTCGAAGCGATGGACATCATGACGGAAGCAACGGCCCACGGTATGAATCGTTCGCTGATCATCAGCGGTCCCGCAGGTATCGGCAAGACGTTTGGTGTCGAAAAAGTTCTGGCAAACCTCGGCGCGAATTACCATGTGAAGCAAGTATCTGGCTTCATGCGCCTGACGGGTCTGTACCGTCTGTTCTACGAGAACCGTCACAAGAACTGCACTATCGTCTTTGATGATTCGGACTCGATCTTCGCAGACGAAGACAAGCTGAACCTTCTGAAGAACGCAACGGACACCAAGGACGTGCGCAAGCTGTCGTGGGGTGCAGAGACGACGATGGAGACGGAGAATGGCCAAGCGATTCCGCGTGAGTTCGCCTTCGAAGGCAACGTGATCTTCATCACCAACACGGACATGCAATCGATGGTGGATCGCGGTGGGCGTCTCTCGGAACACTTCGAAGCCCTGATCAGCCGGTCGCACTATCTGGCCGTGTCGATGCCCGAGAAGCAGGACTACATCGTGCGCATCAAGCAAGTGCTTCGTGGCGGTATGCTGCGCAATCTGGGTTTCTCTGTGAATGACGAACAGATCATCGTCGGCTTCATGGAAGACAACGCAGAACGCCTTCGTGAACTGTCGCTTCGGATGGTCCTGAAGCTGGCACAACTGGCGAAGATGTCCCCGAAGTGGGAACGCCTCGCCGCTGCAACCTGCATGAAGTAATAGGTTGCGTACAGCAAAACAACGAATCCCCAAGTTTGTTATTGACAGACTTGGGGATTTTGCTTTATAATGACGTTTATGTTGATTAGGGAGATTTGCGCATGTGGAATTTCAGCAGTGAGTCAGTCATCATCGGTGAAGGTGAGAACGCCAAGTTCTATGACGTGTCGTTTTGTAACGGTAAGGCTATCTCCGTGATGGTGTCGATGGATCGGCACTGGAAGTCCCGCGCGCATTTTCGTACCGTCTGGCGTGATGATCGCAAACCCGGTAAGAAGGTTGTTGCGATCATCGCGGAAGCCAAGGCGAACATCGAGAAGCGAAAATCTGAGAAGAACGAGTAGAGAAACTAGAGAATGTTTACATCGCAAGAACTGCAACAACTGAAGTCACTTCTGACAGAGAAGATTGACGATCTGGAAGTGGTACGGCGAGACTTGAAAGGGTCCATTGCGTATTCGGTGAAGTACAAGAAGCCGTTCGTGGAAACTCGCCAGAAAGAAGTGGTCGATATTGTCAACGGCCATATCACGGAAGACTACAAAGAAGTCGCCAAGCTGGACAAGCGGCTGAAGAAGCTGCGCGAATTGCAGAAGTCGGTGAAGAACGCATTGGTCGAGAATACGGCGGCTAGTCGTTTCAATCGCGATCAAGATGAAGGTTGGGCTGACTACCATATTCCGGGCACGCCGAACCGCATCATCAATCCGGGTTTCGTGGTGCAAGAGCATAAACAAGGTTCACCGATCCCGGATCGTTGGGCTGTTGACCATAACGAATCAGTGTTCTGGCACAACCCGGACAGTCCGGTAAGGTCCGTCACCCTTCCATACGTCGAACAACCGGCTGTAGAAGCTTCTGATGTGTCCTCGAAGCCTTCGAATCCGAAGGACGCCATTGGGTCAGGCAAGCTTCCGATTCATCTGTGGCCGAACACCGCAACCGCGATGGGCTGTATCGGGTTCCTGAACGGTGCGGCCAAATATGGGCGTTCTAACTTCCGGGCAATCGGTATCCGTGCATCGATCTATTACGACGCCGCGAAGCGACATCTCGATGCGTGGTTCGAGTCAGAAGAAGTAGACCCAGATGACGGCGTTCCTCATTTGGCCGCTGCGCTTGCATGTATCGCTATCATTGTCGATGCACAGGCCGCTGGTAAGCTTAACGATGATCGCGCATACCCCGGTGGCTATCGGAAGCTGGTAGACGAACTGACGCCCCTTGTGGCGCAAATCAAGAAGCATCACGAAGCTAAGAATCCCAAGCACTACACAATCGCTGATGTTCAACACTGACTGTCACATGGCACAAAGGCCGATGGATGGCCCAATTACGCCTGAACAAGAAGACTCGGTTCATCGGATATTTCGATGACCCTAAAGAAGCACACGAAGCGTACTTGGCAAAGAAACACGAACTAAGTTTGCTTCCAGTTGACAATCCCAAATCTGTCTGATAGAATTCCCAAGGTTGGTCATCCGGCCAACCTACTTTGAGAAACATACGAAATACCAAACATGCAAATTTCCGCCGCAACACTCGCAACCCTGAAGAACTTCGCACAGATCAACACGAACATCCTCGTCCGTGAAGGTCAAGAACTGCGCACGATCAGCACCATGAAAGACATCTTCGCGGTCGCCAAGGTCGAAGAAACGTTCGAGAAGGAATTCGCGATCTATGACCTGACTTCCCTTCTCGCGCTGCTGACCCTGAGCGAGAACCAAGAAGTCGAATTCGGTGACCTGTCGCTGAAGATTTCGAAGGACAACGGCGAGTTCGAATACTACTACGCTGATCCGTCGATCATCGTGGCCCCGCCGAACAAGAACGTCACGGTCGATGAACACTTCGTCTTCAGCCTCACGAAAGAAGAACTGACGACCATCATCAAGGCCGCTGCGATCATCTCGGCCCCGACGATCAGCTTCACGTCGAAGGACGGCAAGGTGACGCTTTCCGTGGGCGATCCGAAGACGGCTGCATCGAACAGCTTCAAGAAGGTTGTGGGCGAATCGGAGCACGACTTCAACGTCCAGCTTGCGGTCGGCAACCTGAAGGTCATCCCGGACAACTATGAAGTCGTCCTGTCAAAAAAGAAGTTCGTCCACTTCCGCAACGAAGAACGCGGTCTGAAGTACTGGCTGGCGGCTGAACCGGCTTCCGTCATCTGATGGAACAGTTTATCGACGGTGCAGCTTGCCGTCTATTTGATGGAACCATGAAGTGGTGGCACGGCGACAAAGCCGACCGTCCAACATGGGACTCCATCACAGAAGAAATGCGTGACGTATATCGCCAATCGGCACGCGACCGTGAATTCTACGCGAGACAAAATGAGCAACACTGAACAATTCTTGTGGACGGAAAAATATCGCCCGCAAACCATCGAAGACTGCGTGATCCCGCAATACCTGAAGGACATCTTTCAGGAATTCGTTGAGCAAGGCCAAATCCCGCACATGATTCTGTCGGGTGGTCCGGGCGTCGGCAAGACCACGGTCGCCAAGGCGGTATGCAACGAACTGGATTGTGACTTCATCGTCATCAACGGTTCGTCGGAAAACGGCATCGACGTTCTGCGCACCAAGATCACCGCATTCGCATCTTCGGTATCCCTGAACGGTAAGCCCAAGGTTGTCATCATTGATGAAGCTGATGGTCTGAACCCGAACAGCATTCAACCGGCACTGCGCAACTTCCTCGAAGAATACTCGAAGAACTGTCGCTTCATCTTCACGGCCAACTTCGCCAACAAGATCATCTCGCCGCTGCACTCGCGATGCAAGGTGATCGAGTTCAAGCTGACGAAGGAAGACCGTCCCGCGATGGCGTCGAAGTTCCTGAAGCGTATCGTCGGCATCCTCGAAGAAGAACAAGTAGAAGCAGATAAGAAGGTCATCTCGGCTGTTCTACTGAAGCACTTCCCCGACTATCGCCGTGTCCTGAACGAACTTCAGGGCTATGCGAAGAAAGGTGCAATAGATGAAGGCATCCTCGCAACTGTTCAGGATTCCGACATCCGTGACCTTATCGATTCGCTGAAGAAGAAAGACTTCAAGGCGATGCGTCAATGGGTCATGAATAACCAAGACAACGATCCGCAGCGTATCTTCCGTCAAGTGTTTGACGCGCTGATGGACATTGTGAATGAAGTACCCCAGATGGTCCTGATCGTGGCCGACTACAACTACAAGTCGTATTTTGTGGCTGACCAGACGATCAATAGCACGGCATGTTTCACTGAATTAATGGCATCCTTGACCTTCAAATAAATTATGACAATATCATTCGAACACCTCACCTTCTGGTCGATCACTGGCTACATCGTACTTGCTCTGTTTGCGCTGCTCTTTGCCCGCGTGATCTTCTCGGCCATCATCGGCTTTATCGCGGTCGCTGTCGGCGCTGTGGTCTATGCGATCTGCTTCAGTATCGATCTGATCACACAGCGCAAGTTCACCCGACCCAACCTTCGGAAGTTCCGCTAATGTTAACGACCGCGAGCGTCGAGAAGACGACTACATATAAACTCACCAAGGCCGACTTGGTGAAGCTGATCCTTCAAGAAGCCGGTGTCGATGCGTCTACCGGAACGGTCAGTGTGGTGTTCAACTGTACCGGTGGTGATGACGTTTACAACCCCGGTGTGTGGACCCCGATGGACGTGACAAGCGCAACCATCACGGTGCGCGAGAAGTCGTAAAAACAAACATGTTCACATTGTATCGAACTCCCAAATATGGTATAATGTGAACATCACAACTTGATGATGTTTCCTCTGAGAACTACCGTAATGAGCACTACCAAAACGAAGCGCAAGACCAACCAAGGCGATGACCTGTTTGACCAGATGGACGCCGAACTCCCCGACGACTATTCCGATCTGATGTTTGAAGGTCGTCAATTCGAAGGTCATGGCAAGCGCCGCAGCTACTTGGACGATGATGGCCGGTAGGAAAAAGAAAACAGAACCGGTAGAAGCAGTATCCCTTGCAGGACTTCTGGGAATGGACGAGACGCCCGTTTCCGCCCCGGTAGAAGAAGCCAAGCCCACGAAGCTAAGTCCCTTTGACTTCATCGGCGCAATCACCTACAGCAAGGAACAACTGATCGTTGATGACGAGACAGAGAAGCAATACAACGCCTTCATCGTCAATCGCGGTCTGTCAAACTCGATGGATACGGTCATTTGGGCCAACGAGATGAACTCTCGTCCACACATCGACAAGAAACAACAGTTCGTTTTCCTGAGTAAGTCCATCCCCAAGCGCAAGCGATTTGACAAGTGGGCCAAGGCAGAGGAAATCGAAAATCTCGATCTGGTTATGGAGTACTACGGATACAGCAGAGACAAGGCAGAAGTGGCACTGAGTATCCTAACACCCGATCAACTGGAATACATTAGAAAGAAGCGCAATAAAGGCGGTAGAACCTAGCATGACCCTGAATATCGAACTGAGTACCAACGGCCATATCGAATACACGCCGCTGGAAGTGACACTCAACAAGGAAGATGACTTCCTGAAGATTCGCGAAACCCTCACCCGCATCGGCGTGGCCGCGAAGAAAGAACAAAAGCTGTACCAGTCATGCCACATCCTGCACAAGCAAGGCCGTTACTACGTGGTCAGCTTTAAAGAGCTTTTCGCTCTTGATGGCAAAGACACCGAAATCACGGACAACGATCTGGAACGCCGCAACACCATTGCGAAGCTTCTGCAAGACTGGAATCTGCTGCGCATCGTAGATCAAAGCATCCTAAATAACCTCGCACCGATGGCACAGATCAAAGTCATCGCGCACAAAGACAAACACGACTGGACTCTCGAACCGAAGTACTCGATGCAGTCCTCTTACAAGAAGGCCGCATGAACGCACATCCGAATCAGAACACGATCCAGATCGAAGCAGACACGTATAGCGAAGGCAATCAGCCCTCGTATCACGTCGAGAACCGCAACGGCAACATCGTCGTCGTTGACGCCCTTGGAAGCGTTGTAGCAACGCTATCGAATGGCAAGAAGATGTCCTACACATCCGGCATCGAATCCAAGTTTCAACAGAAACGTCTTGACGCAATCAAGGCAAAGAAAGCAAAGCAATCCAAGTAAACGAAAGGTAGAGAAATGAGCGACGTTCAAGCAGAAGTTCAAACCACACAAGAAGCTACGCAGCAACCCCTCGTCAACATCCTGAAGCTGGTGTCGGGCGAAGAAGTCATCACCCAGATCGCAGTCGAAAAGCTGGAAAACGGTCAAGAACTGATCCATCTGGTCAACCCGTATGCTGTGGTTCGTCAGTTTGGCGAAGACGGTAAGGTCGGTATCGCCATCGTCCCGCTGGCTGATCTGACGGCAAACGGTAGCGTGCAAGTCAGCACTTCGGCGGTCGTCTACACGGCTGTTCCGAACGACGAGTTCTTGCAGCATTACAACGAGAAGGTGAATCCTCCGCTGATTCAGACGCCGCCCGAGAAGAAGCTAATCGTGCCGAACGCGTAAGAAATAAAAAAGGGGAACCAAACGGTTCCCCTTTTTGTTACAGCTTGGCGCAGACGTATCCTTTGTGATGCGGTAGTTTACCCCGAGCAACTTGCGACATATGGCTAGGGTTAAGTCCGCGCAATTGACAGTACACCGTCATGTTCTGAATGGTTTCGCTTGTTCCATCCGGTCCGGTCACTATCCATGACTTTGCGGAACGGGTATTACCCTTCAAGACATAAGACATGCGAGACTTCGATTCCTCAGTATGGTTCAGTCCGACGAACCCGAATATCCTCTTGCCTGTGTCTGGGTCAATGTAATGCTTATTCAGGCACAGAGGGTTGTTTATGTTCTCTTTGATGGATCGTTGTTCAAACCAATACGCATCTTCGCCATTATCGAATTCTCTGACGATGGCCCAATCGAAGTTATCGAAACCCATCTCCGTGATGATGTCGGATGAAGTCTTGTATTCTGGTAGATCGATGTGGGAAGGTGTCTCATTCGCTTTCCTGTAGCCGATGTAGAACTGACCAGTTGACTTGTGGGAAAGACGATAGACGTAGGGCATCACCCTATCGGATGTATAAGTAGACATGCTGACGTAGACCTTTTACGTTAGTGCCGGTGGACGTTGGCGCGTCGCGACCGGCTTTTTCATTTGTGGTCTACTATTTAGTAAATTCCCAACTTTGAGTATTGACAAACGCGGGTTCGATGTGTATAGTGGCGGAAATTCTTACCGAGGGCCATAACATGAAAATGACGAAAGAGCAATACCAACAATTGAAAGATGATGTGAACGCCGTGGCACTGCATTGCCGCCTGTCCCGCCGTCCGACGACCTCGATGGCAGTACTCTGGATGATCGTGCATGAAATCAACGCACAGCGGTCCTACTCGGACGATCATCCCCGCTGGCAGAAGATTGGGCGGGTTCTCCCGGCCTCGCATGTGAAGACCAAAAGCTGGATCAGTGACCTCTACGATTCGGGCCTGAGTGATCTTCATATCAAAACGGCGCTTCAGCGGATCGCGAGTGAGTGGCACTGGAACTAGATGTCGAAGAAAAGATGAACAGGTTTGGTAGAAAGTTGTTGACGAACCCAAACCTGTTCGATAATATACACACATCGACAACAAACACGGAGCGAACCACATGGCAAAGATCAACTACCAAGCAAACGAAGAACGCGGCGAACGCTTCATCCTGATCGTGTTAGACAACGACCGTGGCGGCGACTACGCCCACATCAAAGCGCATGTCGTGCGTGAGGCAGTCAAGGATCGCATCAACCCGGACACCGGTTCCAAGCAGTACAACGATGGCGAGAACGCAACGGGCTATCGCAACTGCAAGTGGTCGTCGGACAAGAACAACGCGCTGTATGTCGAAGACCTGTTCATCAATTCGCAGATCACCAAGCGCAGCATCACTGGTACGGAAGTTCCGGCCAACGAGATGAAGCCGTATGGCGTCGAACTACGCTTCAAGCCCTACGTTGTCGATGCGAGTAATGCCCGCAAAATGTCGGACACGTTCGACAAGATCGGCAAGAAGATGGAACAGTACGACGAAGAATTCGGCTACTGCAACGAGAACCTTCCGGCCTACATTCTGCGCGTCGCCAAGGCACTCGGAATCAAGAAGTTCCTGACCGTGCCGAAAGATGGCAACCGTAATCTGGATCGCGGCGATTATCGCGTCTGGAACGGTACGGATGTCTCGTACATCGTCAGCAGCATGATCGATGAACTGAAGCCCAAGACGGTCGAATGAAGCCCGTCATCTGGGTCCGGTTGATGAACCGGACCCGTTTGAAGCGTGAATTGGCGGTTCTGGGTATCGTTGTAAAGAACCAACAAGTTTGTAGAAGAAGTAAAGAAAGTAGAAAACAACAACGAAAGATGTTGACGACATACCCAAGTTTGTGAGATAATGTCGTTATTGAGTAAGGGGAAACATAAATGAGATTGATTGGACTGTGCGAAGAACCGGAACAGTACGAACCGTTTTATCACCCTGTATAAATAAAGAGCATTGGCAGTTCGCGGGATTCTGTCAGTGATGTGATAACGACATCCGAATCAACATCCGCACCAAGCCCGGTTAGCTCTTAACGGTAGAGCGGCGCACTTGTAATGCGAGGGTTGGCGGTTCGAATCCGTCACCGGGCACCAAAGGTTTCTGGCGTAGTTTAATGGTAGAACGGGCGGTCAGAAAGCCGCTTATGAAGGTTCGACCCCTTCCGCCACGATTAACAAAAACTAGATGATGTAGAGAAGATGAAGACGCATCAACAAGTCAGTCAGATGCGACTGACGGAGAATCGACTTGGAATTGTGCCGTTGTCCATTGAGGACTACGAACGACTCAAGAAGCATTATAAAGGACAGGAAACTGTCGAGACTGACCAGTACGGCAACATCATCAAGTCGTACACCCTACACTGAGAAAAGGAATATCTGATGTCCCGTCAATCAAAACAAGTCAAGAACGCAGCACGCGCCAAGAACTTCAAGAACGGTGGTCCCGCAAAGACCACGGCAGTTCATGGCAAAGACCCCGCCAAGCGCATCTACACGGCGCGTAGCCGGTCGCTGTCAGAGTTCCAAGCCAAGGGCAAGGAAGCCCGCAAATCGGCTGGTAAGCCGTCTGGTGGTCGCAGCAAGTAACGAATCTTCACCCGTCGCACACTGGCTTCGCTTGTATTGATGCAGTGTGGCAGTGATTTGTACGCTAGGACGGTATGCGTGCAGTCGAAACCCTGACCGATCTTAGTGGCGGATGGCGCGTCAAGCACAGGGAAATTTAAAGCCGGATTGGTTCTCCTTATCGGACCAAAGGTGTGCGTGATACTAGGCGGTAGTGATGTGCTAGTTCGCATACCTTCTGGCGGGATGGTAGAGCGGCTGAATACACCGGTCTTGAAAACCGGCGAAGGTGAAAGCCTTCCGTGAGTTCGAATCTCACTCCCGCCGCCAGAATTCAACGGTCGCTGCATGGTTGCTTCATGATGATAATGGTTCACTCACAGGCGTCGTGAACTTCATCTACCGGTTCGATTCCGGTGCGATCACCAAGACAACTAAACTGAGTAGAAAACTAGATGCGAGTAGAACAAAACGATGTGGTCCAGTTTCAACCGTTGACGGTTCATCTGGAAACGCAGCATGAAGTCGATACGTTCAAGCAGTTGGTTCATATGGCGTATCAAGAATCGCATTCAGGTACGGACATCGAAGCACTGGCCGACAAGCTGCGTGACATGCTGGACGCCACTGGTGGTTGGCAATCTTCGTCGTATAACTGCTAAGGACTGGCGATGAATGAGAATTGGATTTACTTTCAAGTCGATGTGGACATGGGTATCCGTCTGGTCCCAGATGCGAAGATCGAAGACTACATCGGCTACTACGATGGTCGTTTGTTCCGTACCAACGGTGTCGTGGTTCAAGCGTCTTACATCAACTCCGATGATTCGACGGAATGGAAGGAAGCCGTAGTTGATGAAGTGCTGTAGATTCTCAAAATCTTCGTTTGTATAAATAGACAACCGAAACGATTTCGCGGGTTCCGATAGTCGGACGCAGGGTTCATATCCCTGTCTGGGAGAAGGAGCGTTACCTTCGCCCGCTACCAAACAAGTCTTGACGTTCCGTTCAAGTGGGCCTTGTACTCCCACTTTCCTTTACACAGTCTCTAGGGATAATGGCAGGGAACGTAGGTCAAGACGGTACACGCTGCGACTCAGGTAGCGTCAAAACACTGAGGCTATTTTCAAGGATGTTGTATCCGCTGATGTTGAGTGCGGACAGGCAAGCGAAACCTACATCATCCTCAATTCCTCGGTAGCTCAGTTGGTAGAGCAAACGACTGTTAATCGTTAGGTCACACGTTCGAGCCGTGTCCGGGGAGCCAAACATACATGACAAGTTAGGAATACACAATGAGCAACGCGCAACGTCAACGTGTCTGGGATGCAACCAATCATGGCCTCTGGCTGTCGCTGGATAACATCTCCACGGTAACAGGTGATCCGGTTCAAAGCGTCTCTGCCCGTCTGCGAGACTTCCGCAAAGAGAAGTTCGGTGGACATACAGTGGAACGTCGCAAGGTCGAAGACAACCTGTATCAGTATCGCGTGATTCCTAACGCTGTTCACTAGCAGTACACGTTTGTCAGTATCGGGAAAACTGACGGGATATTGCATCTGTAGCTGAGACGGATTAGCGCGCGCCTGAAAAGCCCGAGAGGATGGATCGTTACCATCTGGATGCACCATGAATAAAGAACAACAACGAAAGGCCAATACGGGACGCTAGTTTTATAACCGGTCGTCAAAAGTCAGAAACCCCATTTGGATGTAGGTGTGTTTTCGGTGACAATTTGCGCATAAGACGCGGCATTTCTCGATTTCGGTTTTTAGACTATCGAGACTTCTTGTGTGACAACCGTTACCTTGGATGTTGAAAGACTTAGTACTCCTATCAAGATGATCGAATTCGAGTACTCGCGGGTCGGATTCTCCACAAGCTTCGCATGGATGTTCTAAGAGATAGTTCCACAAATATTCGGAATTCCTCAGTTTTGAACGAAGACCGGAATCTTTTGTGGACTTAACCCTAGAAGGTCGGTCCTTCGTTTCGCGATAGTTAGAACTGAAACATTCTTTGCACCAAGAAGATAACGTCCCCTTTCTTTTATTTTTGAACGGGAACAGTTCCAAGGGTTTGTTGGATTCACATTTCGTGCAAGTTTTTGACGACATGGTTTTATAAAACATTTGATTGTAAAACCATATTTAGTCTTTTATAGAAATGCAAAATAGTAAGCTTTATGTTGTAGCGGTAATGTCGAACCCGGTCAGATACGAAAGTCGCGTCCGACTGTTTCATGAGTTCGCAGAGCGCATGGAGAACACTCCGAACGTACAGTTGATTCGGGTAGAACATGCCCTCGGTCGTCGGCCCCATGAAGTGACCGATCAGAAGTGTCCGTGGCATGTTCAGTTGAGAGGCGGTTCGGAATACGAACTGTGGATCAAAGAAGGTATGATCAATGCCGGTCTGAAACACTTGTACAAGATGGACCCAAATTGGGAATACGTCGCGTGGGTCGATGCCGACATCGCGTTTGATGATCCTGATTGGGCGCTGGAAACGATGCACGCACTTCAGCATTACCAAGTCGTGCAACCGTGGTCGATGTCGTATGACGTTGGTCCCGATGGTAAGACTGTGATTCACCAAGCTTCATCGTTCGGTAGTGATTATGCACAACAGAACAAGCGCAAGCCGTGGGCACCTTACGCAGAGACGTATCATCCGGGCTACGCATGGGCAGCAACGCGTGAACTGATCGACGGACTTGGCGGCAAGCTGATTGATTGGTGTCCTCTGGGCGCTGGTGATCACCACATGGCCCATGCCTTCACTGGCAACGTCTGGGCGGCTGTGGACCCGAAATTGGGCGCTGGTTATCGTCGTCGTGCTTCACAGTTCCAAATGTTGTGTGATCGGTATGTGAAACAAAATTTCGGTTATGTCGAAGGCGGTATCCGACATTTCTGGCATGGTCCGAAGCGCAAGCGTTATTACATCGAGCGCAACGACATCCTGATTCGCAATCGTTATGACCCGGATTGGGACATTTCGGTCGATCATAATGGCGTGCCGTTCCTGACCGATGGTAAGCCGCAGTTTCAGCAAGAGATTCGCCTGTACTTCCGGGCAAGAGACGAAGACAGTCAAGAACTGTAAGTAGTACAAGGGATGCGGTCAGTCGCCCAATGTAAAACATGACTGATGCCTACAACCAGATCGAACCGTCGTTGGTTGAGTCAGAAGAAAGGTTCTTCGATGTCGAACATCTGTGTGTTTATCACATCGACATAGGGATGGAACGTGCGCGTGCAACTATCCCTTATGCGAGATATTGAATTGGTGTTTAGACGTTCATCTTGATAAAACGTCCTATACGGGTGCGATGCCCATATCGAAGTTCTGACAGTGTAGGAACTGTTACCCGGTGTGGTATCCGGGAGAAGCGAATAAGACTGTGTTTTGAAGCGATCTGATCGTAGGCCGCACAGTGAATACCTTCAGTTGGTGACGATTCCATGACTTCGACTAGTTTCCCCTCAGTAGTACTAACCAAGGATAGCTACAAATGATTTCAATTACATCGCCCTCGCAAGGTCAAGTCCTTCCGGCTGGATCGAATAGCGTCGTTGTGCAAGGCACGTCAACGCAATCGATCAACGGAGTTCCGCTTGCGGCGCAATCGTTTTCATATTCACAAGACATCAGCGGCATCGCCGGTCCTATCACTGTGACGGCAACGAACAGTGCTGGTGATAAGGCATCGCTGCAAATCACCAAGCAATACCCTACGCCGACCATCGGCTTCTGGGGTGTCAACGGTCATATCGGTTGGGGCGCACCATATACGAACCAAGCGGCACAGGCTAACGCCCTTGTCGATCTGGGAATGAAGTCGTATCGCAATGGCTATAGTATCGGCGCACTGGCTACATTCAAGAACTTCATTAACACTTACGCGTTGCCGAATGGTATCGCGGTGTATCCGGTCCTTCTGCCTGACGTTGGAACCGTGTCGAATGAGGCTGACGCCTACAGTATGGGATTCAACCTTGGTTCGGAAGCTGCTGGCCTGAAGGGTCTGGTGACGGCCTACGAGATTTGCAACGAACTCGATTCATGGTGCATTCTCGGTGGTCAGTACAACGGCGACATCGCTTCGCATTACGACAACGCTAAGTACCAAATTGCACGCGGTGCGATTCGTGGCATCATCGCCGGTATCAAGTCACTTGATTTGACCGCAAAGATCGTTGGTGTAGCGGGCAACTGGCTGCACTATGGCTTCAGCGACATGCTGCGCAACGGCACGCAACCTGACGGAACAACAGGCCATCCGACTGTCGATTGGGACATCACTTCGTGGCACTGGTACAGTGACATGGGCGACATCGAGAAGGCTGGTTGGATCAACTCGAACGTGCTTCAACATATCGCAAGCTACGGCAAGCCGATCTGGATCACGGAGTATGGTGTTCGCGGTAGCTTCAGTGGTGACGAGAACGTTCGGACTGCTTATCTGACAGGCGCAACGTGCATGGCCGATTGGTCGAGCAAGCGTAGCCAGTACAACATCCAGCACGTCGCGATGTACGAACTGTTTGATGATGGTCGCGCTGGTGATGAAGGTATGTTCGGTCTGGTGTTGAACGATGCAGTGACACCGAAGCCGATCCGATATGCGGCAGTGAAGTCTTTCGTAGCAAGTCATCCGTGATTTAAAGAATGTGGCGGCATTATCCGTCAAGGGGCTTCAGTGTCTTCACTGAAGTACCCGGCCAAATTCCAAAGTCTCGCACTAATCCCATGATGTAAATGGGTCCGGGACGGAATAAGAGTGAAGATGGGGACGCCCTGAAAGTCGTCGGCTGTGTAAATCGTTTGGGAGGGGTGTCGTGACTGCCAGCATCGAAAGGTGAGATTTACAAACGGCGCTTCGGACGTGGATTGGACCTATTCATAAAGTCTGGTTCACGTACCGGGATTGTAGTACATGATCACAACCAACAACAAAGAGATTATGGGTTATCAAAGCGCACTTGAAGCGGCTGGCGCGAAGGTTCTGACGTATCGCGCATTCGGCAGCTATCAAGGTGATTGGTACGCGAAGGTCGAGTACCAAGGTGAAGAAGGTTGGGTTCAGGGTTCCTATGGTTCCTGTTCCTTCTGTGATTCGTTCGAACGCGAGTTTGACTATTCGTATGGCGATGAAGAAGGCGAAAGCCAAGAAGCCTACGAAGAACGCCTGAAGCTGTTTGGCGAAGGGTATCTGACCTGTGTCACGCCGCAAGAACAACAAGAACAAATCCTCGAAACATACATCCGCGAAGATTCGTACTTCGGTGATGAAGCCCAAGAAATTCTGGACTACGTGAAGGAATACGCCAATGCAGTTTAAGGTAGGCGATGTAGTTCGATACGACCGCGATCCATGTGAGATGGTTTCGTGGCGTGATAGTGAAACGGGCGCACTGGTTGCTGGACCGCCCGGCTGTCCTGTGACGATCGAAGCTGTCAACGAACAGACGCGAGAAATCACCGTCATCTGGTTCTATCCCGGATTCGCAGAACTGCAACGCGAAACGTTCCCGTCAGGATACTTCATAAAAGCGAATCATAAATAATGGAAAATCAACACCGCATTATCAAGGGCTATCGTGAATTGAGCGCAGAAGAAATCGCGCTGATGAACGAAGTCAAAGAAGAAGGTCAACGTCTGGCTGATCTTCTGAAGAAGGTCGAAGACCACATCAACAAGCAGTACATGGCCGAGTACGACATCCTTCAGGGCGATACGACCGAAGAACTGGATCGTCTTAACGCGGCTGAACCGTACCGCTGGCTTCAACATGCAGTGGATGAATACAAGACCGCCACGATGAAGCTGGTCCGTGCAGTTGCACAACCGACGACATTCTGATGAAGACTCTCGAAGAACTCTGTCAATACGCCGCTGTCTCGAAACGATACTGGCCGTTCCTTGATGCGCATGTGAAGCTGTGGTTCATCATGGACAAGCTAGGCAAGGCATGATCGGTCGGCGTAATCACTACGACATGAAACGATTCTCTGCATACAACGAACATACTGGATGGAAGGTGACGAAGCTTTCCTTAGACACCGACAATCGTATGCTTCGTATTGGCGTCGGAAAGCATGAAGGTAAGTGGTTCTTCCGTGTGGACCTTTGGACCACAGGTTGGCGAATCACTAAATAGTTTCATCGTCGTGTACGGCGCTGAATCCTCAACTGACATGGTATCTCGTCTTATCGAAAAACATGTAGATGGTCGCTATGTCATGATTCGATGCTTTGTTGCACCGGATAAGTTGACCATCGCATACACCGAACAGTGTCACTACAAAAAATGAAATCATTCGCAGAACTGACATTCGAGCAACAAGAACAGTTGCGCGCACGCTTGAACGAGTATCACGTTCAAACTGATCCGGTCACGCTTCGTCCGTATGTTCGCTTCATGGGCGAATCGGTTGACTTCCGTTCAATCACGGCAACCAACATCCTGCTAGGCTAATGGCATACACAGACGATCAACAACGCGTCATCAACGAGCGTGACGAACTTTCCCCGAAGCTGCAACGCCTGAAAGTGTTCGTGCAATCGCCCGCATTTGTGGCACTAGATAAAACAGAGCGCGAACGGCAGACCCGGCAAGTCTGGGTCATGGGCCTGTACCTGAACGTGCTGAACGAGCGCATCGCCGCCTTCAGCTAAGACAAGAACCCCGAACATGGAAACGTGTTCGGGGTTTTTCGTTTCTGGGCTGTTGACATCCATTCCCAAACCTGTATAATTCTTTTCATCGAGAACATAGGGGAGCAAGACATGGCAACTACCGCAGAACTGTTCGCAGAGAAAGCCGCTGGTCGTCGCGCATTCTGGAATGGCGAAACCCCGCTGATGCACCCGAGTGAGTGCCCCGGCGAACTGTATGAGGCGTGGTATGACGGTTGGGACCAAGCCCGCAACGATGCCGAACGGGATGACTAACATGGAACCCATCGTCATCAATGAAGGCGACACGGTAGATCAGGTAGTGGACAAGCTGGTCAAGAACGTATGCCCTGAAATGTTGAAGTACCTCGCTGGCCGTTTGCTGGTCGAAATCGAAGATAAGGAGAAAGAACATGCCAATTAGCAAAGAAGCCGCAGCAAACGTCGCGATGATGGTCGGAACGATGCGCGCACAGGTGCATGGACTGTTGTCGGCCTGTGACGATAGCGTCGAGCGTACCCGGCTGGAAAACTCTTTTTCCGCGTTGTCCTCTCTGCTGAACTTCTACATCAAACAAGCGGGAGAGTAAACATGACATACCGCGTAAAAGTCACCATCGAAGTCGTCAACGAAGATGACGAAGTTGTAGATCACCGTGGATGGGTCAGTCACGTCAGCCGTAGGGATTTCAAACCGCTGCGCACCACACAGTATTGGGATGGGTACGACTACGGTATCCAACAGGCACACAAGCACTTGAATTCGCTGTTCAAGACCGTTCAGGCCATCGGAGAAATTAATGTCCGTGAAGACGATTGATGACTATGTGAAGAAGTATGGCTTCTGTAACTGGCAAGCACAGGAAGTCATCAAGCAGCTTGAAGTGGCGCACAAGGCGCTGATCGAGACTGCGAAGTTCTTCGATATGCGTCAGCGTGAATTGGGCTGTCTGTCCGACGAAGCCCAAGCCATCAACGACAAAGTTTGTGCGGCAATCGCAGTATGTGAAGCAAGGGGTCTATGAAACTACTGTATCGTCTGAACGTGTTTGTGGCCGGGATGTTGGACTTTCGCAACCCGGTTGACCCCTACTACGCCGACAAGCGCGACTACCGCACCTACAATAGTGGTCGCAACCTGTCGAATCGTCTGACGTTCCACTTCTTTGAATGGAGACAACAATGGCCGACCTGACCGATACCCAAAGACTGGACTTCATCTTCGACCATCGGCCTATGTTCGATGAAGATAATCGCGGCCCATTCATGGTGTTCCGGTTCGAAGGCCATCACTGCGTCTCGCGCGGCAAGACCTATCGCCAGTGCATTGACAATGTTACGACCGGGAACTACAAGTACACGGACTAGACGATTCCGTATCGCTTCTTCATCGCGACCAATTCCTTTCTGGCCCCTTCGACCATGATCACCGACATATCGATGTCGGTTTTCTTTTTGAAGGCGCGAAGGTCTTCATACAAATCCTTCGGCACCTTGAAACTCATGGTCTGGGTCGCGGCCTTCTCTGGAAACTTGAACGTATCTGCGGCCTCTACAGCGGGATGAACGGGTTCCGCTGCTACTTCGGTACTCGTCGGTACGTTCGAGCGCCGTGCGGCCTCGTCTGCCAACTGCTGGACCACATCTGGTATCGGCGCGAATCCCTTACTCATCGAACACCCCCGCATAGATCGTTTCGATTTCGTCTTGTGCCTGTTCTGCGTCCCGGTTCCTACGTAGTTCCATGACGCCCTTTCCCTCTGATGCCGCCACGCCGAACGCGTTGCGCTTCACGACCTTGATCGGATCACATCCAAACGTTTCCTTCAGCTTGTCGAATTCTTCTTGCAAGCTGACTGTCAACTGATTCCTGTCGTTCCCCGTCAGCTTGTTCATCACCGTGACGACCCGGAAGGTTCGCCCGCTGGCCCGCATGGTATTGATCATCTGGGCCATCGCGGTGAGTGACCAGACATCGTACTGACCGGCCTCTGCTGGCAACACAAGTACATCACATGCGCCGACCGCATAGATCAGTTCGGGTGAGTTCTTCCCACCAACATCCACGATCACTGTATCAATGCCCTCGCGTTCTGCCATCAAGTCGGAGTAAATGTTACCCGTCATCTTTGATAAGAGGATATTGGGTTCGACGTTCTTCTGGCGGCGCAGCATTCCCCACATGTAAGCGTACTCATCCGTGTCCGAGTCGATCAGCTTCACTGTGTGTCCTCGCAGTGTCCGACTGACGGCGAGATTCGTGGCTATCGTGGTCTTCCCCACTCCACCTTTTCTTGTTGCGACAGCTATCAGCATGGGTATCTCCATCTGTATAGACGCATATACAGCCGTATATGTGACCCTGAACTTGACTACCGGTGCAGACTAGCAGCAAATTCTCTACGTGGCAACAGAAAGTGCTTGACGTAAATTCCCACGTCTGTATAATCCGTCTCACCGAAACACATCTGGGGTGACATATATGATCGCATGTTGGACGGTAGTGGATGAAGGTTTCGATGTCGAAGTCTACGCAACGGCGTATTCGGTTGCGAAGGTCATCGAAAGTCGTGGATTGGCGCTGGAACCGGAAGCCGATGGACCGGCTGATTTGGGTATGATCCTGTTCGTATTGAACAAGTGTGATCGCGGTCGTTTCTATGAACCCGGTCAACGGACGTGGAAGTACAAGGCGCAAGCACAGTACAACATCAAGTGAGGAAGACATGAAGAACTATCCCGTCATCTTCGAGAAGGACCATTGGATTTACCGGGAGTACGGCATCTGGCCGCAAGGCTTCGAATTCGTCGTGATGTCCCCGGAAGGCAAGGTGATCAAGAAGTACCCGACGATGCACCAAGCCAAGGAAGCCATCGACAAACTTGTTGATGAAAAGTAGTTGACAAGAATACCCAGACCTGTATAATTCTTTTCATCGACAACGCACTTGGGAGCAAACATGAACCTGACCAAACAGATGCAACAACTGGTTCTGGATGCGCAAGCTGCGGGCTACACGGTGCGCAACGACCACGAAGCGTGCCTTGACATCGTGAAGTTGACGAAGCACACCAAGCCCCGCGTGATCAAGGGTCTGCGCATCTGGGCTGATGGTAACGCCATCGACGCCACGATGGACCTCGCTGCGGCAAAGGCCATCAAGACGCAGAAGGAATGGCGCAAGTTCCTCGGCATCTAAAGGGAGTAGAAAACATGAATGATGTTGTCCTCATACCGGAAGGCACTGACCGATCCCCGCTTGGTGTGTCCGTCGAGATTCGGACGGAAGGCGACACGAAGTACGTGACGATCCTCGCACGGCTTCATGTGAACAAGCGGTTCGAATTGCCGCACTGCTATTCGGCCAAGTTCACGACCGCCGAAATCCTGCGTGACCATTCGTTCTACAAGTACCTCAGTCGCTACAACTGATCCCACATTTGGGTGTTGACAAACAATCCCAAACCTGTATAATCCTTCTCATACCAACTTCATCAGGAGATTCAATATGAACGCATCGCAACGTCGCATCGCAATCCGCGCACTCCCGAAGCAAGGCGCGAAGGTTGGCTACCACGGCAAGAACGGTCTGGTCGAAGTCCGCATCGGTAAGCCGGTGATGTCCCTGCGTGGCAACAAGGTCAGCGTGCATCGCGTGAACGTCACGAACCCCGCCACGCGCGGTCGTGCCAACCCGAAGTACTCGCAACTGGTGTTCTGATCATGCCGCGTTGCGGAGACTGCGCATACAGTCAAGAATTCTATCCAGCGGAAGACGGCGAACCGGGCGCTAACCTATGTTACTACCCGGCACTCCTTCTTCCGATTTCGATGATCGGTGCATCCCTTGGCGCGAAGGAAACGGTCGATCCTGAACGCACTGACTGTCGCTGTTGGACGGCAAAGGACTGACCATGTACAAGACTGAACAGAAGCCGCGAATCAAGATCACGATGGGCTACTACCACGTAGCCTTCGATGACCAGTGTCCGATCCTGCATCTGTGGACGATGGCGTTCGACTGGTGTTACGACATGAATGGGAAAAGATTCAAGAAGTAGTTGACACGTTCGCCCAAGTCTGGGATAATTCTTTCATCGCAACGAACACGGAGTTTCCTACATGAACGGAATCGTCAAGACTGGCCCGGAAGTCATCGTGCGCATCGGCCAATTCGTCACGGCGCTGGAAGCGTACTGCAACGAAGTCAGCACGGTGAAGCACATCTACTCGCATGTCATCGAAGCGCAGATCGGCAAGAAGTACGCCCGCATCGTGCGTCGTGACAAGTGGCCGGATCAGGAACCGACTGGCGGTTCGGCGCACTGCTTCATCGATCTGTCGAACGGCAACATCTTGAAGGCCGATGGTTGGAAGAAGCCCGCACCGCAAGTTCGCGGCAACATCTTCAAGGAAGACTTCGACATCGGCCAAGGCAAGGCGGTTGGTGAGTTCGGTGCGGCATACCTTCGATAACAAGTTGTAAAAAGGAAGAAGAAGTGAAGAACTGGTTCATCAACAAGTGGAACTCCCTCTCGCGCGCCGTCTCCTGCATCGTCGGCGCACTCAACTGGAAGGTCTTGGTTCTGTATGGCGCAATCGTGCTGCACTGGTCCTTGACCTATCTATCCCTTTCGCACCTGTTCATCTCCCTTGTCATCGCGGCCTTCATTGATGGCCTCGCGTTCCGCCAAGGTATCGAGAACGAGCGTCACTGGAACAACAAACAAAGATGACTGAAGAAGCAAAAGAACAGGGTGAATCCCTGTTCACCGTGAAGTTGAATTTCAAATCAGGGAATTCAGTAGTCCTGTATAATCTGACCAAGTGGAAGATTGAAGCCGGGACGTTGAATTGGGCGTTCCATAAGGATCATGAAGGCCCGATGATTTTTGATCCGATGTTCAAGATTGGTGACGTTGAAATGTGCCAATACGAAGTACAAAAGGAACTGGTGAAGTTCCAGTAAACAAGAAAACTAGAGAAAGAAGAAAACACCATGAGCAACAATCTTCGCAAGTTCCCGAGCATCGACCAGTACAAGAACGTGATCACGAACATCCGTCAGTACTGCAAAAAGCATGAACAACCGCTTCCGACCCTGACGTTCGAAGGCACGATCAAGCTGCATGGCACGAACGGCGGCATCGGTCTGAATCTCGCAACGGGTGAACTGTGGGCGCAATCGCGCGAACGCATCATCACGCCGTATGACGACAACGCAGCGTTTGCCAAGTTCGTTGAAGCGAACAAGGACCAATGGCGCACGTTCCTCGCATCGGTGATCGAATCGGATGTGGTGAAGCTGGAAGGCGCACAGTTCGCCGTAGAAAGCTTCCAGAAGGCCCGCGTGGTCATCTTTGGGGAATGGGCTGGTCCGAACATCCAAAAGGGCGTGGCGATCAGTCAAATCGAGTCCAAATCGTTCTTCCCGTTCGACATCAAGGTCTACATTCCGGGCGCTGATGACGAAGACGTTCTGGTCCTGACGTATGACCCGATGGACTTCCCAATGCTGACGCTGATCCCGGACACATATCGCATCGGTTCGTTCCAAACGCACACACTGGACATCGACTTCGCCCGTCCGCAAGACTTTCAGAACGAACTTGTCGATCTGACGCTGAAGGTCGAAGAAAACTGCCCGGTTGCTGCTGAGTTCGGACAGTCGGGTGTCGGTGAAGGTATCGTCTGGTACAACCGCGAAACGGGTCTGCGCTTCAAGGTGAAGGGCGAGAAGCACTCGATGTCGAAGGTTTCGACGGTCAAGCCGATCAGCGAAGAAGAACTCGCGCGTATCAGCACGATCAAGAACTTCGTGGATACGGTAGTCACGGACAACCGCCTGAACCAAGGTCTGGACAAGCTGCGCGAGATGGGTAAGCCCCTCACGGTGCAATCGACGGGTGAATACATCAAGTGGGTCGTTGGTGACGTGCTGAAGGAAGAAATGGACCTGATCGTCGCGTCCATGCTGGACAAGAAGGAACTGAATCCCGCGATGTCGAACAAGGCGAAAGACTTCTACTTCGCATTCCTCAATTCGCAAGATTCGTTGGCTGCTTAACAAAGTTGGAAATGATGGCAACAAAACCCAAATTCAAATTCACTGAAGAACAGAACACGGCTATTGCGGCCATCAAAGAGTACGCAACAGAGATGTTCTCGCCATCATGGTACTTCGCCTTCACCGGCCCCGCTGGTTCGGGTAAGACGGCGTGCATGATGGAAGTACAGAGCGTCATGCACAGTCTGAACCTGCGCATCATCTTCACTGCACCGACGAACAAGGCAGCGAAGGTTCTGCGCAACATCGTTGGCAAAGCTGAGACAACGTACAAGTTCCTGAACCTGCGTGTCTCGGCTGATGGCGAAATCAAGCGCATCGCACGCGGTAAAGACCCGGACCTGTCGCACCTTGACATTCTGGTGGTCGATGAAAGTTCGATGGTCAACCGCGAACTGTTCGAATACCTTCAGGAAGCGGCCACACGTTGGGGTTTCAAGGTGGTCTTCATGGGCGATTCGTTCCAGTTGCCGCCAGTGAATGAGAAGGAATCCAAAACGTTGAATGGTAAGTCGGCGGCTGCACTGACGACTGTGATGCGCCATGACAACCAAATCCTGACGTTCGCAACGAAGGTTCGCGGACAGATCGGCAAGGAACGTCCGCGCATCGAACTGGTTGACGACAACGACGAAGAAGAAGGTGTCTGGGTTCTCGATGCTGACGAGTTCCAACACCTGATCTTCAATGCCGCCAAGGAAGGTCACTTCAATGACGGAGAGACGGCCAAGGTTGTTGCGTGGCGCAACAAGACGGTCGCGTACTACAACAACATCATCCGATACGGCATCTTCGGAAAGAAGGCTGAACCCGGTTACTTCCTGTTGAACGAACGCATCTCTGCCGGTTCGCCGTGTATCTGGGGCGAGACACCGCTGATGCACACGGATGATGGTGGTGTGATCCTCGACATCAACGAAGGTACGCACACGTTCTATCCCGACTTCAAGGTCTTCAGGCTGACGGTGAAGCCCGATGATGTTGAGAAGAACGTGACGCTGACGGTGGTTCACCCGGACAGCAAAGACGACCTCGAAGATTACTTCGATGAACTGGCAGCGACAGCCAAGCGCACGAAGCGATGGGACCAGTTCTGGGAAGCGAAAGAGTACTTCCATGATGTGCGCTATGGCTATGCAGAGACGGCGCACAAGGCCCAAGGTTCGACGTATCGAGATGTCTACGTGGATTCGGGCGACATCCTGATGAACAAGAACAAAGAAGAAGCGTACCGCTGTTTCTACGTGGGCTGTACGCGTCCGACGACCCGATTGATTTTGACTTAACAAGGTATCCTAGATGAATTTCCCGACCATCGAACGCATCGAAGACGTTCTCCCGCACATCGAAGGCAAGTCCGAGTTTGTCGTTGCCGAACGTGATGGCTTTGCCGTCATCAACTACATGGTTGCGTTCGATACGACATTCCCGGAACTACCCGAAGAACCAACAAAGATGGGCGTCACGATTCAGAACGAGTATGAACGTGAATGCGAACATGCGCTGATGCTGCGCGAATGTCGCGGTCTGATGTTTGATCGTGAAGGTAAGTTGATCAGCCGCCCGTTCAATAAGTTCTTTAACGTCAACGAGCGTCCGTCCACGCAAGCGAAGGACATCGACCTGACGCAAGGCGACTTCGTTCTGTTGGAAAAGTTGGACGGGTCGTTCATTCGTCCGGTGCGCATCGACGGTATCATCCGTCTTTGTACGAAGATGGGGATTACTGAGCAATCGCATCAGGCTGAAGACTTCCTCGAAGCACTGGAAGATGACGAACTGCACAACGATTACTTCCGCTTCTTCGAAGACTACGTGGATGACTTCACGCCGATCTTCGAATTTTGTTCGCGCAAGAATCAGATCGTCATCGACTACCCGGAAGACAAGTTGGTCCTGCTGGCAATGCGTCACAACCAGACCGGCAAGTACATTCGCTACAGCTTACTGAAGAAGATCGCGAAGGTGTTCAACATCCCGGTAGTTCAGCCGTTGTTTGAAGCTGACGACTGCAACCAAGATTTCCCGGTTCGAATGGAAGACATCGTGGACCGCATCCGTCATCTGATCGGCGTCGAAGGTGGTGTGCTTCGCTTCAACGATGGCCGCGCGTACAAGATCAAGGCCGAAGACTACTGCGTGAAGCATGGCGCGAAAGATGGTCTGCTGCTTGAAAAGAACGTGCTGGCGACGTTCCTGAACGAGAAGCTTGACGATGTACTGCCGCTGCTGGACGAAGCCTTCAGGAACCGTGTGGACGAATATACGGAGACTGTTTCACAAGGCATCCATCTGACTGTCGTGGATACCGAAATGGTCGTCCATTACATCAAGAAGCATTACGAGACGCGCAAGGAACAGGCGTTGTTCATCAAGGACAGCATCCGACCGTTTTCGCAATCGCTGATGTTCGCGGCCCTTGATGGTAAGGACATTCGCCAGACGGTGATCCAGAAGCTTCTCTCACATACGGACACACAGACGCGCGTCGATTCGATCCGCGAGTACATCGGGAATCCATCATGGGCCTGATCTACCGCATCGAGAACGCGGAAGGAACGGGTCCATACCAAGGCATCACTGGTAATCGTGATCCGTTGCTTCCGATGTCATATAGCGACGAACATCCGTCGCCGGAAGACGATTCCAAGTTGGTGAGTAACGTTCGGAATTACATGCGCCGTCAAGATGATGAACGCCTTCCCGAAGAACGATCAGTCTGGACTTTCATCTATGGCGACTTCCTGTTTGGGTTTGATTCACAAGACCAACTTCGTCGTTGGGTCTACAACGACAAGTGGATGAAAGACCTTGATGAAGCGGGCTATCACCTGACCGTGTTGGACATTCCCGACGACGAAATCATCTCTGGTTATACGCAAGCAATCTTCAAGCGTGATGCCGGTCGTCAGAAGTACCGTTGCAAACTGTGCGATTTCTTCGCAATCCCAACTGAGTAAAACATGGCAAAAGCAGAACTGAAAGTAGAGCAAAAACAAGTCATCAGCTACACCTATACCGACACGGTTCAACTGACCCTCGACACCGAAGAGGCACGGTTCCTTCGCGACCTGATGGGAATGGTTGGTGGTAGTCAGACCAACTCGCGGCGTCGTCACGCTGATGCGATTATCGACGCACTTTCGAACGCTGGCATCCATTCTAGCATCACGGACGAATGCATGAACCACGAAGACGTGCAAGGTCAGGCGTCAATCTACTTCAAGGACACCAAGTGAAAGAACTGATTATGCTGGCCGGGATGCCCGGTTGCGGTAAGTCCACGTATCGCGTGCCGTATGGCTTTGATGTCATCTCGTCGGACATCTACGTCGAAGCCTGTGCTGAAGCGTGTGGCGTCACCTACAACGAAATCTTCTCGGATGTCGTCGGTCAAGCACAAGAGAACGCTGACGCCCACATGAAGTCGATGGTTGAATGTGGCGTCAAGACGATCATCTGGGACCAGACGAACCTGACGACGAAGACCCGCAAGAAGAAGCTTGCGCAGTTCAATGAAGCGGGCGGCAAGGACTACCGCAAGATTTGCCTGTTCTTTGAACCGGACTGGCAACTGACGATGGAACGCAACGAAGCACGTAAGGCGTTCGGTCGTTCGATCCCGCAACACGTTCTGGAAAACATGTTCAGTACTTACCAGACGCCGAAGAAGGCCGAAGGTTTTTCATACGTCTTTCACGTTCCTGTCGATTCGCAAGTCTAGTAACAAAGTTGGGAATGTGCTATAATGGCATCTCAACAAACATGGGAGTACCGTGAAGTTTTACCTCAACAGTAAGCAGTACGGCAACAACGTACTGGTGAGGGGTATCGAAAATGGGGAACGCTTCATCGAGAAGTTCCCCTTCCAACCGACCCTTTATTCGCGCGTCAACCGGGAAACCGGCTTCAAGTCCCTCGAAGGCGAACATCTTCTCCCGAAGGTCTTTGACGACATCAACGGTGCGCGAGACTTTGTAAAGAAGTATCGAGACGTTGACAACTTCCCGATCTTCGGCAATACCGCATTTCAGTTTCAATGGATCGCGGACAACTATAAGGGCGAAATTGAGTACGATCTGGACCAGATCAAGGTCATGTCGATAGACATCGAAACGACCGTGAATTATGGCTTCCCGGACTACTTTGACCCCAAAGAAGAAATCACCCTGATCACCTGCCGTGACAAGGTGACGAAGGCCATCACGACTTTTGGTTGTTGGGAATACACGCCCAAGAAGAAGGGCGCTACCTACGTCCAGTGTCGTGACGAAGTGGACCTGTTGTGTAAGTTCATCAACTGGTTCAACCGTGACCATCCAGACATCATCACTGGCTGGAACACAGACGGCTTCGATATTCCGTATCTCGTCTGTCGATGCCGCAAGGTCGTGGGCGAAGAAATAACGAAGAAGCTGTCACCGTTCGGCATCATCAAGCATCGTGATGTCGAAGTGATGGGAAAGATGATTCAGGAATATGACATCTACGGCATCGCCTCGCTGGACTATCTGGCGCTGTTCCGTAAGTTCGCTTTCCTGAAGTTCGAGAACGAGAAGTTAGACACTGTGGCCTATGAAGTTCTGGGTCGCAACAAGGTCGAGAACCCCTATAGTTCGTTCAAAGAGTTTTACCAGAAAGACCCCGAACTATTCACCGACTACAACATCGTTGACGTTGAACTTGTAGACGAACTAGAAGGTGAACTGAAGTTGATTGAGCTTGCGATTTCCATCGCGTACATGGCAAAGATCAACTTCGATGATGTGTACAGTCCAGTGAAGATGTGGGACACCATCATCTACAATCACTTGCTCGATCAAGGCATTGTCGTTCCGTTCAAGCAAGACACGTTCGAGAAGTCGATTGAAGGCGCATTCGTGAAGGATGTGCAGGTTGGTAAGCACGGCTGGCTGGCATCGTTCGACTTGGCAAGCTTGTATCCGCACATCATCATGGCGCTGAACATGTCGCCCGAGACGATTGTGAATCGGATGATCGATGTCAGTGTCGAAGAACTGCTTGGTGGTGATCGCAGCAAGGTTCTGCCGGGTTACTCACTGGCCCCGAACGGTTCGATGTACGACATGTCGAAGACTGGTTTCCTTCCGGTCCTGATGTCCAAGTACTACAACGGACGCAAGGAAGTGAAGGACGAGATGCTTGACCTGAAGAAGCAACTTGAAGCCAACCGCCACAGCATGACGGCGGAAGAAATTCGCAAGATGGAAGCGAAGATCACGGCAAAGAAGAACATGCAGCAAGCCTTGAAGATCGCGATCAACTCGGCCTATGGCGCACTTGCACAGAAGTCCTTCCGATTCTTTGACACGCGCATCGCTGAAGGTATCACGATGTCTGGACAGTTGATCATCCGCACAGCAGAGAAGACGATCAACAGCTTCATGAACAATATGCTGAAGCCCGAGAAGCCGGTCGATTATGTGATCGCGTCAGATACGGATTCGCTGTATGTGGCCCTGTCACAGTTTGTGAACGCAGTAGCGCCCGGCAAGACACAGGACGAGACGGTTGAGTTCTTGTGTAAGGTCTGTGACGGCAAGCTGTCGAATATTCTGAACGATGGTTGTGACGATCTGGCAACAACGATGAACTGGAACCTTGGCAAGATCGTCTTCAAACGTGAAGCCATCGCATCAACGGGTATCTGGGTCGGTAAGAAGATGTATGCGTTGATCGTGCATGACAACGAACGCGTCCGCTACGAGAAACCTGACCTGAAGGTGATGGGTCTGGCACTGGTCCGGTCATCGACACCGAACATCGTGAAGGAACCGCTTCGTAAGTGCATCGAAGTAATTCTGACGGGTGACGAAGGTACGTTGCAACAGTACGTTCAAGAAGTCGAAGCGATGTACATGAAGCAACCGCATGATGTCATTGCGTTCCCGCGTGGCGTCAACAACTTGGCTAAGTATCGTTCCAACAGCACGATCTACGTCAAGGCGCATTGCCCGATTCAAGTCCGTTCATCGCTGCTGTACAACCATCTGTTGAAGGAAAACGGTATGGCGGATCGTGAACCGATCCAAGAAGGCGGCAAGATGAAATTTGTGTATCTCAAGGAACCGAACACCCTGCATGAGAACGTCATTGGCTTTACTGACAAAATCCCGACAGAGTTCAACCTGATCCGATACGTGGACTATCAGACGATGTTCGACAAGTCATTCATCGAACCGCTGAAGAAGCTGACGCAACCTATCGGCTGGTCCCATAAAGAAGTAGCAACCCTCGAAGGTCTGTTCGAATGAGCGAAGGAACCCCAATCGAAGAAGTTTTGGAAGGGGTTTCGTCCCTTCCAAACGCGACGTACAAGTTTGACAACTACGCGCGGTTGGACGTGAAGAAGGTCGTGATCTACGGCACTCGAATCCTCGATACCGGTGACATGAAGCTTCACTATCGTCCAACCTTGTGTTTGTTCATGAACGACATTGGCGATCCGCCAGAAACGTTGTGCCTTCACTGCAACGAGACGTATAACGACGCAGAGACGATGGCGCAGATGTCCGTTGCATGGGCCACGTTGATGTTCAGTGATGTATCTTTCAAGGTCAGTATCTTTGACTACGAGACGGACGAGCGCATCGCCCACTTGGATGTACGCGAGATGCAGCGCATCGCTGTTGCAACCAACGAACTAAAAGAAATCCACCGCACCAACATAATGAGGATACATTGACCCTTCTTTCTCTCTACCTGACTTCGGTCATCATCTCGTTCGTCTTGATGGTCCTGATGAACAAACTGCATGACGGATACATCACCCTGTCTGACCTGTCGATGGACGTGATCTGGTCGCTGGTTCCGTTATTCAACGCGTGTCTGGTCGTCGTGATGTTCGGCTTCCTTCTGCGCAAGACCGGCACTGCATCGCGCGTATCCGATTGGTGGGACCGCGTTAGCCAAAAGAAGGTGTTCTGATGGAACTGTACTTTCTCTGTTGCATTCCGATCTGGATTTTCTTGGTGATCGGCACGGCCATCGTGGATAAGTCCCTTTCCATCGGTGAAGTGTTTGGCTTCGCTGCCGTGGCAATCATCCCGGCACTCAACATCATCGCCGCATTCTACTTGTTCGTGCATGTAATGATTTCGGACCCGGTGAAGCGATTCTTCAGTCATAGGCTTATCTGATGCTCAAAAATCTTGGCGACTTCATCATGATCGTGGATGATGTCCTCGATCAAACCATCTGCGACGATCTGATCGCGGAATTTGAGAAGGAACAGACCGGCTTCTGGAAGAAGGATTCCAGTTTCGATTGGGGTACTGACTATCGCAGCTTCGTGGAATTGAACGTGATGAACCACTGCGACTTCAGCAAGTTCATCCGTCCGCTTCGCGAAGCGCAACAAAAGTTGTACGACTTCTACAAAGAGGCGACTGGTTCGGAATTCCTGCTTCCCTATCACCTGTGCGGCATCGAAGGCATCCGCATGAAGAAGTACGAAGCGAACGACAACGATCAGTTTGGATGGCACGCAGACGTAGGAGACGCCGCTTCTAGCCGCCGTCAGCTTGCGATGTTCACCTACCTCAACGATGTCGAAGAAGGCGGTGAGACGGTCTTCCGTGGCATCGCTGGTGGTGATGCTATAATCAAACCCAAACGTGGTCGTACTGTCGTCTTCCCGCCGACCTTCATGTTCCCACACAAGGGCATGAAGCCTGTATCTGGCCCCAAATATCTTTGTTCTCAATATATCCACTACGTGTGACAAGTTTGGGAATGTGTGCTATAATGCTGTTCCGTTCCTGAGAAAAACCTACACCATGACCAACGATATGATCAACGCCGCGTTCGAAGTTACCGGCGCACTCTTTGTCCTCAACAATTGTTGGACGTTGTACCGGGACAAGTTGGTTCGTGGTGTCTCCCTGCTGACGACGATGTACTTCACGTCATGGGGGATTTGGAACGTGTATTTTTACCCCGCCCTTGGTCAACGCTGGTCGTGGATCGCGGGCATGTGCATCTGCACGGCGAATATATTATGGATTTTCCTGATGCTATATTACAAACGTAAAGAAAAGATTCGTACACCAAATGAGTTTGTTGCAACGACTGGCAGCGCAATCGACGGTTAAAGACGCTGCTGTACTGGCTGATTCCAAGATGTACAACACGAAGGACATGATTAGCACGCCAGTACCGGCGTTCAATGTGGCCTTCAGCGGTAAGTTGAATGGTGGTTTTACACCCGGCGTGACCCTGATTGCTGGTCCCTCGCGTCACTTCAAGACCGGCTTCGTGCTCCTGATGATCAAGGCGTATCTGGACAAGTATCCTGAAGGCGTCGTGATCTTCTACGACAGCGAATTCGGTACACCACAGTCCTACTTCGACGCATTCGGTATCGACACATCGCGCATCCTTCACGTTCCGATTTCTGATATGGAAATGCTGAAGTTCGACGTGATGAATTACTTCGATCCGAAGAACAAAGAAGGCATCAAGCGTGGCGACAAGGTTCTGATCGCTATCGACTCACTTGGCAACTTGGCATCGCGCAAGGAAGTAGAAGACGCTACGAACGAAAAGTCCGTGGCCGACATGACGCGTGCGAAGCAGATGAAGTCGATCTTCCGCATGATCACGCCGCACCTTCGCATGAAGGACATCCCTCTGGTCGGTATTCAGCACACGTACCAGACGCAAGAGATGTATTCGAAGACTGTGGTTTCTGGCGGCACTGGCGGCATCTATTCGGCTGACACGATCTTCATCATCGGTCGCCAACAAGACGCTGAAGGTGAGGGCGCTAAGAAGGTTCTGAACGGTTACGACTTCATCATCAACGTCGAGAAATCGCGCTACGTAAAAGAGAAGTCGAAGATTCCGGTCACGATCAGTTTCACCGGCGGTATGTCCAAGTGGTCGGGTCTGTTTGATTGGGCGATTGAAGGCAAGTTCATTGCCGCGACCGGTAAGAAGTATGCAAAGGTTGATCAGGAAACTGGTGAACTGGCTGAAGAAAAGTTCACCAAGAAGGAACTGAACAACAGCACCTTCTGGTTGCCGATCATGACGGACAAGAAGTTCCAAGAGTTCATCGAGTCGAAGTACAAGCTGACTGAAGCGAAGATGTTGACTGATGACGAAATCGCGGACATCTATGATGACCTCGAAGAAGAAGTAGAGGAATAAAGCATGGCGCACCCGCAATATGACCTGATCGAAATCGACGGGGAAGAAAGCTGGTGCATCAAGATCAAATCCGGTGAATACGCGGGCGTGGTTTATAAGTACAACTACGTTCGCGTCATCGAACCGAATGATCCTGATGGCTACGCCGTTCTGAAGTTTGAT